CAAGGGAATTCTGGTATTTAAAGTTTTGAATCTTTTTCTCTTTCACACTCTTCCTTTTATATGGCTGAAGTACTTCTACAAGAGTACGAACAACACAAGCTGGTGTAAAGAACTCACCTCCTCTTTTTCCTTCCTGTTCAGCAAACATCTGTAAACAGTACTCATATGTACGTCCTAAAATATCTTTTTCATTTCCATGTTCTACCATTTTAATATTTGTAAAAAGATCGACAAAGTTTCTCCAATGAGTTGTAGATATGAAAATCTGTGCCGTTTCGGACTCGTTCTACAACACGTTTCTACCTATCTGTTAATGGCTCTTTATAACCATGATCCCTGATTGTAAATGCTACTCGAAGTCTCGCTCTTTTTGCTGCTTCTACTTTATAATCCCTGGCTGTCCATTCTTTTCTGGGTTTAATATTGCGGAAATTCTGATGGATGTAACCGAAATACTCGGTAAACGGCACATCCTTTGGGATTTCCCCACCTATATGTTTGAACTTTTCGAGGTACTTTGAATACTGCCACGAATCCTTATCATACTGTTCAAGCTCTTTTTCTATTTCTTTTATTTCGGCATCCGTTAATTCGGTTATTTCTCTTCGGTTGTCAGTTATTTGGGTAAGTGGTGTTTGTGCCACGATTTCTGTGTTAGTTGTTTCTAATTTCTTGTTTTCTTTCATTGGTTGATTCTCTCTTTTTTTATTTTGCCTTGTTATGTTTAGGGAGAATTGTTTTGGAAATATCGCATAAATTAAGGTTTCCATTCTATGTCAGCTAGATAATAAAAAAACCCCGAAAGCCTGATCTCTCAGACTTTCAAGGTTTTTCTTTCTATTAGAGGCTGTCAGCTTTGCCCCTTAACAGGATATTTTACTTTGCCCCACTACAATTTTGTCATAGAGCAATCTCTTTCATTCTGTTTCGGGGCAAAGTTTTTATCGTGTATAAATTCTTTGTCCTTCAGAGATTTCCCCTGTCCATTCATGTTCCAAACACATAATAGATTGCTTCAGAGTAATACCCTTTAACTCTGTATTAGATTTTCTGTTCCTCATAAAATTTGAATTTTAAGTCGCTCTTAACACCTCTAAAAGCCCTTAAAATAAGGCTTTTCTCTACTTTCCAAATATCAGTAAATCCTGTGAAACTGCTACCATAGAAACAAAAAAACCTTGAAGAACCGCATTTCTACAGTTCTCCAAGGTTATTCTTATGCTTGGACACTTTCACGCTTATTTACGTGAATTTAGATTTTTCACTGGCTGAAACTTTTGCCCTAAAACTGGATAAAAGCCTTTGCCCTGTGATAAATTTAATAATTAGTTAGCTTTTTCCGCAATCGCTGCCTGTGCTGCCAGGTACATGACACATTGTTTTTTCAAGTTCATGTGTACCTTTTTTCATGTTTTTTGCATCAATGGATAAAAAATCTACATTCCCTATTGTCGGTCGTAAATACCATTCAAAATCATCCTTATAAAAAATAATTTTTTCAACATATTTTTCAATAATTGTTTCGGGAATTTTCTCCTTTTTAGAAAAGGCTTTCATTTTTATGAATTCGGATAGCAAAACTATTCTTTTATTTAAATCTTCTTGAGCATCATTCTCTTCAATTTGTTTTCTTATTAATTTGATTTTTTCTTCAAGTTCATGAATGTTTTGATTATTAAGTTCAGTTTTCTTTTTAAAAGTTTCTCTGGATATATCACCATCTGTACACATATCCAACAGCATATCATTTCTTGCTTTCAACTTATCAATGTTCTTTATAGAATCTTCTATTTTTTTCTTTTTGTCTTGTATATGTGTATCTACAGCAACAGAAGATTCTAACATTTCTATAGCGGTTTCGTATATTTCTTGTTTGTTTAATAATAATTTTCTAAAAATGAAATCAGCTTGTACTTCTAATTTCCATTCGGGAAAACTTTTATTATCACATATACCATCAATAGATAATCCTTTTTTTAAACGAGTCTTAATTGTTCCTGTGTGTATTTGGTCGTGACATTGAAATGAATATGTTTTAACTCCAGTAATTTTGGAAACGTAATTAATTTTTCTATTCATCCCATGTCCACATTTACATTTAAGCTTTCTGACCCATACATTATCTGCTAATGGTTTTCCGTATTTTTTATTATCTTTTTTTGTAGTTTTAGTTTTAAATATTTCTTGTACCTTATCGAAATCTTCTTCGGAAACAATCGGGTCGTGTGTTCCTTTTGTAATAACTCTTTCTATTTCGCCATGATTATTTATTTTTTTCTGAGTAAGATAATCTGGTACATATTGTTTTCTATATTCTATCCTACCACAATAAAAAGGATTTTTTAAAATGCGGGCAATATTAGAAGCACTCCACTTTGTTTTACCTAATGATGTTTTTCTTTTTTCTTGTTCCATGATAAATTGAATTTTTCTTATACCATTTCCTTGAAGATATAATTCAAAAATTCTTTTAACAGTTAATGCTTGTGTAGGATTAATAACTAGATTTTTCCCCTCTCTATCATATCCTAAAATATTTCCATTCCCATAAAAAACACCATTTTTAAAGGAAATCATTTGTCCTGCTTTTACCCTCATGGAAGTTTTTTTACTTTCATTTTGCGCTAATGTAGCCATAATAGATAGACGAAGTTCTCCATCCTCATCATTCATTGTCCAAATATTATCATCTGTAAAATATACTTCTACACCATATTGTTTTAAAGTTCTTGTTTGCTGTAATGTATCAACAATGTTTCTTGCAAAACGTGATACTTCTCTAGTGACAATTAAATCAAAACATTTATCTTTTGCATCTGACATCATCCGAAGAAAACTATCCCTTTTACCGATAGAAGTACCTGTGATACCTTCATCAATGTATCGTTCATATAGTTCCCATTCTGGATGTTTTTTTAATATTTCATCATAGTATTGTATTTGGTTCTCTAATGCAGATATCTGCGCTTCATGTTCCGTAGAAACTCTAGCATATATTGCAATTTTTCTTTTCATGATACACCTCTTAAACCAATAAATACCATACTAGATGTACCTTAGTATGGTATTTATTATAACTTAATATGTCAATTTATTCAATATCTATATTGTACTTTTTCTTCACTTTATTAAGTTCATGTTTTGTTATTTTTCCCTCTTCAAATAAATCTTTTATGTACTGATAAGCAGCTAATATAATTGCTTCTTGTTGTACATCTTTCGTAAAATTTATTTCTTTATTTTCTCCCTGTACTTCCAATTCCACCTCTATCCTTTTCACTTAAAAATACAACTTCATCAAAATGTACCTTTGGCATCTTCTTCATGATACGGAACTGACAGATACGGTCATTTACATTAATCGTAGTATCTTCCATAGCAATCACAGGCATAAACCACTGGTCATTATTCCCACAGTAAGATTCATCAATAAGTCCCATATGGTTTGTCTGAATAATCTTCCATGTCTTATATGTACTACTTCTTGGAATAACATGAGCTTCATAACCTTTTGGTAACTGCATCGCAACACCTAATGGAATTAATGCAAATTCACCTTTATGTAATTTGAATGTATCAGCCGCACGAAGGTCTACCCAATCAGATTTACCACCAATAAAATCAACTTTATCAATCTTGTCGGTAAAATATTTGATTTTAATAGATAAACAATCATCCTTATTATCGGACATATCTTTTACTTTTGTAGTGACCTTTTTCTTAGACAATCTGTCCATCACTTTGTTATATTCTTCAATTGTTTCCTGTGCTACAATATTATTTTCTACTAACTCAGGGTTATAGAATGGAGCATATAAATTCCCTTTATCATCTGTTACTGTAACTGTTAAACTTAAATCATCTAACATCACAAGGATATTTAAGCTGACGTATTTTTCATACAGGAAATGTTTTAATGTATAACAATCTCCATGCTCTTTTCTGAATCCGCATTTCTTTAAAACAGATTCGTTTACTTTTTTGTTTAGTGTATATTCATTCTTTCTTACCATGCTATTTATCTCCTTTTTGTATCATTTTTTTGATTCTAATGAAACACAGATTTCATCTCAATTTTCAGACCCATTTACACCCTTTTCTGGTAAATTATGTTTGAAAATTGGCGGTTTTTCGTTAATTTTTTCAAATAAAGTTACATAAAGAACTCCATTTTTGACCTTCCAATCGTAATTTTCATAGATATTTGTATTAATTGGAACTTCTTTATAAAAAGTTAACTTAGTATCAAGAACTTTTCCTTCCCCTGTAAAAATTAATGAAGCCTCTTTTGTTTTATTTACAAATTTTTCCTCACATTTAATTTTCATTCCTGCAACATTAAATCCATATGTGATTTTAGTGTCGTACTGTTTTGTAAAATCAGATATAATATCAAATGTAGAAATTACTCCTCCGTAAAATGGTTCTACAGGTTCAAAAACTATTCCATTCATATTTCCACTTAGACTCCTTTTTATCATAATCTTTTCTCTAATTCTTTCTTCAAATATTCTAAATAGTTACCCCATTCACCAATACAATGAATATACTCTTTACTTTTTAACATCTTTTTTCGCATATCCTGTTTAATATTAATTGCTCTATATTGCTTCTTTTTTTGAAGATATTTAAACAAAAAATCATTTGTAATTTGTGAGAGGGTTAATAACTTATCTTTAGGAACTGTGTCCGTTATTACTTTATATTCTCTTAAATCATCTTCATTTATTTCATATTTTGCTTTGGGTAAATTTTTAGTTGAGAAAGGACTAATGCCTGCGCCTGATGTTTTAGGCTTGAGATATTTAGCAATGAGATCAATATTTTTTGCATCAAACTTAAATTCAACTTCGCCATCGGTATCATGAATATTTTTAATCGTTCCTTCTTTTTCAAGGTTTGAATATAAAACTTCATAATTTCTATCTTCTGGTACATTCAATTCTTTTGCGATCGCAATTAAAATATTATGTCCTCTTCCTAGAGATGGAATGTATGCCATTAAAGTAGAACGTCCATAATGTGTGATTTGAGAACCACCCATACAATCAATATAAATATCATTCTGTTCTAATATTCCATTTTCATCTCTAGGAAAATCATTTGTAATTTTATCAATCGCTGTTTTCAAACGATATTTACCTTTAAATTTCATTAAATATGCCAATAAATTATTCCTCCTCGTATTGATACTTTTTAGGTCTATTTGCTTGTGCATCTAATACAATTTTCAATCGCATCTTCTCTGTCAAGGAAAATAAGTTTATCAATATCATTATAAGAAAAAAGATAACGGTGTTTATCTCTCTTATCAGTTGCAGCAAAATATGTATCTCGAATAGATTGTACAACCAAATCACATACATCATATGTAACTGTATTGTGATGAATACGAGCATAATATACTTTTTCTTTTAGTTTTACTGGTTTGTCTTCCATAGAATTACCTTTCTTTCTCTGAGAGATTTTTGTACATCAATAACTCTTTGGTTGCTACTTCCTCTAAATTCTAAATTCATATCTCTTAGTTCATGTACATATCTACCATCTATTAAGACATTGCACATAGAAATAATATCTTGACGTAATTTAATCAGCCTATTTCTTTCAAAATTTACATTACCTGTTGTAACTGGATAAAAAATTGTTTCCCATGTATAACCTGTATACATCCAAAGTATCTTTTCTGGATGTATTTTTTTTACATTTTTAATTAAATCATATACTCCTTCAAGGTTCTCATCTGCTAAACATTCCCCTCCAAGAAAAGAAACTCTTTTAATGTATGGTTTCTCAATTAATTCAAGGAATTCATTTTTTATTTTTCTCGTCCATTCTTTTCCACCGTTAAAATCCCATGTATCTTGATTGAAACAGTTTTTACAGTGGAAGTGACATCCTTGAACAAAGAGGGCGATGCCTATGCCCTCTCCATTAGAGATGTCCATGCTTCTAATTTGAGCATATCTCATATTTAATCCTCCACAAGTTCAAATCTATACTTCTGTGATATGTTTGGGTATTTTCTTTTATCGACTTCACTCATAAACATTTCAAGAGGTCTGTTCCAAATTTGTCCTTCATAGTTATATACAACGCTTACTTCTTCCGTTTCAGTGTGCCTTGAAATCCCAACAACCGTTACTATTTTTCCAATCTTGAAATGTCTATATTTTTGTCCTGCTTCGGGTAATGGTCTATCAAAACATTTACCATTATTTAGATTTTTAAAATACTGAGAACAATAGGATAAATCACAGTTTTCAAAGTTTAATGGGTTATCATCATCCCAATCTTCAATATTTGTACTTTCAATATGTAATTGTTGACTAAACATATCTATTTTGTCTGTGATGGATAGTCTAACGTCATCTTTAGTATGTGAATCATTTATATCTATTAAATAACCACTGATTTTAAAAATTTGTGCCATACTATTTCCCCTTATATCCATGATTGTCAAGATGTACATATCTTCCAGCAATTTCTTCTGTTCTTCCTTCATTCCAGAACTGTGTTCCGATATATCCGCAAGTTCTTCTTGCTACATTCATTTTATCTTTATCCCTATTACCACAGTTTGGACATTCCCAAATTAATTTTCCATCTTCATCAATAAGTTTAATTTCTCCGTCATATCCACAGCACTGACAATAATCAGATTTAGTATTAAATTCTGCGTACATAATATTTTCATAGATGAATTTAATTACTTCGATAACTGCATCTACATTATTGACTAATCCAGCTGTTTCTACATAAGATATTGCACCACCAAGAGATAATGCTTGAAATTCTGATTCTTTAGCAAGTTTTTCAAAAGCATCTATAGGTTCTTTTACAAAAGTATGATAAGAATTTGTAATATAATTTCTATCTGTGATACCTTCGATTATTCCAAATCGTTTTTGTAAACATTTTGCAAATTTATAAGTTGTATTTTCAATAGGACTTCCATAGATTGAAAATCCAATGTAATGTTCATTATTCCATTGATCGCATTTATCATTCATGAATTTCATTACTTTAATTGCAAAATCATGTCCTTCTTTTGAATTAATATGTGATTTACCAGTCATATATTTTACACACTCATATAAACCTGCATATCCAAGTGAAATACTTGCATATCCATTATGGAGTAGTTTATCAATTTTTTCACCTTTTTTAAGTCTTGCAAATGCTCCATATTGCCATAATAAAGGAGCTACATCTGATAATGTTCCTTCTAAACGCTCGTGTCTACACAATAAGGCTTTATGACATAATTCCGTTCTTTGTTCCATCAAATCCCAAAATTTATCATAATCACCTTCAGATGATAATGCCACATCTACAAGATTTAATGTGACAACACCTTGGTTTAGTCTTCCATAGAATTTATAATTACCATTTTTGTCTTTGTAAGGTGAAAGAAAACTTCTACAACCCATACATGGGAATACATTTCCTTCTTTATATTTTTTCATCATTTTTGCTGAAATATAATCAGGATTCATTCTTTTAACAGTACATTTAGCTGCCAATTTTGTTAAATACCAGTAAGGAGAATTTTCATGAATATTATCTTCTTCTAAAACGTAAAGAAGTTTCGGAAAAGCTTGTGTAATATATACACCAACTTCATTTTTCATACCAAGCAATCTTTGATTAAGGAATTCTTCAATAATCATTGCGAGTTCTTTTTTATATTCTTGTGTTTCTCCAAGATACATAAAAACAGACAAAAATGGACTTTGTCCATTTGAATTAGACATAGAATTGCACTGATAATTAAATGTCTGTACTCCATCTTTTACTTCTTTTCTAGTGTCTTCTTCAGCATATTTTTTACAATCTTCTTCACTATATCCTCTAGCTTTATATTTTTCATAATATCTATTGTAACTATCTCTTACAAATGGTGCTAAATGAGTTAGCGTAATTGTTGCTCCTCCATACTGAAAAGAAGTTACTCCAAGAATAATTTGTGTAAGAATTGTAGAAGCAGTAATGAATCTATGAGGCTTTTCAATCATAATCTTATTAATTACAGTTCCATTTTGCAACATATCTTCTGCATTAATTAATGAACAGTTGGACATTGCGTTCATTCCAAAGTAGTCACTATCATGAAAATGAATAATTCCTTCATCATGCGCCTGAACAATTTCTGCTGGTAATAAAAATCTACGAGAAATATCTTTATTAACAATTCCTGCCATATAATCACGTTGAGTATTTAAAACCTTCGGATTTTTATTAGAATTTTCTGTATTCCAATATTCACTCAAGCCTTGTAATAATTCATTCATTTCTTTATCTGTAGTATTTTTTTCTCTTTGAAATTCATGAATACTTCTATATCCTTCATATGATTTTGCAGTAAGTCTTTGTTTTTTAGTAATTAATTTATCATAGACTAAACTTTCAATATCCGAAATATCAATCTCATCTGTGTTTTCATTTATAAATTTTTCTTCAATCTCTTTAGCAACACTTTCAGCAATTTTAGGTTTTACAATTCCTGAACCATTCTCCATAGCCTTCATAATAGCATTGTAAATTTTTTGCCTATCAAATTCAACTAAACTAGCATCTCTCTTAATTACCTTCAATAGTTATCCTCCTATCAGTAATAAAATAATACGTTACATATCAATATTTTCTTTTACAAAATCTACCACTTCTCCGTTTTCAATTACTGCCATCTCCTTTCTAATTCCATACATATAGATACAATCGCCTAGAGTTATATTCTCTAAAGCGATAATTCTTTCATAATTTGTTTTCATAAGTATCCTTTCTTACATATCTTTTATTTTAACTTTAAGTTCCTCTAAATTCTGATATTTTTCATTTTCATAATTTTTATGATTTTTAAGAATTAAATGAATCTGTTTGCTACAAATCAAGTCAAGAAGAACCTCTTTTTCTTCTTTCGTGAAATAAGATTTTGTTGATTTTTCAGATTCCTCTCTAAGTTTCACTGCCATAGTTTATTCTCCATAATAATCTTCAATATAATAAATTGCATCCTGCATAGAATCTTTACCCTCAAAAACTTTGTCAATTTGTTCATATAACCAAGGATGAACAAAAGTATTATTTGTATTATCTAACTCTGGTAAAAATCCAATAATTGGTAAACCCAAAATATATGCATAAAAAATCTCTTCGATTGTTCCTACAGATGAATCGACATCTTTTAAATTTACTAATAAGATATCTGATGTTTTTAATTGATTTAACTCGTATCTCATGACTTCTTTTCCATCAGAATGTTCATTATAATTGTAATATCTCGTTGGATTGAAAATATTGAAATTAGAATTAGTTAACTGAAATTCTTTTTCTGTTTCTTTTCTCCATGTTTCAGCATAACCTTCTTCTTTTGTTCCTAAATAACATCCCATTGCACCAGACAAATATATTTTCTTTTTCATTCAGTCACCTCATATTTTTCACAAATATTTTTAAAACATTGAAAATCATATGATGAACAGCTATGGATACCAACTGTAATATTTTTATTACAAATTGACATCATCCCTAATACAGATTTAGCATCAATTGTATATCTTCCAACCATTGCATCTACATCAGAAACCACCATATTGTTTAAATCATTTACAAAATTCTGCAAATCATTAATATTTGACAGATTGATTAAATACGTTTTCTTTAACATTTATTCTCCTTACTTCTTGATAAATACATCATAATAATCAACTCCATTCTTTGTTGTGAGTTCATGATGGTCTACGTAAATATCTATCTCGTTACCATTAATTCCTCCACCACAATCATCTGCATAGTATTCATTACCATTGATATATACTGTAGTACCATAAGGAATTACATCAGGGTCAACAGCGATTGTGTAATCACTATAACAAATATGCCCTGTACTGGTTAATCTTCCATATCCTTCGCTACACTCATCACAGTTACAATAATATGTGATACGGAATCTGCCTAAATTTTCAAAAGGATTATTCTCTGATAAATATTCATCCCATACAAAACCTTTTGCACCATCTTTAAGCTTTACAATATCCCAACCACAAGATCCATCACCAATACGTTTTAATTTTGTACCGATTTGTACAGTTTTAATAACTTTGCTATCTACAGATGGTGCTTTTCTGATATTTAATGTGGTGGTGGTATACACTGTTTTTACATCACGTTTTGCTGTAAAAAGTTTTTTATCTTTCCCATTGAATACATTTAAATAACCATCATGATTGTTTTGAATTTTTACTGTTTTTACTTTAAAATATGTCTGAAAATTTAACGTCCCTGCCCTTACAGGGACGACACTGAGTACAGATGAGAAAGCACCCACCATGAATAATTTTGTTAACTTGTTCATAAAACCTCCTATTTCTTTTATTCTCCAATCATTTTGATAAAATCATCTTCTGAGATAATTGGAATATTTAATTTCTTTGCTTTAGTATTTTTACTGCTTGTGGAATTTACATCATTATTAATTAAGAAACTGGTATTGGATGAAATAGAACCAACAACTTTACCACCCAAAGATTCAATCTTTTCTTTTAACGCATCTCTATTTGCAAAATGATGTAATTTACCAGTGATTACAAAATTCTGACCTTTTAGTTTATCTACATTGATATTATTCTTTATCTTTTTAAATCGAAAATGCCTTTCTAATTCAAGAAATTCTTTAATATTATCAGACCACCAATCAAATAAAGAACGAGCCATTTTATCTCCAAATCCTTCAATTTTAGTGAACTTATATGGAGATTTCCCCATAATTAATTTGAATTTTTCAATATCATAATCACAGAATTTTGCAATATCTTTACTGGCTGTAGTACCAATGAGTGGAATTGATAGAGATGAGATGAATTTATCTAATGTAATATCTTTTGACTTTTCAATATTCTCCATTAACTTCTTGGTAGATTTTGTGCCAAAACCTTCCATGCGAGAAATTTTATCTTTATATAAAGGCAAATGATAAATGTCTCCAACGCATTGTAACCATCCTCTATCAATAAATTTCTGTAATGTTGCTTCTGATAGTCCATCAATATTTAAAGCTTTTTTAGATACTGCATGACAAAGCTTTCCAAGAAGCTTACCTTTACAGTTAGGATTAGTACAAATCATTTCTTCTGTATCATTCTCTTTTTTAAATCTAACAAGTTCTCCACAATAAGGACATTTTAAAGGAGTAGGAATATAAGATTTCTCTATATCTTTATCAAAATCTCCTGAAAGTTTTTCTGCCCATGAAATTTGAGGGATAATCATATTAGATTTAAATACATTGATTTTCTGTCCAACCCAAGGTGTTCCCAGAATATTTGTTAATATAGATAAATTATGTAAAGAAGCTCTGTTAATAATAGTTCCATCAATTTCTACATCATTGAAAACTGCAACGGGAGTTAATGTGCCACTCTTACCCATCGTCCATTCTATATTTTTAAGTGTAGTAGATTTCTCTTCATCGTAAAATTTGAACGCCAATGAATGTTTAGGGTGATGACCTGTGAACCCAAGAGATTTTCCATATTCTACATCATCATAAGTAATTACAAGACCATCAATTGGATATGATTTATCTTCTGCAATAGCTTTTAATTCTTCAATTTTTTTGTCAATATCATCTGTTTTACTGTTATATGTTACATAAGGAACTATTTCAAATCCCATGCTCTGTGCGAAATTAAAACCTTCTGTAAAATGAGTAAATCCAAATGGAATTTTCCATGCTACAAATTTCACATGACGTTCTTTTGCAATCTTATTATCTAATTGCCTTACTGAACCCGATGCTAAATTTCGTGGATTCTTATATTTATTCTCTTCTGATAGTTTAGAATTAATTAACTCAAAGTCATTCTTCGTGATAATTGCTTCTCCTTCAATTTCAAATCTATGAGTATTATTAATTTGAAGAGGTAGATTATCAAATACTTTTGCATTATGAGTAATCAGTTCACCTTCTTCACCATCTCCCCTGGTTTCACTTTGAATCAATTTTCCATTTTTATAAGTATTAAGGACGGTGAGTCCGTCCATTTTAAGAGAAATGATACAATCCTTACCGTTAGAAAATTTTATTAACTCATTAACTGATTTTGTTTTACCAAGAGATAGCATAGGATGTGAATGTTTTACTTTTTCGAGCTGTGATTTAACTTCATATCCTACTGTTTGAGTTGGTGAATTTGAAAGAATAATTCCTGTTTCTTCTTCTAATTTTTGTAATTCATCAAAGAGATTATCATAATCATAATCAGAAATAATTGATTCTCCTCGATTATAATAAGCATCTCTATACTCATTTAGAAGCTTTGTTAATTGTTTTATTCTTTTTGTTTTATCCAATTTTTACTCCTCTTCTCCTGTAATTAATTCACTGTAAGGTAAATTCTCAATCCATTTACAAACTTCTCGCCACTCGTCCAGCTTATGATTTTTCCGCTGTCTGTAAATGTTTGCCAGCACTTCGTAATTCAGCATAACATTACGAGTCTGATTATACGAAGATGGTAATAGCTGAATCATCTGCCACCAGTAATCTTTGTCTTTTGTTCTTATATAATCATTTCTATATCCATTTAACACATCAATTGTGTCTTTTAAGCATCGCTCAGAAATCCATCGGAAATGTTCAGTAGAGAAATCCCCCAACGTAAATTCTTTCTCCGCAATCTTGTGCATTGTACTGCAAGAGTTTGCAACTGTACCTACTTTGTATGTATCCGCTTCTTTCCACCAATATAAAGGTGCTGTAATCCTTACATATACTGGCATCATACGCATATATTTTCGATGTTCTGTACCTGCGTTAGAAAGACGTTGCATAAGTGAGATATCATTCTCACCTAAGCGATAACCGATTTTATTACATTCACATTCCATACAAAAAGAACTATTTTGTTTACAATTATGACTATCACTTTTACCCCATGAGTTCATAGGATTACGCATACCTTCAATAACAAAGTTCATCTGCTCTGGACTTGCCAAAACTACATTTTCTAATTTAATCATTTTTTATTCCTCCAACTCTTTAATTTTTATTTCTACAAAACCATTATCCAGATAAATACCTTCTAACTTATATTCTCTATCTTTATTGTCTTTTACATATATTGGATGATAAGGCTCTGCATTTAATAAGATTCTAATAATTTCAAGATTATTCATCATTTAAAATATTCTCCTTCGCAAAATTATAAACTGCCCAATAAAAATCATCTAACGTCCCATTATTCTCTATTACAAAATCATAATCATAGTCAAATACACCTGCATCTGCCATATTAGAAGTAATGGATTTAACATCATTCCTTTTTATCAGAATAGTTTTTGCACCAAAAGCTTTTTTTGCTTTTTCAATCTCTTTTGGCTCACGAATGTCTATTAATAATATTCTCTTTTCTTTATCTTCTTTAAATTGATCTACTGTGGTTTTTATTGCACGAAACGGCATATTATTGAATTTACTTGTTAAGATTTTTAAATCACTTAGAAATTTTCTTGATTTTTCATCTTTTGTTCCATCCCATCCACATTGCCTTGCAATATCTTTTACTTTATCAATGGATGAATATTTTAACGTAGGAACAAAATCATTTAGATATTCAGCAAAAGTATCCTTGCCTGACCTTGCCATACCATTTGTTATAAAAATTTGTTTTTGATTGGTCATAAATATTTACTTCTTTCTTTATTCTAAAATTTGTAAATCAAAACTTTTTTCCATGCTTGTATGGTCTTGTTTTATTAAATTCCATTTTTTCAATAATTATAGATTCTAAATCAATTTTATAATAATCTGCCATATCAAAACATCTAATTACTACATCTGCCAATTCTGACGGAACTCCTTCTGGTTTTCCATCTTCTCTGTAATATGTTTCAGTTGCTTCTCTTCCGTTTCTAAATTCTTCTAATATTTCAGAAACTTCACTATGTATTAAAGCAACAAAATCTGTTGGTTTTAAAATTGATTCACGAAAACCATGTTTTTCATTATTTTCTCCAACTTCTTTGCAAAATTCTTTTATTTTAAGTTCACTCATATACAATTTCCTTTCATAATCACAAGTATTTATAAATCCCAAAATTTAAAATCTTTATCACAACACATACATTTAACACTTTGTGCTTCTCCGATTGCCGTAGGAATAAATTCATATACAAATTGTTCTCCAGCAGTTTCATTTGAAATGCAACCTTTTTTTCTATGATTTTCTACCCAATCGTCAATTGATTTATCGGTTTTGAATTTCATTTAATTATTCCTTTCTCTTTTAATAATCTTTCAGTGTCTTTATGAGTTAATATAATATCTTTTTCTTCGTGTACTTCTCTCTGTCTCTTACAATATTTTTTAATATTATCTACACATTTTTTACAAATTCTAATTTTGTAATGTCTTTTCACTCTTACTGGGTCATTCCCGAAAAATCCTAACCCGTTCATATCAGAACATGTGAGAGTAATACCGTCTGTATCTGTAACTTCTTTTCTACAAATATCACAAATCTCAATTACTACCATGATTCATCCTCTGTTTTTTCTTAATATCAAGACCATTCTTTATAATTTTTACACCCGAAGAATCCATGTATACTTCTTCACCTACACAAAAATCTGTAATGGATTTCAACAAATCACACATATCAATGTTACATATTGAATTATATTTACTGCAAATCCAATCATCATTCTTCATTTTTGATAATGGACAATCAAATGGATGTTTCGGCATTTCGTCTACAATAATTTTCATAATTTATTATAATTCCTCTCTTAAACCATAGTAACTGTACGTTTTCCATTACTAATCAATTTATCAATTACTTCATTAATATTATCTACGCCCGCTGCTTCAATTTTTTTACTCATTTCTTCCAGTGACATTTTCTTTGAAATGTCTATTGTCATATCATTTTCTGATATTTTGAAATCATATTCATCCAAATTTTGATATGTTATCAATTTTATTCTCCTAACACTAAAATCGCTTTATAATATTTGCTGTTGCATGAACTTGCTTCAATTTTATAACCTTTAGTTAAATGTTCATTCATCTTATTTTCAAAATCTACTTTATTTTCTATTTCTAAAATCACACATCTTTTTCCTATTAATGACATTCCTTCGGTACATATTCCATTCATAGAACTACCACACATAAATTCATGACATTCTTCATTAGGTCTTGGACAACTCATATCATACTCCTTCCACTATACTATATATTGTATTATTAATTATTTTATATACAATATATAGTAATATTTTTCTAATGAAATCCGTACTTCATGACTAATGTTTCTTCTAAAGCTTGTAGATATGATTTGACATATTTATTCATCTTCTACAGGAATCCATTTCTTAATTTTGACTTCTTTAAGTTCTACTTCTGTGCATTCAATTTCATCATCATACTCCCAAGGTCTTTCATCCTGGCATTCTGTTGCCCCTTCTGAATATGTGGTCATATAAAACTTTCCCTGATTTTCAAACACAATTTCATGAATAATTGACCATCGAGTAGTATTTATAATTCTATCAACAATGGTATTGCACCAAGGTAAATCGAGTTCATTTACTAAATAATCTTTGCTAAATACTTTTACTTTTGCCATTATTTTTATTCTCCTTTTGTAATTCAAAAATTTAACGGTAAATGTTCTCTATCGTAAATAATAATAGTAGAAATCGTATTACATCTAAGTCTCCAGCCTCTATTTTCATCCCTTGAACTAACAACCCAAACTGTAGTTGCTGTTCCATCCTTCCACGAATCATAATCCTCTTTTTTTATTGCTCCAAAGTGCCGACTATTTGAAGTTCTGCCGTCCCCGGTTACGGCGTTAACCATGTAATAGCGGTCATCATTACAGTAAGATATATTTCTGATTTTTGGATGAAAAAACAAATATTCTACAAAGAAAATAAATAAAAAAAGTACTCCTAAAATTGTTATGCAAGTAATTTTCTCTTCTTTCGTCATTCCATCTTCTCCTCTAGGTCGTACCATGCATCCAATACAGTTAATAATCTTTCGCCATCTTTTGTCAGCCAGCAGCCACCGACTGAACTGCCATGTTCTGTAAATCCATAACTATCTAAAACATATGCTAAAAGTTGCAGCATTCCATAATTCATTGAATCGTTATAATTCATGTGTAAATCAGTCTCATAACGCTCAACGACATCTTCCCATGATAGTTTTTCTGCAAAACAATTTTTTCTGATGCGGAGATATCTCCTAATCACTTCGTATGTATCTTCTGGAGTACCGCATCCACACATATCCATTTTCTCGTGCATATAAAAATTTAATAATGGCTCGATAAGGCTTTCCTCATACGGTTCTGTCCTACAGTCTCTAATCACTTCAAATCTTACGCAACAATTCGGATTATTGTCTACCACATGTTCTGCTATTTCACTTAACCTCATATATTTTCTCCTTACAAAGCAACCATTTCATTTACTCAAGATACCCACCAAGGTATATATCTGTACATTCATTCAGATTTGCTTCATTTACCTCAAAATTGTAATTATATTTTTGTTGCAATTCTTTTAATGCATCGGCTAAATGATTCTCATTAAATACACCAAAAATACTTATTTGTGTTCCCCATGAAGCATTATATGTATCTGCACTAACGACATATAGTCTCATATATTTATTTTTCCTTATTATAATCTTTTTATTTTATTTACAATATCATACATTTCAAGTGACTTACTTGTCATAGTTGCTAATTCAACATCTGTTTCCAATAGTTCATATAAAACACAAGGTAATTCATCAATTAAAATATGTTTTGGTTTTTCCTTCATATAAATAAATTCTTCAACCGTATATACTTTGATATATTTTTTTGTTATACTTTCAAGAAAGTGTTTCTGACATTCTGTTCCTACAAGAATTGGATATCCTGTTTTAATCGCTTTATTAACAATAATTGTCGTTTTACCAGTTCCTCTAGGGTTATTTAAAATTTCCATATGTATTTATTCTCCTCTCCTAATAACCTTTCACTTCTTCCAAAATACAAGAAATATTATTGTCTAATGTTCCATCATCATTCGTATGATTATCTACTGCTTTAATTACATTCTTCTCAGACAATATTCTCTCTCCATCTTTACTGTAAATACTCGTTAACATACCATTCCTAATTAATTCATAAACTATATCCAAATAATCTCGTTTGTCTCTATATTTACAATTAGGATTTTTATGTATTCGTGGGTCATCCTTATCCCAATCAAATACATCAAAGAAAATATTACTTACGAATAACATTTTTCGTCCTTTTACAACGCAAAGATAATAGCATTCTGCATCTGGTGGAATCCATATTTAATAAATTCTTTTACTTTTACTCTAGGAATTAACACTATTCAATTCTCCTATTTTAATACATTCACTTTTTTACGTTTCTTATATAAATCATTTAATTCTCGTTCTAAGTTTTTCTTTTCTATTAGATTCTTACAATATTTTATTCTCTTTTTAAGAGATGAAATTGTATCTTGTTTTGATTGGACTTCATTACAAATCTCATCCAGGGCTTCGCTAAGAGAAGGATACGTTCTCATTGATTCTAATAATTCTTTTAGTTTCATATCATAATCATCATAAAAAATACTATCTTGTTTCATTTTTCTTCTCCTTAAGCGATGTTAAAAATTTTATCCACCATTTTTGATAAAATTTAAGTTTCGTTCCCATTGCTTTTTCAATAAACTTCTCAGGATGCTCATTCCAATATTGACATAACTTCCTTATTTCTTCATCAGTCATTGACATATTTTTATTTCTTTCTCCTCATAACCAACTCAAAATCTGTGTTAAGGTATGCAATCTGATGTTCTTCTTTTTCAATTTCTTCATCTTTCATATTACTCATAAATCATTCAAACACAGATGCAATAGCTCCATCCGTTACATCTGTTTTATTACCCACCCATATATGTTTCTATGTGTCTTGTAATCCATAGTAAATATGATTTGTAATTGGACTCACACCAAATCCTTTTTCTCTTGCCATGTTATCTCCTATCTATTGAAAATATTTCAACTTTATTTAATTGCAATGAATATAATCCATGTTATAATAATCTGTAAAACATGAATCGACTGATCGTGAATAAGATTAATATTCTTTTTATTCGCTTTACAATTATCGACAATACAATGAATTACCCAATTAAAAATAAAAACAAAAATATACATTTTGTGTGTTATATCGCATGGATTAAAATATGTATAAATTGTTGGAATTAACATAATCATAAAAGTCCAACTAAACGCATGTTCACATAATGCCATGATATAGTCATTTGAATATAACTTGTCAGGTGCATTTTTCTTCCACCATGATTTCTGTTTGGCGGATGCTAACCATCCTTGCAGATAATAGTCATCTACGATATGACAAAATAACATTGCTAACAATAAAACTATCTTTAAATACATACTACTATTTCCTTTCTATCACTTAAAAAATGATTTCTTTATATCTATACTACATTTATTCTCCATCAAATTCACTTGCAATACGTCTAATTGTAGTAATTGCATTTGATGTCATATCATCAATTATTAATGGGTCAGTTGTTTTATCATGAAGTTCTTCATTCCAATACCATTCTTTCATTTCATCCACGCATTTCTCAACAAACTTTTTAATAATATCCTTTTTCAATATTCTAAGTTGAACATTATATTCAGAAATAGGAAATGCAATCAATTCTTCTCCATCATCAGATATAAGAAAATTTGAATGTTTTACTTTTTGATGATATGTTTTACTCATAATTTCACCTCACTTTCTATCAAATGAAATTCTGCTTTCATTTAGTTACATTAACGCCATCCAAGTATTTCTCCTGTTATGACTTGTCCTAATACATTGTAAAAAAGCTTGTGGTTCAGCAAGTAATAAGCAACGCTTTTTTGCCCTAGTTATCAACGTATATAACATACAGTTATCCAATAGTTGATAATGTGTATTATCAATAATACCTATTACCGTTTTTCTACCTGCTCCTTGTAGTTTATGTACTGTCATAGCATAAGCAAGATCTAACGCACTAAGCTCTTTTTTAATGTATTCAATTTGTTTATCCTTTCCGAAATTATCTTTATATGTCACAACACAATATTCTTCTTTTTTCTTGTTTTCATTTTCTCTTTCTCCAATATCTGTTATATAACCTATTTCTCCATTGAAAACATTTTTATCATAATCATTTATTGTTTGCATAACTTTTGCCCCAAGTTTAAATGTCACTTCAAAACCATCAATGCTTTTCAGTTCTTCACCTAGTATTTTTTCCTGGATAACTTTATTTATTTCTCGTGAACTATTAAGACATCCTTGTTTTCGAGGTACTGCAATAACGACATTATCAATACCATCCGTTTTAACTGATTGTAAAAATGTTTTAATTGCAATATTAAATAGTGATTGTCTATTTGTACGGAACATATAATACATATCATGCAATTCTCCATGAATAATTCTAGGTTGTAATGTTTCTGTAATAGGATTAATGTTTTCACGAATTTTATTAGCATCAACGAGGATTCCAGATTTTTCAGCTTGTCGCATCGGTTTTGTTAATTTACTTACAACCGAGTTATCAAATACTTCAATTAAATCTGAGAATATATTACCAAATCCTATTGGTGGTAGCTGTTTATGATCACCGCAAATTACAATTTTAGTATTATTATCAATTGCTTCTAACCAATTTAAAAACAAACTTGCATTGACCATACTTCCTTCATCCATGAACGCCACATTAGTAAGTAAATGATTATCTTTATTAAATGTAAACTTATTCAATCCAACACATCCTAATGTTCTGTGTATTGTAGCGGCAGGAAAATCTGTTGCTTCTGTAATTCGTTGTGAAGCCATTGCTGATAAAGCGGATGCTGCTATATTTTTATTCGCCAATTGATATGCTTTTATAATTCCTCTCATAATTGACGATTTTCCCGTACCTGCTTTTCCTGTAATAAAGCTAACACTTCTTTGAAGTGATTGTCTGATTACATAATTTTGTTCAGTTGTATACTGAAAACCTTGTTCTTCTTCGGCTTGATTAATTGCATTGTCAACTACATCTTGAGGAACATCAAAAGTCAATGTATCTGCTTTTCTTTTTATAATATCAAATATTTTTAATTCAATATCATGATAATATTTTAGTCCTACACGTTCATTCTCAATATACAAAAATTCATCATTGGTTAATAACCAATCTATTTCATCTACACATTCAGGAACATTATTGCTAATTGCAGACTTTAAAATAGATTCAGAACACCATGTATGACCATTACTTTCTCCAAGTTCTATAAAATAATATTTTACAAATGCAACTAATCTATCTATAGAATCAATTTTGTCTGGATGTAATCTCAAAGCTAAGTCATCGACACGTTTGAACCCTAGTCCGTTAATTTTTGTTAAAATCCATGGATTTTTTTCAATTTCTTGCTTTAATAACACAGGATTTGGTTCATCAGAAAGAAGCTTTTTAATCATTGTATATGTTATCCCCAAAGGTTTAAGCATCACAATAATATCCGAAATCAAATAATTATTAATAATTTTTTCTTTAATCCTTTTCCATGTTAATTCTCTTACACCTTTTACTAAACTATAATCAATATCCTTTAAAGTTCCATTTGCAACATCATTTACTATATTTGGATAAGCATTTATTAAATTTTCAGCAATATTTTTAGAAATCATTGATTTTAAAAATAGCAACTGCATTTCTCTCGTTTGTGGGATAACCGCATAAATTGCAATCGGAGTGTACTGATCACCATATTTTTTGTCACGCTTATATTGCGCTTTAACGATATACTCTCCACCAACAACTAGATGTTGCATTTTACCTACTAACTTACTTATTTTTACATTCTTATCTGAATGGTTTTCTTTAAATGGATCAAATGTTTTAGATGGTTCTACAAAATATGGAATATCATCTTTTGTAGAGAAATTAAAACATCCCCATGTTGTTTCATCAGAATAATACGTTTCATTTAGCACAAGTATGTTAAACTGTAAAATATTATCTTCATTCATTTATACTTTCACCCCTTGTTTTCTCACATATTCTAACCATTTGTTGTATGGTTTTAATTTCTCTACAATTACTTTTTCTTCACTATCTTTCTTACAAAGAATTGCTACCTGTTGTCCTTTCTTTATAATGTCTTCATATTCTTTTAATTGGCTATGCCAAACAATTCCTTCTACCAGTCCAAAACTTGAATAAATATTAATATACGCAAATTGCTTACCATTTTTATCTTTCTTTTTTTGAACTTTCGCTATAATACCAACCAATGTGCATTTTTCTCCATCAATAATATCTTCGAATGGTGTTAAAAATGTATACGCTACGTCAAATGGATTGTCATTAATAAACACTTGTAATGTCTGAAATTCCCAAAATTGCTCATCTTCAAGATATTTTTTGTTATCATTAATATATTTTTTGAATCTATTTTTTTGAGTTTCATTAAACTGTTCTTTTTTTAACCTATTATATTCAGATAATAAAGCTTCTTTATCGTATACAATTCTCTTACCAGATTGAGAAATAATATAATTTTTTAAATTTATTCCCCAGTCTTCTTCAAGTTTTTTGTATGTTGGTAATGATTGTACATTTGAAAATTTTAAAGGTTGATATTGAGATTTTAGATATGATATAAGTTTTTCTTTTTTATTTTTACATGGAATTGCCCCAGATTTAATTAACGCAATAACAGAAGCTTTACCTAGAGACAGTCTTGTAAGCAAATCACTAAATGATTTATATATTCCATTATTCTCTCTTTCTTCAATAATCTGCTTAGAAAGTGATTCTCCAATACCACTGATTGCAGATAATCCAAATAATACTTTTCCATTATCGACTGTAAAATTCATTCCAGAATGATTTATATTTGGTGGTTTAACACTTACTTTAAAATATTTTGCATCAAGAATATATTTGTTGATCGCACCTGCTTTATCTTTGTTTTGATTAAATAATGCTTTAAAAAAGTATGTAGGATAATGTGCTTTAAACCATGCAGTTTCAAAGCAAAGTACCGCATAACTATATGAATGACTTTTGTTAAAAAGATAGCCCCCTTTAGAAGAAAGTTCATCTGCAATTTTATTAGCAATTTCTTTTGAATAGCCATTGTCAACTATTTCATTTCTAAGAATTTCAGACTCTTTTTTAACTAATTCTACAATCTTCTTTCCAATCGCCTTACGGAACAAATCCGCACCGCCATATGTTCTTCCACCAAACTTTTTTACAATATCAAGTAATTGCTCCTGATAAATCATACAGTAATTTGTATCTTTAAGAATTTCGTCCATATCAGGATGAATTGATAGTGGTCTACTTCCTCCTGTAGCCATCTCAACATATTCATCAAGTGCGCCCATACTATCTGGTCTATACAGTGCTAAAATAACAGAAATAACTTCAAAGTCTAATTGTTCTAATTTTGGTTTTAACCTAATAAGCAAGTCTTTCATTCCTGCTGATTCAACCTGGAATACTCCATTTGTTTTGCCACTTGCTAGAAGCTCATATGTTAGTCGATCATTTTCAAACGCAGGATTGTTAATATCATAGTCCCAAGGATTTAAATGTAAGTCATCTTTAATCTCTTTTACAAGATTAAGAGTTGCTACGCCTAAAAGGTCAAATTTTACAATGCCTATGTCTTCAATATAGTGTTTATCTACTTGGATTACATGCTCACCATTTGTACCAATTTTCATTGGCATATAGTCATTAACAGATGTATCAACAATACCAATACCACCAGCATGAATAGATACTGTTTTTACACGACCACTTAAATGTTTCGCAATATCAAACAGTTCTGCATATTGTGGATTATCTATAAGCAATTTGGGATTTGTTTTCATACATTCGTCCCATTTATCAGATGTAAATTTTTGAGAAAGTTTTTGCATCTGGTTATATGGGAATCCAAGAATCTTACCTACATCAGTAATGGCTACTGTTGGAGTAATATATGAATAGTTGATAATCTGACATACTCTATCTTCTCCATATTTATCTACAAGATATTTAATAATCGCATCTCTATCACCAACGTCTGTATCAATATCTGGAAGTCCTACACGTTCTGGATTTAAGAAACGCTCAAAAATTAACCCATATTTAATAGGATCAATATCTGTAATATGACAGCAATAACATACAAGAGAACCTGCGGCACTACCTCTACCTTTGCCAACTTCAATACCTAACTTTTCAGCAGCTTTAATAAAATCCCACACAAACAAGAAATATCCATCGAATCCCATTGAATGAATAACACCCATTTCATAGTTGAGTCTATTCTTTCTTATTTGTTGCGATTCTTCATCTAACTTGTCATACCCTCTATCTTTCCATCCTTGTTTTATTAAATGCCATAAAAATTCATTATTATCTTTATAACCATCTGGTAGTGGAAATGTTGGTAATTGAGGTTTTTGAAACGGCATATTAACTTCTTCAATTAAATCTGCCACCTTATTTGTATTTTCTAATCCAATACAAACATTTTCATACCCGATTTGACCATCCATACATTCATGAATTTCTTCTTCGGTCTGCATATAACAACCTTCATAGATTTCGCTATTCTCAATAGCATTTTTATCATTATTTGTACTTCTTCTACCAATTTGGATAAGTTTATCCTGATAATATAAATCTTCTTTTCTTGGGGCATGACTATCAGTTGTAATAATAAACGGAGTATTTGTTATTCTTGATAATTCTAAGATTTTTTGATTATATAGACACTGATCTTGATGACTATGAGATTGCATCTCAAGATAAAAATATGGGAAAATAGATTTATATTCATTTACATATTCAATACACTTTTTAAAATCTGATTCTCTTGCTAATTTACTTGCTAAACAAGCAGATGAAATAACAAAATTTTCTGCATAAGGCTTTAAATCTTCAATTGCACATCTTGGCTTGAAGTAAAATCCTTCAAAATTACTTTTTGTAATAACTTTATTTAAATCTTTTCTTCCCTGTTCATTTCTAACAAGACAAATTAAATGAAAATATTTACTTTCTTTGTTTTTAATTGTAATGTCTTCACATTCATATAATTCACATCCATAAATCATCTTAATATCAGGATATTCTTTTTTAATAAGATCATAGTAAATAAATGCATAAGCATTTCCATGATTTGTGATTGCATATGCTTTTAATCCTATCTCTTTTGCTCTATCAAGCATTTCCTTTGGACTTCCATATCCATCAAGAAGTGAATAATAATCATGATTGTGTAATGCACTATACATATTTTTCTCCTACCAGTCGTCACCACTATCATCTTGACTAATTGTATTAATTACATTTACATCTTCGATAATAATTTGTGGTGTTCTAATACCGTTATATTCATTAATTGTTGGTTTTCCAACTATTGTAAATATAATCCCATCATTGTTATCCCATGCGTTTTGTAAAAAATCATATAATCTATTTCCTTCTTTACATTTAAACTGAACATATTTTATACCATTAATCATAAAGCTTATTGCATCTTCATTTTTGCCAAAGACTTCAAAACAATCTCTTGTTAATGAAATATTTTCTACCGCAATCATCGGTTCTTCAATTCCTTGACCAACAATATTTTCAAATTTTGATAATTCTATAATTAACGGAATTGTGACATGATTTATGTCTAAGATAAAATCAACTTTATATGTAGAATCATATTCAATATCTTTAAGAAGTATATTTAGCTGTTTCATGGCTTTCTCAATATTATCTAATGGTAAATCTACTATACCAAACGCATTTGGATGTCCTTTGCCTTGAATAATTTCTGTTGAATTAACAATATCTTTAAAACTATCAATAGGACTATGGTTTACGTTTCTTGCACTTCCACCATATACTGTGCTATCTGTTTTTTTATCATAGTATTTTTTTAGTAAAATACATGGTTTATTATATCGTTCTGCGATTTTAATAGCAGCTACACCAGTTAACCCACCGTCAAGATATTCTGTTGTATCAAGCATAATTACTTTATCTGTATCTGGTAGTTGGCTTACAATTTCAGAGATAATTTTTACACCTTTTTCTTTTAATTTGTCTTGTCTTGACTTTGCATTTTTACATAATCTTGCAGCCCTATCGTAAATATTCTCTTGAATAGTTTCCGCAGGTTTATTTTTTGTAGCACGTTTCTTATATTCAAAGACTTCATCTTGCTCGATAAATGCTTTAAATAATAGTTCTTTGTCTTCGAATGAACCAATACGAATCATTCCATTTAGAATTGGTGTAATATACCACTGGATATTGTGAATATTGATTTTGTCATTTATACTATAATCTTGTGATTTAATAAGTGCCTTAAAACATTTATTTGTAATATTTGACAACCCCACATCTGTTAAGTATCGTGTTTCAAATGATCTCATATCCATAACATCACTAATATTTGCTAAAGCACATAAATCCAAATAATCGTCTGCAAATTCATTCCAATTTTCAGAATCTAATGCTTGCAAAAATTTATAAACAACACCTGCTCCGCAAAAGCTCTTATTAGTATAATTAGCACTCATTTGATTGTTTACAATTAATGCATAGGGATTTTTTTCTTCTGATTCATGATGGTCAAGAATTAAAATATCAATTCCATTTTCATTTAAAGTCTTACATTGTGTTACGTCATTTGTTCCTGCATCTGGGATAATAAGTAATTTTGTATCTTCTGGAACTGTAACATCATCATCAAGCCCATGAGATTTTGCCCTTTTGTGTAATATATATTCCACTGGATAATTATTATCCAATTGTTTTATATATGAATATATCATTGCAGCGGAACAATAACCATCTGGATCAGAGTCAACTAATATCTCTATTTTATTTCTATTTTCAAAATGTTTCATAAATAAATTAACTGCTTTGTCTATATTGTCTAACCTGGAATACGGAATAACTGCATCACTTTTTAAATTTAAATATTCATAGTAATTGTCAATTCCTCTATTTTTTAAAACTTCTTTTAATACATTAGAAGTATCATTTTTACTGTTTTCATATAATCTATATTTCAAATATACACCCTCTTATCTAAGTTTATATATATTATGTTCTACCATATAGTCCCAAATTTCAGGATTATCAGACGGTGATTCATGCTCATGTAAAAGTTTTTTTTCTTCATCAAACATATAGTACAAAGGCATACCATTCGGGAACCTTTCTGCTAATAATTCAAGTTCTTCTTTTGTTACATCTTCATCAAAACAAAATATAACTTCTACTCCAAGCCGTATTAACATATCTATTTGATATTGAGATAATTCTTTTCCACCTGTACCACCTGTATTTCTCACTCCATGACTCCACAGCTCAAGAACAAACTTCTCTGCTTCTCCTACATAAATACGTCCTGTTCTGTTTATATATGGAAGTGTTTTATTCAATCCATATATAATTTTTGATTTTGCACATGGTTCTAAATAAATGTATTTATTCATTCCATCAGGAACTTTTCTGTCAAAGTATCTTGCTTTAACTCCAACTAAATCCCCAATCTCTGAACGAATTGGAATTGTATACCTATTTGATTCCTCATCATATCCTATTTCAAACTCTTTTTGTGTTTGGTAATCTATATGGTCTTCATAAAATAAGTCATTTACATATGGCTTATAATATGACATAATTGATTCAGAAATTGGCATTAATGGTTTTTCTTTTTCTTCTGATATATTAGAGTCCATATCTTCTAACATTTTCAGTATTTTAAAACTATCTGGTATATCTTCATTAAAATCATGATAGTATGACATACCTATTTCTGAACATATTTCTTTCAATCCTTCTGGAAACGTAAGATTTTTAACATAACAAACTAAATCAATTAAATCAGTTTGTCTGTTTACTTTTATCATTTGTCGTGTTTTATTTAGACAAATAAGTGCTTCATTATTATATAAGATAATTGCACCTTTATTATCTCCATCTGGGTTTCCTGCCGTCCAATATGCTCCAACTGAATGATATTTGATATGGTGACAGCCAAGAGATTCTAATATCTGTTCAGAATAATTATTTTCAAAAATATAATTTTTTAATTCTTTTACATCCAAGCTGTCACCCTCCAATTAATCACTATTTCTTTGTTTTTTTATAATATATCCTATATTTCTCCAAACATTTAAGTTTAGATCAATTTCAAATAACATAATCTTGTCCTTACTTCCTGCTCTATTTTTATCTACTTTGATGCAAAAATACTGTTTACTCAAATCTAAATCCTCTGTTATTGGTTCACCCCATGAATCACCTTCTAATACAACTTGATATTTATGATATTCTTCTTTTGAAAGTTTTTTACCAATATTCAAGATATCAGCAACGTGTTTTATCTGTTTTGCGTTAGCGATATTATTACTACTTAAACTAAAAATATCCGTAAATACTGTATCATCACTAAGCTGAAATACTGCAAACCCACTCATACGAAGCTCTTTTGTAAGTTCTTTGAGTTTTGTTGCAAACTGCTTAATTTGTGACCAATCATCAGTGTTATAACCTTTAAGGGTATCATACCCATAGTATTTTATGTTTTGAACCATTTTTGCTTTTCTCAACTCAAACTCAATTCTCTCAGGACTATAATCATCTCCAACATCCTTAAACATGACTTTTCCTTTTTCGTTTGAGTCAATCCAGTCTGTAATTTTTTTTACATTCCAGTATTCTTCTGATGTATCTTTAATTCTCTGAATATAATCTTTATTGCTTTCTATGTACACACCACTATCATCAATTTTTCTTCGTAAAATGTTACCTTTTTTATCATGGTAAACACCTAATACAATTTCTTTTTCTGGCTTATTTATGTATACACCATGTAAATCTTGAAATTCTTTATTATTAATAACAGTCGTAATTAAACAACTTCTAAGATCTTCTTCATCCATTTCGTTGCTCATAAGAAAGAAATTTTCATTTTGGACAAGTGCAACATACGCTGCTAGTAATACAAGTTTTCTTGTCTTTCCTTCATTGGAAAGGAATCCTTCAAATAACACTTTTGTTTCTCTAAGTCCAAGAAAATATTCATTATACATATACCAAGGGAAAGGTAAACCGAAATTTGGTTTTTCAAGATATTTATCAATCTGAGATGAGTTTTTATCAGTAAGTTCTACTGCTTCTTCACCAGCATTAATTACTGTATTTATTTTATCTGCTTTTGTACGGATAATTCTATAAATATCATTCGGAGACATTTTATCAAAGTTTCTATGAGATAATATTTTTTCTACAGGAAACCCATTTCTACCATATTCTCTTACCAATGAATATTTCTTTACAGTATCAAAATAATTCTTTACATCATTTTCATCTGCAAGAGCCATGTATCTTTGAAGAGTTTTCCAACCTTTATATTGCTTATAAAGCTTTAGTCTTTCTTCATTTTGACTCATAAAAACATTCATTTTTGTTTCGTCTACAGTTTGCGAAAATGTAAGATAGTATGTTTCAAAACTGTCATAGAAAAACTTTGTTGCTTTATCCGAGAAATCATATTTGCTTCTCATAAAATTACTATAATTTACAACTAAGTCTGGAGAACGAAGAAGCGCACCAATGAAACATATTTCACTCTGGATATTACAATCTCTTAACTCATGTTCATTTTCCAATATGCTAACTCCTTATCCAAAAATATCATCTACTAAATCTGAAATATTATCTGTATTATTAGAATTACCTTTTTCTATATTTGTATAACCGATTGATTTACTAACAATATTTTGTGATTTCTCTATTTCTTTTTCAGATTCAAGTATTTTTTGTTTTTCTTTCCAACGTAAATAACTATCATATTTATTTACAAGAATTGCCAAATCATATGATGCAATATGTATTGGTTGAAATATTTGATCTGGGTGTTTTGATTTAAGTCTTTCATTTTGTTTGTGTAAGTAATCTAATTTTTTTTTCCACATATATAACAAATCACTTGCTGGGATAATAATTTGGCTATTTTGTGTTCCTTTTAAAATTGGAGCAAGATAGTTCACCCAGAATTTACTCTTACTACCCAAGATGCTTGAACCATATTCTTCTCGTAAAAATGCATTTAAATCCGTTTCATCAAATATTTGCTGAATTTTTTCACACGCTCTATTCGCTAATTTATCTAAATGTTTACTGTCAATATACTTTTGTTTTAATAGCATATCTATTTCAGAATTTGCATTTTTTACATATTCATCAATATTTTTTAGAGCAAATTGTCTTTTTTGACTACGGTGCTTTGTTCCATTACACCATTGTATAAAACAATCTTTATGATAAAATCTTCCATCGTAACGGACAATATTATCACTATTTTTAATTAGTTCTATTTCTTGTTTACATTCATGACATAATCTAATAATTTTATTCTTTTCAACAAAACATTTTTTATGAAAAAAATGATTGTCGAAAAATAAAATACTATCATCATTGTGTCCTCTATGAAGTTCAAATTGTTCTCTACAACAAAAACATTTTGGTGCCCTTTTTTTTATAACATCTTTATAATCAACTCTCATATAATACCTTCAAACACTACCCAGTTTATATAACCAGGTAGTGAATATTTTTTTAATTACTCAAACATTTCTAATACTTTTTTTAGAATCTCAACATCAGTAACATTTTTGTATGCTGTAGGAAGACCTGCTGCTTCAAGTTTTTCTTTCATTGCTCTCTTCTCCATTGGTGGAAGTGCATTTCTTTTAGCAATAATTTCTTTTTTAAGAACTTCTACATCAGTGCTTACTGAACTAGATACATTATTGTCTGATTCAGACATATCTGGTTCACCAACTTTTCCAAGAATTTCTTTGCTATAAATATCTTGTTCTACATCAACTGCTTTTGTTAAGTCATTTTTAACGACAAATGATTTTTTATCTGCTGTTTTATCAATTACGGACTGCCAATCAAGTAATGTTGGATCTTCTACAATAGAATTATCTGCATGTGTATGAGTTCTATCTTTTTTGATATGTGCACATACAGTTCCATCTTCGTTTCTAAACATGCGAATTTCAGTTTTTGTATTATATGACATGCCTTTAAATCCATCTGGAATTTTTCTACCTGTTACGACACTTGTTGTTGTTCCATCAGATTGCCTAATAGTTTTCTTTTCATCTGCTTCTCTAGCAGTAACAATATAATGAACACCAGAAGCCATAAGATCAAGGATTAAATCCTGTCCTTTGAAATTAATTGTCTGATAATCTTTCAGCTCCATTCCTGCACCTTCAATTTTTACCAGTCTGGCATCTCCAACAAGTCCATCTTTATCTGCTTTAACTTTATTTCTTTTTTTAGAAAATTCAACAAGTCCTTGTTTTGCTGTAAGATTAAGGATTGTAGTTCCATCTACAACAATTGCATCTGCTCTAAATGGTTCTCCGTCAGCATCAAGAACTACATTATCTGTTTCCATTCCATCATCGTCTAATTCATAAAAATCTTCACCATTTTTTACTTTTGCAATATACTGTCTTACTTCACCAAGAGATTGTGTATATACAATATAAATATTCTCAAGATTTACACCATTCGCTTCTAGTTCTCCAAGATAGTCATCAATTGAACCAGTTTCAGGATCAAGATATAATACTCTAAATGGCTTACCATCTGGTCGTTTAAAATATGCAAGCTGCATTGCCATTGTAGATTTGCCTGTAAACTGTTCTCCATATAAAATCATTCCTAATTTACTTTGTGTTACTGATGCTTTTCTTGCTTTTGCCATTAATAAATTCCTCCAATTATATGTAATTATTATTTTTATATTAGGAACGCCATTTCTGACGTTCCATTGCTACTCATGAATTAAATACTAATTAATCCCAAGCATCATCATCTCCGTCATCGAGATTATCTACATTTCCCCAATCATCAGACGTTGCTCCAAAACTTTCTTCTGCCTTATTAGCATTTCTAATTTTTGCGATTGCTTCCATAACATTCTCTTCTGTATAAAGTTCTTTGTCGATAGAAGAACCTTTTGCGCCAGTAATAATAAACTCACGTTTTGTTGGAGCAGATACTTTCTCGATCTTATCTTCTTCTCCCCACTCATCATCGTTTTCTACTGTTTCAGTCTGAGTAGCAGAAATCATATGTCCACTAACTTTGATTGCATTATATGGTTTTAATGATTTTCTAAATTTATTTGCAAGTGAAGTATCTTCAATGACAAACTCTACATCTTCAATATTGCTATATGTAACAATTTTCGCCAATACAATGAATCTTCCTGTAGGTTTATCATTATCTGATTTTTCCTGTTCAATTCCCATGAAAATGATTACCTGGTTGAAGTCATTCTGTTTTTCAAACTTTTCATCATTAAAATCAATATCCACACATAATGAAACCTGATTTGGAATTAGTTTTGTAGATGTTCTTTTGTTACCGTTATTATCAACAAAACTGCTATAATCAATGTTTCCTTTAATGAATACACTTTTTCCATCTTTCAGATTATCTTTAATTTCCTTACAAGCATCAAAATCTGTCAGAATTTTTTTATCATTTACTGTTTTACCTTCTGAGTCAATTTTCTTTTTCACTCCGATATTTTTACCAATTAATCTGAATCCTTCACGATTGTAAGTAAATCTATCAGCCCAAGGAACTTTTACCGTTTCTGGTTTATCACCCTTCTTCTCTGCTCTCTTATAAAAGTAAACATATTCCTGTTCCATACCTTGAAGATTAATATATAATGTTTTACCATCTTCGTAAGTTGCTCCAAAGTTAAGCATTCTCATCTCTCGATTACTCTTAGTTCTGAGTTCTTTGTATACTTTGTCTTTATTCATCCCAGTAGCAATTGCTTTTAACTGGAATGCTCCTTTTGTTTCTGGTAAATCAAATAATCTTCCTTTTTTCTTTGTGTCTGACATTTAAATGTCCTCCTTGTATAATTATTATTTTTTGTAACTCTGTAATGTTGTAGAAATAATGTATCAACATTTATAATAAACGCCCTATCGGACGGAACACGGAATTAAATCTATAAGATAAATTCTATGTCAACAGTGGTTTATGGGTACAAAATCCCAAGGGTATGCTGCTAACCACCCATATTTTGTTTCTCTATTCAGTTTCATTTCATTTAGAATAATGGCTTGAGTTAGCTGTTAGATTCAAATACTACATAAGCAAGTCTTTTTGTATCGAAATATTTATTTGATATTACACAACTTAAATGTATCATATCATATTCAAGATTAAATATTTTACGATTTGACTGGATTGAATTTCCTGGCATCCCTTTTGAATAAAATAAAACGCTTTTACCATCATATTCTATATATGCTTTACAATATGTGTCCCAATCAATGACCTCTATGATTCTTGATTGATGATCTCTAATGTTATTCTCTTTATCAATACTTAGATTCGTTTCAATTACTTGCATAACATTTATTCACCCTCTTATTATTTCTTCCATGAAATTTGGATTTTAATTTTTTCCCTGTCTACCCGACCAATCACATTGAGTACATAACTCATTAAGTTCATTCCCATGATCTTCAAGATATTCCATAATATCTTTAATAATGCTAATATCGCAAATACCAATGACTCCTTTTTGCTTTTTATTATCAATATATATTCCTTCTAAGCAATCATATTTTATTGGAATATTACAAACATCATTAAAACTCCCTTCAATAAGCGATATGGTTATACCATTTGACTTAACTGCAACCTTAACATTATGTGATTTGTCACATTTAACAATTTTAGTAATATCTTCTACTATGTTAATCATTTATTCTCCTTTCCTGAAACGAAAGTTTCATTTATAAATTCTCCAACTCTTCCAGTTCTTTTTGAGCATTTTCGATAGTTTCTTTAAGATTCTTAATCTTATATTCTCTTTCTTCTTTCATTTTTCTCTCATTTTCTTCATTATCACTCTCATAAAATTTATCTTCAAAATCCCAAAAATCATGTTCATCTCCACTCCATGAATGTTCCGATACAAGAAAACTTTTTCTTACTTCAATAGTTGGAGCCTCCCAATCACATCCATGACCACAACAATGTTTATCTTTTCTATAATCTTTATCCCCAGGACTACATTTACAATATCCCCAATGTCGTTCATCATAACCAAATACAATTTCATATCGGAATTCTGATTCTTCTACACATTCCCAATCTTCGTTGTAAAGAAATACATTTGCCTTACAGATATAATAATCACAATTTTCAATTACGATATCATAATTATCACAATCTCTTAAATCAGAACAAAATTCATTATAACATTCATAGTTATTCGTTAAATCTTGCCATAGCACAGATACCAAAAACGGGATATCCAGCTTTTTACCATTTGGTTCTCTATATGTATTCTCGTATTTCAATACATCAATCAACTGTTCTATGAAATTTTGAATTGTAATATTGACACTATGCTTCATATGTATTTGTTCTCCTTTCAATATCCTCTCATCTCAAATAATTTTTCTTCATATGAGATACATTCATATCTTTTACAATTATCTACTGTGCATTGAAATTCTCCACACCAAGGACTTCCATCCCCCATATGATTGCATGGACAATTATAATCTTTTTTGCAATATTCACAATTTGTATATTTCTCACATGCCATTTATTTATTCTCCATATTCTCCATCCCATAACACAAATCTGTATTTCTGTTTAATTTCAGGATATTTCTTATGATCTACTTCACTCATAAACATGTCATATGGTCTTGCATAAATTTCAAACTGTCCATACAATGCTTGATACACAACCATATATTCATCTTTCTCTGTATGCTTTGCAATACATAAGATTTTATAAAGATATTCATTTGGTGAATTTACTGTATTTGTTATTTCTCTTTTAAAATGCTGATATCACCTTGATTAAAACTATTTCGATAACTCGTATTAAGCCTACCGTATTGCTCAAGAAGTTCTTTCATATAATTTTTCTTCGCCACTAATAATTTCTCCTTTATGATAATTTATTTGCAAGAACATTTAACGCTTTAATAACTTCAATATTTTCTTGAATATATTGAGGGGTTAGAACATTTTTCACCATTCATCGCCATCCTTTACAAATTCAAATTCTCCATTTGTGTATGAATTTAACTTCCACCCTTTTATAGTTTCCCATCTCTTAATATAATTTGGATGTCCATGTTTCTTTAGCATCTTTTTATTTATTCTCTTCTTCTTGTGCCATCTACATGAAATAAGTTTTGAAACTTTCATATCGTATTTATCAGGAATCTTAGATTCATCAATACCAAAAGCTCTATATATCTTTTTATAATCAACTAGATCAGATACATTAATGTAAAATGAAACATCATATTTATCTAATCGTGATTTATATTTTGTATTGTATTCATATTTCAAATCACCATCTTGAATATTATTAATTTGCATAATCGGTTTATCACCACTCATTAAATACATTTTCTTAATTTCTTTATTACATTCTTCCATTTTATTCTCCATGAAATTCAGAATTTATCATCTTTTATTTCTCCAAATAGTTTCTTTACTTTATTCATATCACAATTAAACATATTTTGTTTTACGCAAATTGCACATAAGTAAACAGGAGCATTCACTTCATCAATATGAGTACATATACAGCAAGGATTATTAATAGGAAATCTTGATTCAGGTGTTGGATATTTCTCTAATAATCTATCCAATTCCTCTAACTCTTTATTTCTCTCTTCAACCTTTTGTTTAATGATTCTTTCTCTTTGTTCTCTAGTATATTCATTCAACTGTTGTAGCTGATATTTTTCAGCTTCTTCTTTAGTGAAGAAAATACTTTTGCCTAATTCAGATACTTTATATGTTTCTGGAACACACAAGAACCATTCCTGTTGTTTACCATATTGCACTCTACGAATCTCATACCTTACAATTCCTTGTACTGGAAAGATGAGATACACTGATTTATCAACAAGTTCTTCTATATCAGTAATTCCATTTTTGAGTAAATAATCATTACCATACATCTTATTCTCCTTATGATATTCTCCATCTAGCCAATGAATGCAATTGTCAATTGCAGCATCTTTATTGCTAAATATATATCCATTAGGACTATACCAAACGTCCGATTCATCAATTACAGTTCTATGAACTAAATACGGTGTGATTTCTTCAAGTGACATTGCTCTTAATCTATCTATATTTCTCATAATTCACCACCTCACATATTGGTTTCTATATCATGTCGTTTCTTGCGTTTCATCCAGTTTGCCATTTAGCATTATCGTAATTTCCCCTTCCATAATTATTTGAATGTGTAGGTAGGGAATCGAACCCTACCATTCTATATTTCTCCATATAGAGTCACACCATGTCTACACTATTTATTTCTCTGTTGCATCAACTACAGTATTTCCTGCACCTTGTACAGTAACCCAACCATTCTTATAATGTGCTTCTGCTTCTTTCATTCTGATTAACTTATCAGTAATAGAAGCACTTAATTCTTTATTCGCTTTCGCTTGAGATTCTGATGCAATTCTTGTTTTCTCAGCATCAGCTTTTGCTTTTGTAATTTCAATATTTGCATCTGCCTCTGCCTGTAATTTTTCTGTTTGTTTTTGTACTTTTATTTTCTCCTGTTCAGCTTGTGCCTGTTGTTTTTCCTGTAATGCAGTAACACGATTGTCAATTGCTTTTTTCAGTTTTTTATCTGGGTGAACATCAATAATAGATGCATCGAGAACTTCAATACCATATTTCTTAGAAAAATCTTTATTTAAATAGTCTGTAATAGCTTCGTTAAGTTTAGTACGATTACCAGAATAAATATCCATCATAGAATAATCAGTTGTAATTTCAGAAATTTTAGATTTTAAAACTGTCTTTACACGATTTTCAACAATATCTTCACCATCCATACCTTTGAATTTTTTATATGTATCAATTACTTGGTCTTCAATATATCGGTATGTCATCTGAAAACTAATTGCAATACTTGCATCATCTGATGTAGCAACCTTGAAAGAATCATCTCCTTCAGAACCTTCTCTTTTATCTTTTGATAATACAAGAATTTCATTGCTTGTTGAAAACTCTTTCATATATTCCATTGGTGGAATAAAATGTGCGCCTGGTTTTAATAACTCATCCTTTATCCCTCTAGCATAGGTATACGTTATGCCTACTTTACCAGTGCCAATAATTTTAATATGAGAAATTGTAAAAATTCCTCCAATTACTGCACATACAATTACTAATCCTGCTACTACTTTACTTTTTACTGATTTTTTCTTCATTCTTTATCCTCTTTCTTTTTATTCTCTTTTTCGTTTTTATAATCATCGTCTTGACGATTAATATGCATTTCAATCTTATGGATTACTAGCCAACCAATTGAAAATAAGATAAGTGCGCCAATTGCAAAACCAACGGCACTTAATAAAAATATCACCCACATATATTCATTACCACCTTTCTAATATTATATTACCTTGTATCATCTGGGGTTATTATTTCAACCATTGTATCTTTCTCTAATTCAGTTTCTTCCATCCACGATACTTCAATACCTTGATTTTTAATCTTAATATTATTAAACATCTCCTGTGCACAGAATCTTGGATTTAGCTGAATTTTCTTAATTTGTACCATTTTTATTACATTTTCATCCATTTTTACTCCTATGAAATCAGAGTTTCATTTGTTACATAATCCTCTTCTTCCTGGTAATTGATATGTATCTCTCTGTGTATTCTTATAATTATTTTGAATTACTTTCATGCTCTATTCCTCCATTCATTCCATAACCTAAAGAAAAGCATTTTTCAATTAACTTTTCATTGATATATTCTCCATGAGATAATTTAATTAATTTATCTCCTAATGGCTCTTTATATTTCATTTCATGATGCCATCCATTGATTCGATTTCTAATAATAAAATCACTATAGTCACACAAATACATTCGTCCAATCCATTCTTGCAAACAACTACTCCAAGGATAAACTGTTACAAATTTAATTTTTGCTTCGTTAAGCAATTGTCTAACTTTGATATCGCTGTCTACAATTATGACATCTACCTTACCTATATTCTCTTTTATATAGTTGATATAGTTATTTGGAAAATCTGGATTATCGAGATAGATAATCTGTTGTTTGAATTGTTTTAGATACACTTCGACAGGCGCAAGATGTGAACTTGATTTCCACCGTTTACGTTCTTCTTCGATTTCCTCTTCATTTGGTAATCGTCTTATTGTCTTAAAACCACAGAAATTCACATCCAAGATATCATAATCTTTCATATGCTCACTCGCGTATGTCTTACCACAACACGCATAGGCACAGATAACTAATGTATTTTTCATAATCAATCTTCTCCTATATAAATCCATTCTAATTTCTTGTAAATATCTATATCATCAATTGGAAAATAAATTACGCATGGGTATTTATCTGGTATATTAGCAAATTCTCCACCATGTTCATAATATTCTCTAATTGTTTCTAAAACTTCTCCTGTATCATCATCTGCATTTGGGCTAAATCCAAAATATTCTTCACAATACTCAGGACAGTCGAAATATTGTTGAACCATTTCTATGAAGTTAATCATTTCTCTTTTATCATGAATGATATTGAGATATTCTATTGGTTCATACGCATCGCAATTAGCAACATAATTTACGGGAATTTTAGTAGATGAATTTTCAAGATTTGTTCTTAATAAACAATAATTAAATGGATGACCTGTTTCACAATACTTGCATTTATAACAATTATGTTCAACTTCATTATAATTGTGTACCCCTGTGTCTACAAATTTAACATAGCTATCATTATCACCAGAAATACAACGATGTGCTAATCTAAATGAACCATCATCATTTTTTACTATATCTTTGTATTTGTTTAACAGAAAAGATATATTATTTTGTCTTGTCGAATTCATACATCTTCATCCTCTTTGTGTAACCCAATCAATTCTTCAAACATATGTAGTCCACCACATGCTGCATTAATAGCATCGTTTCCTTCATTTTCAGCAATATCATAAAAAACATTTCTAACAGCTATACCACTGTTATAATAAAACTTAGGATTATGTTCATATGTTTTAACTCGACTTAATACCTCATCAAACGGAATATCAAAATTTGTGTTAGGCTTATCAGACATAATCCTGTCTATTTCTCTACACATTTGTTTGTATGAAATTTCTGGACAACCCATAATATCGTTTCTCCCTTCCATGAAATGAAAATTTTTTCTTTTATATTAATATAGATAAATATAAATCTGACATCCTATTATTCTCTCCTTCTAAAAAATGTACGTTTTATAATTTATAATTTATCCATTAAATTATTAAACTCATCTGAATGTCGAATCTCAACTAATGGACACCAATCTGGTTTAGAACACAATTCGCAATATTCATTAACTTCCATATATTCAATTCCACAGAACTTATCACCACAAATTTTATAACGATTATCATATGAAGATTCATGACAAAATTCACATTCAAAACAAGTTGTAGGCATATCTATGATTATCATACCTTTTCTATTCATTTTATTTATTCCTCGTCTTTTTTAACAGAACATTAAGCTTTTCATAAAATTCATCTTCACTCAATTCACTATTTACTTTTCTTAATAAATTTAAAAGCTCATTATATTTATTCTCATAAATTTTCGATTCAAGTTCAAAAGCTAACATTTTATTTTTATAATGTTCTTCTGCACTAAATTTTTGTATGCCAATCTGTTTATAATTCAATGGAATATTTTTTACAGAAATATTGGTAATATAATCCTCTGATCCATCTGTATACTCAATCTTAGGTTCATAAAATCCTCTCTTGCAACACTCGTCACATTGACAAATCGCAGAAATATAACCCACTCTACCATCATTATTCTCTACGAAATCACCTTCATGAAACTTAATATCCATATATTTCCTCCTTTAATTATTTTAAAATCAAACTTTCATCTTATTTAAATTCATAACACTCTTTTTTTGAATCAAAAAATTTAATCGCATCTTCAATGTTTGGATACCTAATTTCACCATTTTTACATTTTACATAAAAGAATTCATCAAAATTTGATACACTAATTATTCTTCCGTGTAATACAGGTTCCATTCCTCGTTGTGTGAAAGCAATCCATTTATTTATATATTTTTGAAGATTCATACGCACAACGTATCCATTCTGATTAAGAAAATTAATGGCTGCTATAATCTGTTCTGCATTATTCATATTCTCCATCACCACTAAACTCAAACATTTTTAAAATAGTCTTATGTTCTTCAATGAAATTTCTAACTAACTCAATACTTTCCAAAACATTTATTGGATGATACTCACATTCCTTTACTTTAAATGAAAATTCACCATTAAAAACTTTAATTGAAAAACAAATATTTTCTATTGTTTCAAAATACATTACTATACCCGATTTACTGATTTCAACATATTCAAGATTAGAATTTCCTTTTAATTGTTCATTTAACTCATTCCATATGCTACTTATATGACACACCATATTCACCTCAAAAATAATTCTTAACTACCATATTTACCGTCCAGAATATTGAAAATGCAACTGCTTCACCTACGAAAAATTTCAAAACAGCTAATAAAATCAACCATATTGTTAATTCTCCGTTCCCATATAAAGTTATACATTTTGCAATCTGACCTAAAAAGAATGTCCAGAGTCCCAAATAGAGACTCAAAATATTCCCTGATACAAATAATAAATGTCCTACTATCTTTTTAATTGATTTCTTCATTTCTTTTCCTTATTTCTTATTCTCTTTGCGTTTTCTAACATTAATTCATTTAATGTTATCTCTGCTGCATTATACAAATGACTTAATTCAGATAAATTATTTGTAGTACACATATCACTAATGCATTTTCTTAGTCTATCTGCATCATTGATAATATGCTGATAATCACTCAAAATCATCACATCCTTTCTAAAACCAATCAAGAATCATCATTTTACCAATAGTATTCCCTATTCTTATAATCATTTTACATACAGGAATTGCAATGATACATTTTACAATCGCCAGAATCATAAGTCTTATGCTAAAGGAATTAATACAGGCGATGATTGGGTCTAAAAACAAGAACCATCCACCAAGAACAATACCTTCCATAAAACTAATTACAATGATTAAAACTCCCAACGAAGTTTTGATTAACCCTTTCAATCATTCCACCTCATTTTATAATTTGTTTTACACTTCTTCATCTTGTGGCATCTGGAAATCAATATGACAATCAATGCAAGATTCTTGAATCATATCTAACACTTTAATCGCTTTTTCTTTACTTGTGTAATGTCCTAATCTTACAGAACTGTTTGCATATGAGATTTTAATATCATTTATTTCACTCACAATAATTGTTTTTCCTGCAATATCTACTAATTTTGTTTTATCCTGACTTCTTATTAACATTATTCTCTCCTTTGAAATACCAATTTCATTTATTTATTCGGTTACTTTTTAAATCCAGAACAATACTCAAAAGCATCATCATTAAATACAATAACTTCTTTATCACTCATACCACAAAATTCCATTTCATATTTTCTGATATAATTATCCATAGATTTCTGATGCATTTCACCAAAAAATGGATATGGAAATGTATTCACTTCATGATTTTTGACTTTGTTGTAATCAATACCTTTTACTACACTGATATGTTTATCGAATGCCTCTTCATTAATTCTTACCCAATCTATAATTGAATTCATATTGAATGTATAAGCTGTCTCCGATCCTCTCGTATACGAAACAAAATCAATTACCAAATCAGTCCAGGGATATTTTTTGCTTCTGAATATCATTCCTGTTTTATATTTCTCTTTATACTTTTTCATTTACCCCTTTCATACTTCATTCTTTTCTCTACTTCTTTATCATTTTCCTTATCATTGAAATACTTGTAAGCTAACATCATAGGATAATCAGAGTCTTTAGCCTTTGGATATAACATATATTCACACCAATTAACTTCTCCATCATCATTCATCCAACTTGGATTTTCAAATAAATTATTAAAAACATTCTGCCATGAATACTTTTCATTTTTCACACAATAATCTTTGATGATTGTAAACTTATCATATCCACTGATTTTGACAAGAATATTTTCAATCATGACTCTTTTACCTAACCTCACAAGCCATTTGATAAATTCTCTATATGTCTGATTAAATTCTCTATCTCTTAATGCAGCATCTACAACTAAAATGTATTCATCTTGTGTATATAACCAACCTCTACTTCTCGTTTTATTACCGTGCCAATCAGTAAGATTATTTGTTCTTTCTCCAAATTCATCACAAGAACTAGAACTGTTATGACCATTTTTCTGAATCACATATACATTCATATCTCTTTCTGAACCAGAAACAATTGGTAAATGCGCTAATACGGTATCAAGAATGTATCGTTTCTGGGCTTGTGTGCGCCCTATGGGAGATACTGTTATTGTTCCCGTTATGTAAGTCCAGTAACTCATTTATTTCACCTTTTCTCTTAAAATATTATAAATATAAATTATTTTTGAGTGCATACATCCATCCAAAATCTTTGATATCATCTGCACAATAGATACCACTTGGACAAATTACATCAATATCATCGTCATCAAGATTAATGCCATCAAAGTCATCATAATATTCTCTTTCATGTGTATTTAAATTACATTTGTATTTTGTATAACCAACATTCGCCATTTCTCGCAAAACAAATAAGTCCACAGCACGTTCAGAATCTTTTTGAATTAAAGTATAAAATTCTTCATCATCAATAGATTTCTTTTCCTTTGCCTTTTTATCAGCAAGTGGTTTATTATCTTTAATAAACTTCCACGCATCGTAACTACTTGTTGTCCCTCCATAATCAATACACAATATTTCACATATCCATTTAATGCAATTATATTGTTTATCAGACATCTGTTTTTCACTCATATGTATTCTCCTTTCTCTGAAAGCAAGATTTCATGTATTATCTTTTGTCTTTACTCTACTTTTAATAATTATTATTTAACAATTATTTATTAACTCCTTGTATGCCTTTAATTTCTCCGCTAACTCAGGATTATCACTTGCATACATTTCATAACGATTTGTCTGATTCATTTCTTCAATCATTTTGTCCATCTGCTTCTTAATTTTATCAGCCTCTTTCTTACGTTTCGCTTTCTCTTTACGTTCCTTAACACGTTTATCATACACTGATGTATCTATCTTACAGATAACTTCGGCTGTGGGACAAATACTACATTCATCTGGCGCAAGAATATCTGTGATAGTAAGAATATCTCTATTTGCTCCACTAACTAAAACTTTGTCACCTGTTTTATATATTTCTCCATCATCATAAATTGCATAGAAATATTTCATTCCACAACATCCTTCTTCTATTTCTGCTACTGCATAATATCCGTCTAATTTTGCCATATTTTCACCTTTACTTTCATCTTATTTATTTCTTTTTAATCCCTGTGTTCAACAACAACATAACTACTAACAAACACAATAAGCCAACAAATAATGTCATTATTTATGCACCTTTCTTTTTAATGAATTTCTCGTTCCACATCATAAACCTTTTTATAATTTCCTCTATCTCTTACAGATACATCTTTGTTTTTCACAAAATTACTCCTTATTTTTCTATATGAAGCAACTATTTCATGCTATCAATAACACCCTCTAAATTCCTTAAAATATTCTAACGAATACCAATCTTTTACATCTTTATCGTTCACAATTTCAATCAAATCACAACATCGTGCCAACACCATATATTTCTTATTTTCTGTAAGGTTATGTTCTTCCGCAGCTTTATTAGCTGTAACATCCTTACCTAATGCAATAGTAATTTCTAATACCTCTTTATAACCATTCTTATTTCCTAATACTATTTTCTTTTCCAAATAATTTTCCTGCTTTCTTACATAATTTTAAAAAATATTCAGATACTTTATTCTCATTGAACTTCTTAATAAAATTTAGAGTATCTCTTTCTTTGATAATAGTTAATTTATCCATAATAATATATTCTCCTACTTCTTTTTAATTTTTGCACCAATTAATAATATTACTACAAATAAAACCAATAATCCTACAAATAAAATCATTTAACCATTCCTTTCATATTCATTATCTAACCACTTAATACAATCCTCATAAGCATCTTCATAATCCCCGAATACTCTACCTGATGGTGAAAAATAACTTTCTCTATATCTATATATTTCTAAATAATCTACATATTCGTCAACTGTTCTATAACATTTAATTAATAATGGAGCTAATTCTTCTAAAGACATTGCTCTGATTCTATCAATGTTCCTAATTCCCATTAATAAACTTCCCACCATAAATCATAAACTTTTTTATAATTTCCTCTATTTCTTACAGAAATATCTTTACTTCTTCTAACTGCTTTGTTCGATTGTCTTTTATGGTATTTCCTCCCTGTCCCAGTAAACCAATATCTTTTATAATGAGTAATTTCATTTAAGTCTTTTGTATAATGTCCATACTTATCCACAGGATTCACAGGAGAAGAAACTAAATGTCCCAATGCATCATACAGATATTTCATTCTCTCTTTATATTTTTTATCTCGTTCTCTTTTTGTACTTCTTCTCTTTTTAGGGTTTCTATTGCAGATTCTTCTGATTTTTTCTGATGGGAATTTATCACACACATCTGTCCAACATAATCGTCCATCTGTTTTTACACAATAACAACATTCTGTTATGTCATCTTCTGAATAATGACCAGGAAAATATTTATCACAATATGTCATTCTCTCTTCGTATTCATCTTTAATATATCCACATTCCTTACAATTCATATAAAAATATCTCCTTTATTGTATTATGTATGAAGTTAATTATTCTTCTCAGAACCTATTTTAATTTTTCAAGATTTCTAATATCTCTTTTTAATCTCCTAATGACACCCCCACATTTAATATTCTTCTCACTTCTTGATAATCTTGCAAATCTGTCCTTCATTAACGCTAATTTACTTTCTCTGTTCATCATAATATTTTCTCCTTTTATATATTTAATTTGTTATATACAGCCTATAAATCTAAGCTTATAATCTTATATTCTCTTTCTTATTTCTAAGAGGATTCATTCTTTATCTCAAATATTAGAATTGAAATTTGAAACTATAGAAATGATTTTAATGAGGGTTATTGCTATTATATTAACAAAAAATCTCCATTCACAAAATTAAATTCCCTTACTATGCTTTAACATATATTCGCAACACTTAATAAGATATTCTCCAAAAGGCTTCATTTCTTCTTCATATAAATAAAATCTACATCCTATACCAAATGAATTCCACAAGTTAATAGAATATATATTTAGTGATCTTGTTTTGAATTTTTCAATTTTCCATGTGACACCATCAGGACTAAAAGGATATACATCTTCATGTTTACATTCTTCTAAATGTTCACAAATATATCCAATTGTATCAATTATAGAACCTTCATCATATCTTGCATCGAATAATACATCTGTTGATTCAGGTTCTATATTTCCATTATTATCTTTCCATTGTAATAAAATTGCATAAGCGTAATATATTTTGTATACTTCTTCCCATGTTTTAGGTGGATCATCATGAAATCCATGACAATGAGAACGATATGGATAAAATCGAAATATTTTTCTAGTCATATCATCTTCCGCTATTACAAAATCTAGTTTTCTTTTCATTTTTTACCTCACATAATCTCAACAACTTTTCCAAAAATATCTTTTCTTCCAATCCAGCCATTAACATGACCATGATTATTAGAAATTTGAAATCTTATATTATTTTTAATTGCAGAAATTTTATGTAAATAATAATGACCTTTTACCTTACATAATACAATGTCATTTTTATTTAATTTTGTTTTATCTGTCACAGGAACACATCTTACTGGCTGACCTGATTTTAATTTAGGTGTCATAGATTGTCCAAATCCTACAACAATACATTCTTCGCCTTTTTGAAGATGTTTTGCCGTTTCTGCATTTTCTTTTCCTTTATACATTTTATCCTTTCTTTATATAGTATATATTGTATTTTAGATTAATTAAGGCACAATATATAGTAATAATTTCCCCAATGAAACGTTTGTTTCATGTATTTATATATTCTCTAAACTATTCAGAAATTGCTTCATCCACTGATTTCTTTCATCCATTCTTTTTAATTCTGCTTGCCAATGTTCATATGCTCTTTTAACTTTTTTATTTTCCGAGTCTTTAAGATCAGCAATATAATTCTTAACAGCATCATCAGAAGTATCTAATTTTTTATTTATGTCATCTTCACACCATTTATATAAACTTGTATTTAATGACATATCAATTTGTTCTAAACAAAACTTCTTTAGATTCTCATGTTCTGGCGTAGGAGGAATCCATTTCTCAACTTCTTTCCGTACCTTTAAGTATTTTTCATCTTCGTTCTTATAATCTCTGAGACATCTTTCTGCACTTTCTTTATTGCTGTTAAACTTAGAAATCATATCCTCTTTCGCTTCTTCAAAAGTCATATGATATATTTTGTCTCTTGACTTTAAAGATTCTTTGTATCTATTTTCGTAATAAGGATCAGGTTTAAAATACTCTGGTGTTGGAACATCTAAAGATTCATCTTTTAAATCAATCGCAATTCCAAATGCTCTTGTACATAGTTTCAGAAATTCTTTACCAGTTGTTATTTTCCCATCCTTAATATAAGACGTATATCCTGTTGGCATCTAATCACCTCTCTATTCAATTGTATTTTTTATGGGATATTGAGCAGAAATGCTCTTAGAAAAATTACATATTATCTAAAGCTTCAATAAATTCGTTACCACAATCACAAAATGTATAAATCATAGATTTCATAAGTCCCCAAGACATTCCTGAGTGACCTTGATTCTTCATTACTTTAATGCCTGCGGTAATAGAATCTTCTTTAACAGTTTTAATAATATTTAAACATTGACCTAGTTCCATTCCTTCGTACAAATCATCTAATCTAATAGGTACACATCTGTCCCATTCATCCCATTTGTCTTGTGATAAAACTTTATGTCCTTCTTTAATCCAATATTTTGTTAGTTCTGGAATTTTCTTTTTATGTTCTTCTTCTCTTCTGATTAAATCTTGTCTCATTTTTTCTTGTTCATCTTTAAATTCTTTAAATGTTTTACCAGTACATTTAATATATGCTTCATCTACTGTCATATCAGATGTTAATTTGTGACCATTAAATTCTCCAAAATATTTTTTACCAGTAGCTTCTGCCTTACTATGCAATAATTTAATTGAATCTTTAAGGGATAATCCACAATCAAAATCAATTTCAATATACTCCATATATCTATTCCTCTCTTTCCACATATGAAAGTTTACTTTCAATTAATCATATTTTTTGATGACCTGCAATTTCTCTCAAACAATCATTCCAGCCATTAGCATATCCATTTATCCATTTATTAGGATAATGGTCTTCATAATCTTCTTCTGGTAATTCTCTTAACGGACAGCCTTTCATTAAATCATCCCATGAATCACCCGCATTAAAATTTGCGTCATCATCTTGTACTATACATTCATCTGCACCATTTAATAACGGACAATGTATACATTGATTTGGTGTTTCAATCACCAATACCGATTTACTCATCTAACTTCTCCTGTAATTATAATCAACTTTTGTATTTTATCTCTAGTTTAAATAGGATATATTATAAGAATTCTCCGTTTTTAAAATATCCTCTAATGTTAGAGCTTTAAATCTTCTCAAATCAACTCTACCCCTAGCTGCTTTCATTATATTGTCCTCTACTGTACCTATATTCGGGTTTGTATTTTTGCTAAAATCAAAAAATAGTCTTTGACCTCTTTCTGTATCTATCACTAGATAATTGCCATTTCCCCCTTTCCACTGCTGGCATTTATAAAATTCTTCTGCTACAAGCTTGTCTTCTAAATAAAATAATGCTCTCATATTATCTTCTCCTCAGTCATTAATAATTTCGTAGATAATATCATCATGATAATTGCCGTGCGAATCTCTAACAGAATCTTTTAGAATGTGTTTGTTCCCTCCGTGTTTTTTGCAGAATTTGCCATTATGGAATACTACTTTTCCAATATCACCACCATATTTTGTCCGACATGTCACAATGTCATTCTCCCAAATTTTCTTTCCGTTTTTGTCTGTCAGACCTGTAAACTGACAAATAGTTTCTGGGTCAACCAATTTCATTCTATCTAATATTAATGATTTGATAGGTAGTGTACTCGCTGTTTCATATGCAGGAACAATATAACAATATCCACTATCTGAATCTAAATTCAAAAAGCTTCCTTCTATCCATTCACCGTTATCAATTCGTTTTGCTTTAAAAAGAATTTCTCTCATTCAACTCCACCACCTTTTATAATTTCAATAACCCTGTCTAATGCATCTCCTACATTTTCATAAGCAATATCTAACTTTTTATCTCCTGTGTTTGCAATTGTTAAGAAGTATCTCATTTTTAATTGTTTCAACTGTTTCACGACTTCATCTAAATCGAAAGCTGTTGGTTCTTCTCGAATCATTCTTCTAACAGTTACACACATTATATTCTCTTCTTCGGTATTTGCTTTTGCATAGTTGAACTTTTTAATAAATTTATCAGCATCTATCAGTCTACCCATTTTTATTCTCCATTTCATTAAGCAATTTCTCACAACGTTTGATATGATATATTAATTTTCTATTTGTCCTTTTATCCATGTTTCCATAATGAAAACATCTATTATATCCAAGAATATCTTCTGCTAATTCCTTTGAATATTCTACAAATTGCTTCGTAACTTTAACATTATTCATTCATTTACATCCTTATATGTGTCTTTCAAGGCATATTTCAGTCAAAAATACACCTCAAAAGACGTAATTTTTACGATGAAAGGGAACTTTCATCTGTTCTTAATTTTCCCATATATCAATTAAATCTTCATAAATATATATCGCTTCTTTTATTCTCCCCAAGTCTTCTGCACCATATAAAGATAACGATTTTATTTGTTCTAAATTTTCTTGTCTTCTTTTTAATCTTTCTACTTTTCGTTTAAGTCTTCGTAATCCATATTCACAATCATTAATAGATATACTTTTCATATTTAATCTATTACCCTTCCTTGTTATGATTATTAATTCATCTGTTCTAAATTTCTCCCTTTGCTCCATAATTATCAGCAATAGTCCAATCATCACACGCCATATTCTCAATTGTATATGTAATATCTTCTGAATCTCTGATATTGATAACTCTACCATCGTAACAGTGCATCATAACTTCATTACCATCCAACTCCCACCAACCTGCCCAATGTTTTCTCTTGATTTTGTGTCCTCTTTTAAGTGAAAATAATGCGCTTGCAAAATTCATAGTTTATTTATCCTTTCTTATAATTATCTATTAATATATTCATCAAGATCTTTATAATCTTTTAACATCACAATTGCTCTACATAGTATTCCTTCTATCTCACAATATTCAGCACTATCAGCAATTTCTGAGAGCTTATTAATTACTTGCGAGATTGTCATATTTCTATGAGATGGTTCTTTGTATTCTTCCATAATTTATCTTCCAATTTTTGCTAAAATTTTTAACCATAATTTCTGATAATATAAAATCTGTTTCTTCATTACTTCTTCTGAATTTTCTGGTGTTGTAGTTTCCCATTCTCCAAATTTAATTATCATAGAATTACTACGTTTACCATCTTTTGATTCTATATTCTCTAATTTACTTCCATTTTTGAATTTAATTTTTATGTAAATCACCTCCTTTCACACCTTGAAAAAATAATTTCATCTCCTCCACCGTATTGATGGGTTATCGTACAATTTAGATAAATATTCTTCTGAATATAAAAAATTAATCTCATTTAGCCATCTTTTAAAATCTTCACTATTTTTAAAACAATGACAACATCCTATTCTAGAATTTTCATTACGAAAGATTGTATCTTCCTCAATTCCCTTATACATTAATTCTCTTCTATATTTCATTCCACATTTATCGCATCTGTACCAGAAAACTCTAGGAATAAATGTTTTGATTTTAATAGAGTTCATGAAATACTTGATATATTTTTCTTTTGGGTTTCTTTCCATCGTTTATTCTTTTCTTTCTTTAATGTATTCCTCACAAATATCTACAATATGCTCACACAATTTCTGTGGTATTTTACTTCTCTCAACACTACCTTTTAATCCTTGTGTTCCAGTTCTACTACCTCTCGGAGCAGAAACATGACATGGATCACCATTTTTACACATAGGCAAGAATTTAGGATCAGGATGATTTGTCCAAATATCAGTAGGTTTCATCCTGTCATCTCCATATTTGCAATAAGTCACCGTATAACGTGGTAAGTCTTGCATCCATGTCATCTTTCGCATACCACCTCTAGGATTTTCAATAAAATAAAATGTTGGATTTAGTTCCTTGATTAAGGATAGAACGTGTTGATCAGTTTTATCACAGAATTTTGCATAATCACTTACTGGATCAAGATTGCCTGTTTCTGGATTCTTTCTTCTGTGATGGCTAATAGCCGCAATAGAGAAACTGGTACAGTCTGGACTCGCCCACACCACATCTGGATGTCCAAATTTTTCTAATATATCTTTCGCTGTAATATTATTAACATCATCATATAAATCAATATTCTCAAAATCTTTATTCCATTCTACACTAAAAACTTCATGTCCTTTAGCTTCAAATGCTTTTCCAATAGATCTTGTACCTGCAAATAATTCTAATACTTTCACAGTCTCGCACCATAATAGTGCTGCGCAGCTTACCTCATGAGACTATGTATTCCTTTCTTCTATCAATTATTTCTTTCATGTGATATATTAAATCACTAATATTTATGCGGTTTCAGCGTCCCAAAACCACATAATTCTATGTATTCTGGTTATGTTATTTCTTTCAAAAGTCAGTAAAATCAATGATTTTCAAGACTACGATGAAAGAAATATTCTATAACATCTCCGCAACTTTCTTTGCAAAAATATCCTTGATATTCTTATCAATTACATCACAAATAACTTTCTCTGTTGATTCTTTTACATACGTTTCTAATGTTTTATCCTTAATTTTTCGATTTGGATTCCATTTATCCGCTGATACTAATGCTCCAATTCTTTTAGTTACAATTTTTTCAATTTCATCATCAAGATTCCCTACAATGACATCTTCGATATACCTGTCCATTGCAAGTTTAACTTTCTCATCAAGTTCTTCACTATCAACTTGCAGATTTAAAATTAATTTTGGTTCTGATTTCTTCATATTTCAACATACTCCTTTGTGTATTTTCTAAACCATTCAATCTTTTAATTCTATATTCGAATTGTTTACGGCAATTCAGTACAAGACCAACCAGTTACTCTCCCATATTCATCTTTTTCTACTCTATTTCCAACCCATTCCACCCAAGATGCATTTTCTCCGGCTAGTTTCTTAAATTTTCTACTAGACATCTTAACAATAATATCGTATACTTGGTCTGGCATAACCCATAGTTCTATTTCATATTCATCATTTTTATATATACAGGCAGCTTTGCAATGTTCTGGATATTTTAAATTTAAGAAAAGCTTCTCAAGATTAGTACCAATAATCGCTTTTATATTTTTCAATTTAATCCCCCACTGGTTCATATTTTTTAAACAATTTACCCATTTTCAAATGATTAAATTTTGCTAAATCCATTGTACAAGCTACAACGTTATGTGGTATAGAAGCTCCAATAAATTCACATAGATACTCTGATAATGATTGATATTTAATATCTTTTGATATTTCTTCATCCCAAGGTTTCTTAATCCATCCAATCATTTTCTGATTATTGATTGTTACTTCTCCTTTATCAAGTGAATATAATACACTACCGTTACTACTTCTCCACCAAGCATCTTCACCTGCGAATTTAGTAAATTCTTCTTCTGACATATCTGCGATCATATCAAATATTTCATCATCCATTAACCAAACTTCATATTTATTACTCTTGTATGTACATATTGCTCCATATTCTTTTGGATAATCCAGTACGAAAAAGAATTGTTCAAGATTATTTCCTAAAATTTCTTTCATAATTCGTTAATCTCCTTTAACCTTTCTGGGATAAAGTCTTTTGTTACTGAAATATGTGGTGCTTCATCACACTTTCCTACATGTAGTTCAATATAAGTTCCTGCATCAAACTTATAATCTCCTACAATCTTCTCAGCGTTATCAATGATACTTTGACCACAAGCTTTAATATGCTCAATTAATTCTTCTCTGTATGTTTTATCATATGTCATATTTTCACATCCATAAAATCGTGATTTCTTTACAAAAATTTATCAACTACTTTTCTAATTCTCTTCTCTCTGTCTCTACCATTACCTAACTCTTTTACCAATGCTTTAATTAATTCTTCTTTACAATTATTTGCTCTTTTTAAAATATCCTCGTATGGTTTTATAACTTTTTGCGTATTATCTTCTACTTCTAATTCCAAAGGTAAAACTTCATATTTATAAAAAGCAATTTCTAAAGCCATAACATTAATTGTATGTTCCAATTCTTCTAATAAAAAACTCATATTATCACCTTATGAACTCAACATATATTCTTTACACAATCTTTTTACCCTTGCTACTGTTCCGACAGGGCAATTTATCACTTCTGCAATCTTCTGATGAGTGTAACCCTTCTGAAATAAATCAAGAATCTCTCTATCTCTGTCTTTTCGTAATCTGTTATAATAATCCTCATAGATTAACTTTGCTAACACATCATCCTGAGATTCACCACTATATCTTTTCTCCATATAAATTTCAAAACATGGTGCAGTATCACTTTCATCTGAAATTGATTTGTCATAATGTAATATTAATGCATCTGGAATAAACTTCTGTAGACTATTCTTTCTCCACTTCTCTTTATGTATTTCGTTATACATACATTTGTATGCGTATGTAGAAAATTCATATTTATCGGAGTTATAATTATTTGCTGCTTTACATAACCCAATTGCAGCTAAATCATACCAATCATCTTCTAAGTTGTGATTTCGTAGAAATTTATAAATCAAATTATGATTATCTTCTACCAACCTTTGTGCTTCTCTTGTCATTCGTACTTCTCCTTTCTAATTTTTATAAATGAACTGGTTGGTTATGACCCACAGTCAGTCCTATAAATTAATAATTAATTTGATTTATATATTTATTCTCTAATTTACCATTAACATATTTAGATTCAATCTCCACAGATATTTTATCTCCTTCTTCCAATCCATAATCTATAAAAGAAGGTCTATTAAAAACACCATTTGCTTGTTGTTCATCTGTATATGTCATATCATCATATTTTACAGATATTACCCAATGCCATCGAGGGCAAGTAGCAAACCAATATCTAACATCTAATTTAGTGATAGTTGCATCAACATTTTCATGTATATATTGAACATCTGGAACTGGTTCATTACTGTCATATTGTTTACAACCTATTAGAAAAAATATACAAATCAAGACTATAGATATTTTTTTAATATATAACATATTGTTTCTCCTTTTTTGATGTGTATATTTTATAATTATTCATCATCGTATATGGTTATCATCTGATCCAGTCTTTTCTCCATATTCTTAGATGCTATATCATGTATGAATAAATCAATTCTATTACAGCAATCATCACATAAATGTAATTGTACTGATTTGAATTTGCCATTTGAATGCATCATTGGAATATAATATTTGTCTAAATACTCTGATTCTTTGCCACATAAGTCACAAATATATTTAATCATGTATTATTTCTCCTGATAATATTTTAAATATAATCTTGTATTTTTCTTCTCAGTTCAGAAACTTTATATTCAAAGATTCTAATTTGCTTCTGAATCTTATTTATTCTATCATTTTCATAATTGACTTTATCTTCCATGATACCTTTCGCAAATCCTCGTTTAGTCAATTTATAAGCGAAAAAATCTTTATCAATTTGATTATAAACAATAGTTTTGTTGCTCTTACTTTTAATGTAATCTCTTGATACATATTCAGTTCCATAACAAGCATTTTTATACTCTAAATCATATTTTCCATTTTTATTTAAATTTCTCTCGTACAATTCTTGTCGATCAGGTTCTCCACTTTCGCCAGTTCCGTGCAATAAATAATGTTTTCCATCATAATCAAAAAGAATAGACCAATCTCTCACTTTCGTTATCTTTAATAATGAAACATCTTGAATATTAATCATCAAATCACCTTCTAAAATGAAATAAATTTTTCAACTCTTATGTATAACTAATAAAATATTACTCAAATATAAAGCATATAAAATCAAGTATGTACCACTTACTAAATATAATATTTTTATAAAAACATTAATCCAAATTTCCTTAGACCAGACAATTCCCATGATTGACATAAAAATTCCTATAAGTAATAAATAGACATTTAATATATTCATTGTTTCTCCTTTTCACCCAAATGTAATTACTCCACATGGGTATTTTCTAAAAAATTCCGATACTCTTTCTAATTGTTCATTTGTTAATTTAAAATATCTTTTACCCATCCATCGTCTGAGATTTTTTCTACTTGTTATAATTTTCTTGGGATAATTTTTTATTCTAAATAAATCATTATATTCTGGAACATTTACAAATGGTTGATCGTAACCTCGAATTTCACAAGTGAATGAAATTTCTAAATCAGGATTTCCTTCTCCATATCCAAGTTGCCACCAATACTTCCCATATACACATGGAATATCTTCATTGCATGATTTCATAAGGAGATTATATAAATTCTTATCGTATAATCCATTTTCAATATTCTCTTGCGAATCACCTGTAAGATAATATATTTCTTTTGGTGCATATTCTTTCATTTTCTTAAATTCTTCATCTGTAATTGGTCTACTAAACCATGTGTGACATCCCATATTTAATTCCCTCTTAATCATGATTTTATTTACTAAACTCTTGTTTATATCTTCTGCTTCTCCTTTTATTTTCAATACTTTGTTGTTCTTTTAAAAGTTTACATCCATTACAATTGTTTCTATTTTTACAAAACCAACAATTATCATTTTCTAAGAACCACCAGTGAGGTGGAGATGGACGATGTTTTCTTTTTGCTTTACCTATTGAAATCACCACCTTTGGTACAATGAAAGATTTCTTTCATCGCATTATTTATAAATAACCAATGTTTTATCTTTATAAATTTTATAATATCCTTCTGAAAGAACTTTAAATAATGTATACTCAATCTCAATTTTTGTTGTGTCAATATCTAAAATATTCCACGTTCTGATATTAAATTCTTCACCATCAACATCTAAATACACTCTGTCCAAATCATAATCTTTGACAGTTATATGTGGATTATTATATGGATATGGCATTCTATTAAAAGCATCTTTAATCAGAATATCTAAATATTTATTATCTGTTTTATTTTCTATTGTCATAAAATCAACCATTCATTGCCAAGCAACACATTAATATCGTTATAATTATTGAAACTGTACATGAGATAATTACATTCTCTAATTTATTTCGATTAGCATACCATTTTGCTCCAAACAAATTTAAAATAATTAACGCACCCATTATACAATAACTAATATCATTCATCGTTATTCCCTTCATCTCATCATTCCTCTGAATTTTCCTGTCTGTTTGCTTGTAATTCCCATAGTGTTTTCTCCTTTATTATTTAATTTTTCTTTCTACTGTAACAATTGTATCGTTATGTGCTCCACCATGAGGCACTAATAATATTTCAAGAATTTCAAATCCATATTTCTTACCAATGCTACCACTGTTCCAACCACAACTAATAACAATTCCATTCCTATTAACTATTCTTCCAATCTCTTTCTTTTGTTTAGACCAGTATGATGCTTGTGTAGTTTCCATATTTACTGAATGTCCTAATTTCCTATACACTTCTGATACTTGTCTTACGCTATATGGCGGATCATACAAAACACAGTCTACAGAATTATCATCAAATTTTTTTAAGAAGTCTAAGGCATCCATATGGTAATCCGTATCATATTGCTCGTCCAAATCATTTGTGATATTTGCTAACTTATTTTTATTTGCAAAAGGATCTATAACCAATCCATATGTATATTTATCAATTAATTCTTTAATTGGTTTAATTTCAAATGTATTACTATTAGGCATTTGCCAAACTCTATTTATTATCATATTATCAATAGGAGTAAACGACTCGTTTCTGGTATACCAAACCTCATACTCCTTTCTTAAAACTTCATAAAACTAAATATCCAAGCTATCATATCAACAGTCCAACCGTTACCAATAGCTTCAAATCTTCTTGTCTTTGGCATTTTCACAATACTTCCATCTTCATTCAACCCAAACTCCGTATATCCATCTGGTAATGTTTGAAGTCTTTCTATCTCAACAGGACAAGTTTTCTTATATGTTTCTCCACCTAACCAAACGTTGAATTTAGTTTCAGTTCTACATCTTGGAACTGTTGGTGCTTTGTTATCCAAAAAATACATCCTATCTTGCTGAGAAAAATGTCCTTTACCACTTAAATCATATTTTATGTAATTTTCACATTTAACTAATGTATTTCTGATACGATCATCAAACTGTCTAATCAGTTCAGAATCATTTACAATCACATCCTTTACTAAAATTCCTCTATCTTCTGGTTCTCCTTTTATTGGAATATTCGTCCAATATAATCTCTTGCGCCTCTGAGCTGAAACTAATTGGCTGTTTAAAAGCACAGGTTCAATACCAAGTTCTTTTGTAATAGCAGCTTGGATTTCTTCACCAATTCCATAATTATTCTCATATAAAAAATATTTTGGGCTTGATTCATGTAATGCTCTTACATATTGCATGAACAAATTCCATCCTTCACCATCAGGTTTTACTTCTCTTTTCTTCTTAGCAGTTTTAGAACACTTCGAAGAAGCCCAGAATTGGCATGGCGATCCACCAATCAACAAATCAATACCTTCATACTTACTAAAATCTTCCTCAAATACATCACCACATTGATGAATAGATGGATAATTATATCTACTTATCTTTATTGCATTCTGTTCAATCTCATAAGCATAGTAATCTTTAACCTTAAATCCAGCTCTATCTAATGCAATTCTGCCACATGATATACCATCAAATAGACTTAATACTCTTAATCCATTCTCCAATAAATTATTATTTTCAATTTCAACTAAATGACTCAAATTCCCTTATTTTGTAGGGAGTTGTACAACTACTTTATCCTAGAATTTACCTAAAATCCTTTCTATAAACTCTGTAATGCTGCGTAAATCGGACATTCGCGACTCTCCGATAAAAATAATATTTCTTTGTTCTTGGAAATAATTTGGGTGATCACCCATAGAAATTTACTTGATATGTATTAATCGTCCCACGAATTAGGATTCATGGGACATTCAGGACATCTACAAACTAATCCTCCATCTTCGTCCATGTAATAATCATCACCATAACCACCACATTCATAGCAATAGTCGTATAAATCTTCTTCATAATCGTCATGCATAATTACTCACCTGTATATAACTCTGGTAGTGGCATCCATGCAACAACTTTACTCATTACTTTCATTTTTCTTCCACCTGTGCCATATGTATACCAATTTATCTTTTCCTTAAATTTCATATCTTTGTATACTGTTTTTACACAATAAGCTGAATATATTTCATCTCGTTTTGTTTGGATAAGAACATTTTTTGATTCATAGTTATTGTTAAATGATGATTCATATACTAATTCCATACATGGTAAACCATTATTAATCGAATTCCATTTTGGAACATAATGTTCAAGAGCTTGTTCTGCTCTAAATGTAGGTATCAATAAACTTCCATTTGTATATATTCTTTCTTTGTCTAAAAATGAATATTTGTCTAAAAATTGTTTCATGTTATTTGGAAACTGCATCATTTCTCCGCTCATTCTTTCACCTCTAATTTCTTCAAGTCTTCAATACTCCAAGGTTTTTTATCTTCCCATTTAATAAAATCAAAAGTAACATTCTTAAAAATTTTGGTAGTGACAATGCAATAAACCCCTTTATTTTTATAATTATACCAACTATCATTATCTTTAACGGGGCATGTAGTAAAGGCTACAAGTGTTCCATCTTCATCTCTTGCGATATATTTAAAATTATCTAATAATATATCGAGATATGATTTTTCATTTTTCGTGAGAGTAGGTTTTTCAACATATTCCGATTCGCACCATTTTTTAATCTTATCGGAACATTTTTCATATTCTTCTACTTTAAAAATACATTTTTCACAATCAATACTTTCGCATGGAACAATTTCATTATTTGTCATAGTAATAGCAATACTATCTCCTCTACAAGCAATGTCAAATATTTCTTTGGCAAATTTTTCTTTGTTTTTCATTCATTCTTCCTCATTTTTTCTCTTTGTTACCTCTAAACCTAATTCTCGTTGTTTCTCTGCAATTCTTAATGGAATATATAATTTATGATAACCTCTTTTGCATACATCACAATTACCATATCCATGTCCCCAACACCAATTACAGAACTTATCAAATTGCTTCTTTAATGCATCAGAGGAATCTGTATTTGCAAATCCTTCCCAGATTATTTCTGTTACAAAACTTATGTTACTCACCCCTTTTCTTTGCAAATGAAAGACGCAATTCAATTCTTAATCACTTTTATATTTTTATTCTGTACAAATATTTATCTCCTCCCTTTCTTAAAAACATGACTTAACACATTGTAAATTCCTTATAATCTACGTCATTCATTTCCTTACTTTCTTTCTAATTCTATTTACTTTCACACATAACCATTCAAAAAATAATTCATATATTTTTCGTTTTCTACTTCTATAAACCTTATTTAATTTCATTAGGCATCCTTCTAATATATTTACTTAACCATAATAATCTAAGCTTATTGGCAGTTTCGTAATTGCAACCTCTAATGTATTTACTTAACATATCTATAACGACATCATAAGACTTAACATTATATAATCTCATAACGTCCATTCGTGAACTTCTTGAAATATGAGAAATTAAGCTATCTCTTTCTTTTTCTAACTGCATAATTAAAATTTCATTCATCATTTACACCCATCTTCCATAAACCATTTTCCTTTTATCTAATGTCATATTACATAAAATTCTTGAAAGATAAACAATAATCCACTGGATATCTTCATCTATGTCTTTCTCATATTCCTTGATTTTCTTTTTGATTTCATCTTTATTTAAATGTTCTCTTTCAATTTTATCCTCTAAATCTTCTTTATTTTCTTCTATCGCATAGTCTCGCCAATATCCTTTAAAATCCCATGTCGACACAATAAAATAATATAGTAGAACAGCAATTCCATTTCTTGTTATTTTCCAATTACCATCCTTCATAGGAACAAACCAGTCATATTCTTTAAATTGAGGATTATATTCTAATTCTTTGATTGCATCCATCAAAATTCCTGATTTTTGTTTACTACTCTGATATTCATTATCAATTTCGAAATAACTTCCCATGATTTATTACCTCAAATTACATCTTCCTTGTATTCAGACATATCAATAATCCAATAAGATTTACCTGTATTTTCATCAATGCCTTTGATATCTAGTGAATGTAGAAATACAATCATCCCATTACATAAACCCATAATATAACTATTATAAGCGTTACATATTCTACATAATCTATCTGTTGTTTTATTGAAATAAACACGATAACTTCCATATCCATTTTTAAAAACCCATTCCATAGTAGGAATCAAATAAAAATCTATTACACCATCATGAGTCAAACTAGATTCATGGATATCTTTATTATTCCTATGATAATAGGCATTTAAAGCTTCGAAGGCATTGTCATAATTTTCACTATACCATCCCTTGCATATCATTATTATATCTTTATATAACTTTTCACTCATAAATTATTTCTTCCTTCATTCATAAAAACAACAATTTTTCAAATGAAACTGCCGTTTCAAAATATTACTCCCAATCAAATTTCTGTCCACATTTATCACAATATAAATCTGACTTAGAAACTCTTTCTCTCCCACACATTGGACAATTTCCTCTTGAAGTATAATAATTTCCAGAAAAATCAAGAATATCTTTTATATTATTTGGCTTCATTGGAATCTGTTTTCTTAATGCTTTGATTGCTAATACTAAAGCTTTTTTATAATTCAATACCGATAGATCAGATCGAAATCTAAGACAATTAAAACATTCATGTAATTCAACCATTGCTTCTTCATTATTCATCATTTTCATCTCCATCATCTCCTTTCTCAATCCATTTCCACCAAAGAACGACATATACAATTCTTTTAAAAAATAATCCGTAACACTCTTTATGGATTGAATCAAAATTCTTTCGTCCAATCTCCATTACTCGTTTTCGTGCTTTATCTAATGTTTTATATGACTCTTGACATAAAAACCACATATTATTTCTCCTTTAATCTCTTAATTATAATTTCTAAAGCATTTACAATATCTTTATCAAGTGTTTTGTGTGAATTCTGAATAAAATTTTCAATACGTTTAATCTCTTTTTCTTCTATTATCATATCACTAATTATTTCAATAAGTTCATCTACATTATTTTTCCAATTGGATGAGATACATAAACTACGTTTACATTTTGTATTATCTTTACCTAATTTACATTTTTTACATTGCAGACATTTACAATTTACAGAAATTTTATAGAATTCTTCAATAAATTCTCTTGCCGTCAATTCCTTTTCCCTAATCAATTCAGATGCTTCATAACATTTATAGTCTATAAAATTTATTTCTGAACTTATACGGAAAACGTCAATAAAATAATCAGGTTTAAATTGCAAAATATATGGAAGTGAAATTGAAGAAGTAAATGGACGGATATCTTGAAATCTTTGCTTCTCTGCCTCTTTGAGAATATTTTTGCGTTCTTCTTGTGTTCTAATTACAACATATGTATTTTTTAAATCAATCATTTTCTATTATCCCTTCTCATGTATGAAATTTTTTGTGTCACAAAGTGTTGTTTTATCTGTGAATAATCTTGAATATTTACATTTTGTGAATGGAATAAAGATACATTCTCTTAATTTCTCTCCGCAAAATGGACAGAAATTATAATCACTTTTGTTTTTATATTTTCACATTGACTACACATAATCTCTCTTAATATTCCTCAACTAAATTTTCATGATCTGAATCTATAAGAACAGTATTGTTATAATCCTGAACTTCTAAATTTGTAACTTCATATTTTCCATTTACAAAAACATCCTCATTAGGAATAGTGACTATAGCATCAGGGTTATTACACTCTTCTAATTTTTCTATTAATTCTCTAACTGTCATATTTATGTTCTCTTCTTAAAATTTCGATTTCATTAAAATTCTGATGATATTTCTTTCATATTCACACCAATACAATATTCTGTAGCTTCTTCTTCTGTTTTAAATAGCATAGATTCATTACGATGTTTAACATTAATGTTGAACCAATTATTTCCTATAGGATCAACATTATATCTTATATCTATTTCATTTTTGCCTATTGAAGCTATAACCCTCTTTATCTTTACTTTACATTGAATTAATGCATATTTTGAACTTTCTTCAAATCCCTTTCCATCACAAGCAGGACATGGAACTCTATATCCCTTATAAACAATCTCTGTTTTACCATTGCAAATTGGACATTTATATACTGTTTTTTCTCTATATGTACTCCAACATTCTTCTCCTAATTCAAACTTATTATTTATCGTATACATTTTTCTCTTCCTTTCACTTGCTCACAACTCTAATCATTTTTACTATTTCTTCTTTTTACGCTTGATATATTTCAAATATAAACTAGCTAAGATTTCACCAACTATATTTCCTATTAAAGCTCCTATTGCTGTTAATACTAAAACCTCGATTACATTCATCTTATTATTTCTCCATAATCTCCATTATCTGTCCATTTTCATATTTACACAACTTTCCGTTTTTTGAATAGTATAGACACATATAACCTGTTTTATAATCCGCTACTCCTAAATCAAATAAAAAATACACTATACCTGTCTCATCATCATAATACAAATCTTCTCTGTCACTTTCAATTTGATGTAAATGAACTAATTTGTCTTTTGAATAATAATTTACATTTGTATTATTACTTTCATCATTACATCCCACTATTCCAAATAACATCATCACCGACATTCCCAATAATAAAATTTTCTTTCGCATTTCTTCGCCTTTAATCTATCACAATATTGTATAAATAATCATCCAGATACTCTTTTAATAACTCTTCGTTATTAAGTCCAGTCCCATGATAAAATTCTTCCGCAATTCCACCACCTATAGCACACAAAGTATCCATGTCACATCTCAACGAAAATACATTTCTAAGAAAACTTTCATAAGATTCGCTTTCCAGAAAACATCTGATTGCAACAGGTACACTTCCCTGACAATTTGCATTCCAGTGATAAGAATTTCTATAGTCGGAAATACTCTTTTCAACACTGTACTGATAATCTTCTAATGGATACTGAAGTTTTACATACTGAAAAATCTCATCTTTTGTAGCTCCTGTCCTTGCCATGTAAACACACATTGCCGTTGTAACTGCACCTTTAATTCCCTCTGGATGATTATGTGTACATTCAGCAGATTTAATAGCCCATTCTTTCACTTCTTTTTCAGAATTAAAATACTCTCCAATATAAGAACATCTCATAGCAGAACCATTTCCAAAACTATTGTAAGCTTTTTCATCATCGTGAAATAACCACATATCAAACATTTCACCATATCCTACATTTTGATATTTTCTTCCGAATTCTCTATATAATTCTTCAAAAGATTTATTATTTTTAATTGCTGATTTGGCAGCCAATGTCATTACTGTATCATCTGTAAAATTACATTTGTCTGTGAATAACCCACAATATTTCCAATCTAATTTTGTTGGTCTTTTACTAGGAAACTCATATTGAGAACCTGCAATGTCACCTAAAATTGCTCCAATAATCGCCATATTTCATTCTCCTTATATTATCTTAATAATTTCATCTACACAAATTCCAAACCAACATACAGCCATTCCCATCCATGCGAATCGTTGAAATTCGTCTTTCTTACTGCTCTACAGGAATATAATTATCTGCATCATCCCATTCCCATTGTCCACGTCCTCTATTATATATAAGGAAAAATGTTATACCACCTTTCTTCTTTACTGCATAAACTGTAATTACTCGTTCTGTTTGTCCAAATCTTTCTTGTACCTCAAACATTTTATATATTCTCCTTTACGCTTTAATATATCTTTTAATGCAATTCCTATGTTTTCATTATGAGATTTTGAATCATCGACTCTTATAAAACTACAACCAAGTTCTCTTTCAATTATTTTCTGTCTTAATGTTTGCTGTTCATATGTATAACCTTTATGTTTATTTTCATCATATTCGATTGCTATGTTAAGACTTGGTAAGTAATAGTCAATTTTATATTTTCCTACTTTAAATTGTCTAATACCTTTTAATTCAAATACGATAAAGTTTTTTCTAAAATATCCAAAAATTTTATTTCTTGTATATCATTAATAACAATTAAATCTTTTTCAGGGAAATAATGCTTTAATTAATTTTGTCTTTATTTCCTGACTTTTTCTGGCACTTGAAATCAATTTTAATACACCTTCTGAGGTTAAAAAATTTTCTCCAGCATTATTTAATTTTCTAAAATTTTTATCTTTCATATCTGAATTTTTAAGTTTGATAACCTGTTTATCATTCATCTTCCTAAGATTATCATTGACGTTTTTAATCTCTAAAATCTCCGCTACATGTTTAGGATTAAATAACACCTGTCCATTCAGCTCAAATACTTCAACATCATGTCCCTCAAAAAATCATCAAATTATTATTTACCATATAATTTCCTCCTATTACCAAAATGTAAATCCTTTTTCGTGTCCTTCTTGATGAAAGCAATTTTCTAATTTAACAACACAATCATATGTATCATATTCTCCATACCTATCTCTTTTAAACCATTTATCCAACCACGCCACCATTTGTTCATCTGTAGCAGCCTGCATAAAAATCACTTTAATCTGATAATCTGCTCCGCTATATTCTGACTTAGTAAATATAACCTCTTTAATAATAGAATCCTTTCTAGCCAACCAGAGCTTGATTTTCATATAAGGTATATACACAATAGACATGAAGAATTTTTTAATCTGAATCCACTTTCTTTTCCCTTCTGATTTAATAAATTCCCCTATTTCATGATTCGTTTTATAACCACTCATTATTTTTCTCCTTTCTTATTCTCTGTCCACTCATCGAAATCTTCTTTCATATATAAGAAGTTTTCTTTCTGGTCTGTAAAATAATCATCGTTCCTACTAAAATAATCTGGAAACCATTTATCTAGGTCTTCATCTTTTTTAAATGAATAAGCTACCATAGCGAGTAACGATTTTATATTGCTTGATTCAAGTAACTTTGAATTGTTATCTACTTCTATAGTAAGATCGTCTAACGTATCCTCAAAACATTCTAAATCTCTTTCGTCAATATCATCTGATACATTCTCCTTAATAAAATCTAATACAGAATTTGTTGTATTTTCTTTATCTACATTATTCTCTTCAATAACTTCTGTATTATCATTTACATTTTCTTTCTCTGATTTAGATTCTTCTATGTATTCTTTTAAATAATCTTCCATAAGGGATTTCATAATATGTATTTTTGTAGATATATATCCTTTATCTTTTGAAGATCGCTCTGCATCTAAATCATTAAATGAACATTCATTTACTAATTTTCTTGAAATTTTTGTAGGCTTTGGAATACTTACAAGTTTCTCATTTAAACCATTTTCAAAAGCTGTTAAAAATTCATCGAATCTACTATTATCAAGATTATATTTCTTAAACTCTTTAAAAAGTGAAATCCATAAGAATGAATTCTTCTTCTTAAATAACTCCAAATGTCTATCTTCGACTACTTCTTGTAATTCATCTAATAAAGAATTTAATTTTTCAAAATCTTCTTTTTTAGAATTCGTATCAAGAAACATTCCTTGCCTTTTAGCATCTTTTTTCCAAGAATCAAAATGATTTAAAAACATCAAACTTTCAATTACAATTCTTTCACTTGTACCATTGATTCTATCTTTTCCTTTAAATGACATACAATCTTTAAAAAATCTATGAGCAGCTACTTTCTTAATATCTCCTGCTACTGTATTAATGTATGTAATGGCTTTCTGATTACCATTCATATTTACCTGTCTATTATATCTACGGATATGATAACCAATTTCATCATCTGTACAATCTAAATGTTTTACAACTAAAACATTGTAATTATCAAAAATCAATTTTAATTCTGGTGGTAAATCTGTATAACCCTTACCTCTTAAATCAAATTCTTTTATTTTTTGAATAGGATTTCCCTCATCATCTACTGTATTTTCAAGATACTTTATTATTGGATTTTCTATGTTTTGTCCCAAACAAAACCCACCCATCACAAACGACTGTATAGTTGTCAGCCTTTGTTTTCCATCTATCAACCAGTTGACTACACCCATTTCTGTTATTTGTTCACATAATTTTATTGGGTCAAAATCTTCATTCTTTACAATAGTTGATATAAAACCATCTCTATAGTCATCGGAAAACTGATCTGGATCTCTTTGTTGTTTATGGTCATCTCTGATTTGCTTTAACCTCACAGCTTCCAATAAACTTGATATTGTATAGGTGTCTCTTTTTGTCTTATCTCTTCCTACTAATACGCTCATTTCACTCTTCCTCGTCTTTCAATAATATACTTATGTTTTCGTACAGTCGGAATTCAGAAATTGCATCACGATATTGAGAGTATGATATTCCACATACTTCTGTAATATTTGCTACGTTCCTACCGTCCATTATCATTTCTGCAACTCTTCTATTCTTCTTAGATATATTCTCTAAGAATTTTTTTACACGCTTATTTTTTTTCTCGTCTACTATTTCTTCCTTTAAATCTAATTTCTCGTCCAAATCAAAATTAGATTTAATTTTACTATGTCCCGAAACTTCATCGTCATAAATCTCATCTAAAGACATATCGGGAATCACAATAGCCCTTTTCTGTTTTTCATCGTAAAGAATTTTACCATTCTTTACTAATACATTTGCTCTTACTCCCCTATGTCTGTCTCTTGACCATTCCCAGAAAGAACGATTTAAATTTGAATATAAAAATGTTTTAAATTGTGCATTACTATCGGGATTGTAAGAAATCACTGTTTCTAAAAGAACTTTAATTGCATTATCGTAAATATCATCTAAATCCTTTTGAAATACATCTGGTTTATGGCAAGTGATTTTGTGACATATTTTTTTTAATTTTCGTAAATTATTGTCACAATATGTATGTATAAGTTTCATCTGCTCGTCTGATAAATTTTCTAATTGGTATTTCATCTTTTCAGTAGATGCTTTATGTAATTCTTCTCTTGTCATGCTGTCTTCTTATCCTTTCTTTTCATCTTCTCTTTATAATAGGCTTCAAATTTCCCAAAGATTTTTGTTCTTGGTTTGTACTTTTTATATTCTCTTTCCTTTATTTCAAAGATTAATTGATGAAACGGATAATTTTTCTCGTAAGCTTTAATCAAACCATCTATATAATTAATATCCTGTTTGACCCTTGCTCTATCTCTGATGATTTTATAAAGCTCTACACCGACAAATGGATACATCCACACGGGCGGATTCCGAATTAAAATCCAATGTTTGATGGCTTCTAATTCGTTATCAAATTCCATGACATTTGATTTAAAATTCTGTTTCATACAAATTAGTTTCTCACGACTAATTTCTGGCAGCGAAGATAAGGATGAAATGTAGGTTTCAAGAGTCTCTAAATCTTCCTTTTTTAACGGAACATCTTTGAAAGAACGCTTTTCAAATTCTTCCTCATGTAAATGTTGTTTGATTGTCTCATTATCTAAGACAATCAAATCATCTACACCTTCAAGATAAAATTCTTTCTTCCAATCTTTAGGAAGATTATTTTCAAGAATTTTCTGTGCTTCTCTGAAACTCCATGTCCCTGCCATCATAGGTGTAGTACATGTTGTATACTTACCCGAAATTTTACGAATATATTTTTTACCATTCGTAATTCTAAAGCTTTGCATCACAAACACCTCCAATATTTAATTTTGGGTAAACTTAATAGACCTAGAGTCTATATAAATATTCTCTAAGAACTATTTGCTTTTAATTTTTATAAACTGGAAATAAATGGATTAGCTATTTTACTTTCAAGACTTGCTTTTTATTGCTAGAAGTGCGATAATAAAGAAAGTGTTATATGAAAATATAGCACATTATATGTATTTTGCCGCCCAGAGATGTTACCAGCATCGTTTGTATGGGTGGCATTTTTGATTTTATTTCCTTTTTATGTCTCATATTATACTCCGAACGAATGTTCTTGTCAATATGTTTTGGGGAATTAACACTTCCATCTTTTTCCTGCAATATAACAAATGTTAATCTATTCTATTTTTCTTCTTAATAAAATAGTATTAAGTTCCCCCATTCGTTTAGGTTTATGAATATTCTGTGGAACTGAAAAAGCTTTTACTTGATTTATGAAATTATCTCCTTCGAGTCTGGCAAAAGATTTACTTTTTTGAATGATTTCTAATGTTTCCGTTCTTGTCTTTTTTCTAAACGGAATGATATTTTCTTCTTTCTCTAAGTTTTGCGTTGAAACTAACGCTCTTGTATTCGGATCAATTAATCCTGCTTCGACATATTTTAATGCTTCTTCCAAAGTCATTTCAATATATGGCATATTATTCTCCTTTCCTATCCTTCAAAATTAGCAAGATAAATTTCTTTAATTTTTTCTCGCATTTCTTTATTTTTAATGGCACCCATTTTCTTAATGATTCTTTTTTCTGATACCTGTCTAAGACATTCAGCTAAAATCATTGAATTATAAGGTAAACCATTTTCTTTACTCTTCTTTAATAAAGCATGTGTAGGTTGATTCAAATGCTTTATATTAGAAGTAATAGGCATTGCTATAGTGGTACTTGAAAAAATATTGCCCTTATCGTTCTGAATAATAATTGCTGGTCTGATGCCGTCTTGTTCAGAACCGATTGTATTTTCCCCAAAGTCAATTAATACGACATCATATCTTTTGTATTCTCCTATCATCTAAAGCATCCTCCTTTCTCCACTTGCTTTTCATGGTTTTATTATATACTTTTTAGAGTATACTGTCAAGAGTATATTCTAAAAAATATATCTTTAAAAACATATTTATTTTTATGAAAAATTATGCTATTATCATTTTAACAATATATTCTCAAAGATATATTTTTAAGGAGTGAAAAAATGTTATTTTTAAATATAAAAGATCGTGTTAATAAGTATTTTGAAAACAAAAATCAATTTGCTAAAGCTATTGGTGTAGGATTTCCTGCTGCTTGTAAATTATACGAAGGCGAAACATCTCGTATAGCATTTGACACGCTTGAATCTTTATGTCGAGAACTTCACTGTTCCCCTAACGATTTATTCATTTCTGATAATCCAGAGATAATGAATTATATTAAAGGCGATACGGAATAGTACCGCCTTGTTTTTACACATTCCAATTACCATCCTTATCATATAAGAAACTCATCTTATCTTTTGTCTTCTGCATCCTTTCTTTTTCAAGACAAATATAAATCATAGTAGTGTGTAAATCAGCATGATTAAAATAATCCTTCAACTCTACTAACGCTTCGCTTTTATTTTTTGCCATCTTATAGTATCGATTACCCATAGTTTTTCTAAGACCATGAACACCAATTCTTCTTTTAATGCCAACAGCTCTTGTTGCTTTATTCATGATGTTTTCAAATCTATCCAGGCTTATATGTCCATGTGGAGATATAAAGATATAATCATTCAAAGAAACGTCATTTGATATGCGTAACCACTGTAACCAATCTTCTAATGCAAATTTCAAATCTTCGTTCCACGACAATTCCACTCGTTTCCCAGTACCACCAACATGACGAGTCTTTTCAGGAATAAAATCTTTTGTTAATCTCCATTCCCAATCATCATCAAAAAACGTACTCCATGTAAGCTTACAAAGGTCGCCACCACGCAATCCTATATTAATTCCACATATAAACATAGCAAGGTTTCTTCTAGCTATTGTTTCTTTCTTAAAAGTTGTGCATTCTTCAATACATGATTTAAAATAATTGGCAACTGATGATATTTCCTCTTCTGTATGAAGTGCATCTGTCTTTGTAGACTCTCTATGCTTTACCTCTTTCTGTCGTGTCGGGAAATTATACATCCTACATTCCTCGACAACATTTAATGCTGCTAATCCACTCATAATTTCATCTTCCTTTCTTATTATCATTGTAGTACTACTTTCTTTGAGCTGGAAAGCATAAGACAGCTCCCATCACTTATGATACAGCGTGGAATTATGTATTTACTATTCTGTTACAGGATTAGGATAATAGCCATTCTTCTTGAGAAGTTTTCTGACGTATTCCAATCCTTTCTTAGTTGCATATGTAGTAGAACGGATATTTCCATCACGACAAGGACTTTCTTTAACTTGGAATTTACCTTCTTTTCTAAATCTTTCATAAGGAATATTTATCATATCCTTATTATAAAAGAACACTTTCTTATCTCTTAGAAAAGCAAATAATTTATATTCTCCGATTCCTAATTCTTTTGCCATTGTGTTAATATCCATAAGACCTTCTGTATTCATTAGGTTGTCAAAGAATTCTTTCAATTCTCTATTTTGCTTAATTAAATCATTAACCATTATCGCTTGAGCTTCTTTTGAAAATGATGGAAAATATTTTTCTATCATTTCTTCTTCTCTACCTGGCTGAATTGCTGCACCAGTTTTTCGGATTGATTTTAAGTATGCCTTAATAGCTTTCTTTAATGGCTTTGCAATTTTCTTTCTCGACAACATACAAGCATCATATAATCCATCTTCTGTAAATACAGTTACTTTTTGTATTCCACCAAGCGTACACAGTAACTGTGTATCCTTATCTTCATTATCTACTTTACGTCCAACAGTATAGCCATCTCTTTCGCCTAACCAATCCGCAACATCTCTTGCCACAAAATAAGGTTCTTCAATGGAACCATACATCTTAATGTTCTTACCAAGAATTTCTGTTTCTGCAACTACTTCTAATACCTTTTTATTTTCTTCCATATGTATCTTCCTTTCTTATGAAAAATTGTTGATAATATTTTAATAGTTTATTCTCTACTTTACTCACACATTATCTAAGCATTGCAGCCTTATTACGATAGCTTTTACAGATAGCCAATCTGCTATGTAATTTTCAAAGTACAAATTTCTTTTTGGAATTTCTAACTTGAATAAGTCATAAGAAAGTGATATAATATAGAAACACTTTGACTTAGTTCAAGTGTTTGTTTTTAGGAGTAGATTTTGGTTTGGTCGCTGTGAATCTGCTCCTATTTTGTTACAAGGCTTTAGGTGTTACTTTATATTTAGTTTCAATCGCAACATTTATGTCGCCATTTACATATGCTTGTAACAACGCTTCTGCTACTTCACTATATTTCAAGTTTTCGCTTTTGCATTTATTCCTAAAAGCATCTTGTAAGGATTCTTCAATCTGGATTGACATTGATTTTCTTGCCATTTCGTTTTATCCTCCTTACATTAATCATATTATCATTTCATTTATGTTTTGTCAATCATCATTTTTATGATTTACTTATGTTTCTATAAAAATAACCGCTAGTATTTAACTAACGGTTATTCTTTATTCTACATTTAATTTTCTTCACACTATTGCCTATATTCTTCTGTAAATTCGCTAAGTTCTTCCCAATCTTCCCGATTTCCAGTTCTTCTCAAATAAGAATTACCACCATCTACCGCAACATATCCGCATTTACAGGTTACGAAATCATGTCTATTTTTACTTTCTATTATATCTCCACACTTTTTACATTTTATTTTGTTACATAAAATTTTCTTCAAAATTATCCTCCGTTATTTTAAGATAATATTCTGTTCATTTATTTTATAACTTTTCAATCATCTGTTTTACACGTTCAATTTCTTCATTTGTATGAGGTGTTCCACCAGCATTCATATCAATATACCACTGTAATACTTCTCGTTCTGTTTTTAAATCATTCACATTCAATTTTATAGTATGACTATTTAACATTGCCAAATCCGTATACTCATTGAAATAAGATCCAAATACTTTAATTTCATTATTGGCAAATCTACAAATAGCAGTCAATCTTTGCAATCCATCTACACATACAAACTCATTGTATGCTCCATCTGGAACTGAACAATGCCATGATGGACAATTAAAGTATATAATATTTCCGCTTTTACCACCTTTGAGAAAGAACTCTAACCATGCGATCTGCTGTTCCTCTGTCCATACATGTCCTCTCTGGAAATCTGGGTTAAGCTGCAAGTTCATATCTTCTTCCATATCTTTTATCCATCTAGGAACTCTACTAATATTTACATCACATTGATAGTTACCATCTCTTGTGAACTGTGGTATATCACTAAATTTTGTATACTTCATAATATAATCCTTTCTTTAAAAGCTGGATTTCATAACCAATTCATATATCTATCTTTCCCCATATTGAATCCAATTTGTAATAATTTGGCTTTTTTCGCAGCATTATCAAATGACTTTCCACTTGTAACTTCATGACCAAAAGCATCTAAAACCGAAAAATAATAGTCACTTCGTTTAACAACAGTAAAATTATTAAATTCTATACGTCCATTGGCTCTATCCACATGATTCGCTCTAACTATCTCCAATATTTAATACCTCCATGAAAGTCGAATTTCAACTTAGTAAAATCCACTTTCTGATAATTTTTTATTATTTATCTCTTCTAAAAATTCATCATTTCTAATCTTTGCCATATCTACTCTTATTTTTGCTTCTGATATTCTTTCTCGAATTGACCAAATATAATATGATTGAATCTCGCAATCATCCAATTGATCATAAAGATATTCTAATTCTTTAGATATATTTTTTAACTTCATATCTAAAATTTTATTTATTTCAAAAAGTTTTGTCTGTTGTGTATTATTTATATTCATAAAAACACCCCTGAAATCAGTCTTTCATCTAATCATAATCATATTCGTTATAATCACAGTCTACACAAAAAGTACAACTTATTCCATCACCATAATTTGTAACTAAAATACCACCACACTTAGGACATTTTCCAGCTTCTGGATTACTATATAAATCTTCTGTGAATGTTTCACTTCTTCCTAATTTGATTTCACTTTTCTTTTTATGCTTCATAAACTAAATCCCCTTTGTCATTTCATTTATATTATCACACCATCTCTAAATACTTTATAGGAACTTCTTTCGTTAACCAAACTCCGTTCTCAGATAGATAAAATTTATATCCATCCCGATACATTTGTCTACTATCAATACAATATACAACTTCTTTCCCATGCCTTTTCCCAACATTTTCAGCAGTTTTTATATCTTTAGATAAATGTACATATAGTCTACTCTTAGGAATTAAACCATCCTGATTAATAGATTTTACATACTTTTCTCCTGTTCCATGATATAAATATTCTGGCGGTTCTTTTTCTTTCAACTCTACATCTACGTTAATAGAATGTCCTTGATTCGCACGAATAAATGATTTATCATCATTGAAAGAGTAACGCTGCTTACTATCAGACCTCACAATTTCTTCCAACAATTCAAAATTAAATCCATGATTATCTTTTTCAATTCCACTTATCAAGTCATTTACATTCGCCCATCCATGCTCATCAAGTTCAATTCCAATAACATCTGGTTTGTGTCTTAGAATTAAACTCATATATTTACTAATATTGTTTAAATCCATTTATATTTTCCTTTCAAATATCTGTTTCAACTTTTGAATAAACTTAAGTTATCTTTCACCGTTTAAAACTTCAATTAAATGTTCTTTACATAAACTTCGTGTTGAGCCATCAGAATATTTGATCGTATAACCACCATACGTATTTATCCAAAAATCCACGACTTTTACTTCCATGTTTTTTGCCTCATTCATCTGTAACATTAATTCATCTTCATATTCAACCAACGGTTCTTCTACTTTATTCATAATATTTCATCCTATCCTTTCTAACATTTTTTCTACTTTATCAAGTTGCTCTTTAACATAATGAAAACAATCTTTCATTTTATTCTCTAATTGTTTTGTAATAACTTCCAAACCAGACATGCACCGGAGGATTTTTAGCTCCTGGCATTAAAGAACCGCTTATCATTTCCATAACTTGACCAGAATCATTCCAACCATCTGATTCCATTTCTTTTTTATGTTCCATCTTTTCTTTTTCTGAATCATAATAATACTGCTCTATAAACTCTGTATATTTATCTATGCAGTTATCTCCATCCCATACAAATTTTGTTGTATTATTTTTCATTTTGATTCTTTTCACGTAATCAGCTCCATTCTATATTAAAAACAACTTAATCTCATAACATTACCCATAGATTTCTTCCATGATATTCTCTTCTTATATAAGAAATATCATTATCAATTTTCGATAATTCAACTTTTTCAAAAGTTATATTTTTGCAGCCATTCATAGTTCTGTTACTAAATCTATTTTTAGTACATTCAATTCCGTTTGTTAATTCTTCAACCATAACAAAAGTCACTTCTCGTAAATGTTTGATTTTTTGTGTTTCTTCATACGTCATATTATTCACATCCTTTACAATAAAAGCAAATTTTCACATCTATAAGATTCCATTCTCCCTTGCTATTACTTTTAGTTCTTTTGTAACTTCTTGAAGAACAAAATCTTTTTCAAGATACCTTAAATCAGCCATACTTATGATAGATTCGTAAATTTCTTCTGCAAGTTCCTTTATAAGTTTTTTCTCAAAGTTAATATCAAAAGTTCCTATCATGATACCTCCTTATGAAAGCAATTTTTCATCTATTCTCAATTATTGTATGTTTCCCATTATGCTTACAATCTTTTCTGTCACACTGTAAGCATCTCTCTTCATGCGGATTCATCCTTGCATAGTTACAATACATCCAATTATTAGGTTCTTTTAATGATGGAACTAAATATATATTATTCATACAATCACCATCTATTAAAACATTTTCAACTCTGGCATATTTTCTTGAAGTGCCTTGAGTCCAACTCTTTCCCAGTCAATTTTTGTGCTAGAATCAAATAAGATATCTCTAAGTACACCTGCCGCTGCTTGGTCATCCATTTTCTTTAAAATTTCTGTTGATATAATAACTTTTACTTCCTGTTCTCTCATTTCCTTATACCTCTTCTAACATCTTCTCTACTTTATCAAGTTGCTTCTTATCCATAGTCTTTCCAGTTCTGTTTAACATCAAGAAATATTTTAAAATCGTTTTCTTATCAGCATATGTAATATACCCAACTGAAATTCCATAATGTATAAAGTGAGCCTGATCTATATTACTCAAATCATTGTAATAATATCCTTTGTACGGAAATCTATTCTCATAAAATTCTACCAAGGTATTTAATCTTTGTTTCCCGTCAAGAATTTCATAACCACAATCACCGTTTAATAATCTTACAAGGGTAATCTTTCCAATTCCTATATTATTAAAAATAGAATCAATTAATAATTCTTTATCTTCTGTTTCCCATACATATCCCCTTTGATAATCAGGATTCATGTCAACTCCAAAATGATAATAAGCTGTAAGTATATTACTTATTTCAGTAGTATTAAAGTCAATTCTCATATCTTTATTTCTTACAAAATTGGTATTACTATGTTCTACCGATCTTAATTCTTGCCAACCGAAGAAATTAATACAATTACTTTTTTCATGCATCACTCCATAAATTTTTTTATCTTGTGATATATAACTTACAATTGCTGTAGAATCATATCCATATCTAATATGATCTCCAATCTCAAATTCATATGCAGGTTCATTATAATAAACTGATTCTTCTTTTATTTTTTTTAACTCAAATTCTTCTTCTGAAGTTAGTTTTCTTTCCATTTTACTCACTTCCTTTACCTTGAAACCGTCATTTCATGACTGAAACATCAATAACATTGAATCCTGCATCTTCTAAGTCCTGTTCAACACAATATCTTAATGTTTCTTCTGATGATTCATTATCATAAAAATCAGCTTCAACTTCAACAATAAGCTTTGCCTTTATTTTATTTGGCTTATCTATTATTCTTGCCATCTATATCACCTCTTCCAATCTTCCCAATAAATCATTCTTTACTTCGATTATTGCATTCAATCTTGATTCAATTGCAGTAACCTTACAAGCTTCTACATTATAGATCATTTGCTTTTCTAAGTCAGATTCAAGTCTATCAATTTCTGTTTCAAGCTCATTAATATATTCTTTTATCTTTTCTCTCATATCTGGTTGATTCTCATACTGATACAGCTTTTCCAATGGTTCTTGCATTGCTTTGTTTACCTCAAAATCAGCTTCACCATATATATATATTTCTGTATTTAATCCGTCTAAATTCCATTTGACTTTCTGAATTAGTTTACTCATTGTTATCACAACCTTTTTAATTTTTTACATTATAATATTCTCTCTTGTAATGAAATAACTGCCAGTAGAAATACTAACAGTTATAATTCATATCACAAAGGATAGCTAACTATCAACTTGATTACTTTTCACATAATCCCACGAGATTTCTTCTGGCGCAGAATCTTCACATTCGAATACCGTAACATAGCAATACCCATCTCTTACAAGCTGTTGTGCATTCTCTTTACATTCATCAAAATTATTAAAATCTCCTAGAATATAAGGCTGACCCATAAAATCATTTCCATCTTTTTCTTTATATGCGATTAAATACATTGTACCACCTTTTATTTGAGTGTAATATCAAAATATTTGATAAAATCCATACATCTTTTGATTGCATACAATTTTTATCTTTGAAAATTAAATTTTATATCTTAACCCTCATTTTATTTTTAAAATTATATTTTCCATAATTATTTTCTATTCCATTCCATAAATATGTCAATCTACCATCTGGGTATAAACTGATAAATATACTTGTAATAGGATTATTGCATTCTTCTGAACGGTAATACATTCCACCACCTTCATGTTCATACATCGGTGTATATGTATAACCATCAAGATATATTTTCTTTGGGTATTCCATGTTTATCTCCTTCCGTTTGAAAGTTAAATTTTAAGATATGTGGGCGATGGGACTCGAACCCATTCTTACCAGTAGTCCAACACTATCAAACTGATTCTCGAAATCAGACTTCTTATATGCATAAAGAAAACACCTTGTACCCACAATCATCTTATTACCTCCTGAAACTTAGGTTTCATCTTCTTTTACTACTGTTATATTTCTTAATATGGTTGTTTGCAATTTCCATATCAGTGAGGAGTCTTAAATAACCATTCTGGATTTCTTCATTGATCCAATTCTCAAATTTATTATCATATCCATGAACAACTTTAAACTGGAACAATTGTTGCAACTGACTTTCTGTATATACTCTTTTATCCGCAACACATTCAAAATATCTCATAATTTATTTTTCCTTTCTATTTCAACCTACCAATGGTAAAATTCCAAAGCCACCATCAATAATGTCAATCGCATTTTCCAATGATTTTGCTTCACAATTATCCCAGTTGCTTAATCCGTCCCAATCATCTAACATAATGACCGATCTACAAATATCTTTTGTTCTAAACTGATCGAAATATCTATGACAGGTATTTTTATTTAAAGTCATTGGTAATTTTTTACTATACAGTTCAAATAACTTATCTGCAACAGTATAAATATCAAATTTGTTTCTTTCTACAAGATAAGTTCCTTCTTCATAATCATAATCTTCATTTACGTCTTTACTAATTCTTGAAATCCAAAAATCATTTGTATCCATACAAACATATACACCAGCAAATTTAGTATCTTCTTCCATTGGGTATGTATCAATTTCTTCTTTTTTCTGCATATCATTAACAAGTTTTGTTACATTATAATATTTTGCAAATTCCATAATATCACCTCATAAAACTAAACTTCATCTGGTAGATAATGTCCTTCAATATGATAATCTCCATTTTCCATATTGAGATCTGTATTTTCTTTGACCCACTCAATCAATTTATTAGGCGATGGAAAATTAATCGCCACTGAAAAATCTTGACACAATGGCAATCCTTCACCAAAATAATCTTTATTTTCCACAATGTTACTCAATCCATATTTGGTTTCATTTAATACAATAAAATATTTCCAATTATATTTCATAATATCACCTCATAAAACTATTCTTTCAATACAACTGTTCTACAACAAACTAAATCTTCTACATTTACCCTTAGTACATTCGCTATTTTTTCTACAATAAATGCATTTGCTATACCAAGAGTAAAATTAATTGTTTCTTTCTTTTATAGTATTCCAAAATGTATCTATTAAAAACTTAAGCTTACTTAAAATCAGATTCTACCATTTTCCATTCTTTTTTAAATAGTTTTGCAAATTAATTAATTCAATAGTTGCAATTCTTATTTTCTCGTTTTCTTCTAAGTCGTTTCGTGCAATCTCTGCCAACCCTTCTGGAATAAATTCATCTAAGCCAACATAAATTTGAGTCATATAACTTAAAAATTCCTCCCATTTATGTTGTTCTTTCAAATTCAAAGCTTTCAAATACATTGTTCTCATAATAGATACACATCCTTTCTTATTATATATTTAATATAATTATACCATATTGCAACTGTCAGCTCCATATCATTTCATCATTAACCTAAACTTTCCATTTCCACTTCTCTTCACTGCTTGCCATGTCATTTTATTCTTAACAATTACCTTTCCTTTAACCCTTTTGAATGTCTTTTTCGGAATCAAAAACACGTTCTTTCCTAGATATATAGTTCTTATCCTCTTTGACTTGAAAGCCTTTCTTTTTACTCCAATAATTCTTACATTATATCCGTCCATAACAACTTGATCTGGTACTCTAATTATTCTCTGATTTCTTACAGGCTTAATATAAATAGCCGTATCAGGATCATACAGTTCTATATATCCATACTTTGTTTTAATTCCCTGCTGTGCAGCCTGTGTAGGTACTCCAAATCCAATCAATAAGCATCCTCCAATCATTAACCATGTAATTAATTTTTTCATTATTTTGTTCCTTTCTTTGTACAAAAATAAGAGGTATATTCCACCCTCTTATATTCTCTATATATAATCCAAATTCAGTTCTTTCTATATCTATTATTCAGTTTTTCCATTACTTCTGGAATATCAGTGATATAACCTTTCCAGATAATTTTGATAGGGTCATTATAAATTATCATTTGTCCGTCAATATTCATTGACACTATATTCCCATCATATTGCTTCATCGAAGAAAGTAAGAATTTTACATTATAATATTGTAAGATTCCTACACTTATATCATCCCATTCTTCCCACTCAAATATTTTTATTCCACAAAATTCTTCTGTATTCATATTTTATTCACCTGCTATTTCTTTAATCTTCCATGTTGTATAATCTCTATTATTTTCACCATCCCAAAATATCACTATGATATTACCTTTCATACACCAGTAATTTTGTTTTCCATCATCCTCCATTTTTATGATTTGCTTTCTAATTTTCATAAATACAGATTTTAAGTCTGGTGCATCAAAACCACTTATCACTTCTGTTTCTTTTGTATTATCATCACGATGAGTCACTGTTACTTTAAACATATTTTATCTTCCTTTGCTTGAAATGCGGTTTTCATTTACTTAATATATTCATTTTCCATTCCATGATTTCTATATCAATTTTATGAGCACAATCTTTACAAAAATCAATTCCAAACATTGACAAATTTTCTCCTACTGAATGTAGTGCTTCTAAATGTCCACTTTGTAAATATTCTCTTTCTATTCCAAGAATATCTTTCTTTTTAATGACCGGAATTTCTTTTCCGCAACAATCACATACATAAATTTCTTTTCTACTCATGATATATTATAATTCCTTTCTTTCCTTCTCTGTTTTCCATGCTCTCTAATGTGTTCAACGGTTTCTTCTGATGCACCGTTTTGTTTGCATCTTCTAGCCAACCTTTCCCATATATCTAAATTTTCCAACGTGGTTTATTTTTCTTCGCCATGTTTTACCTAACCTTTCTTATTCTGAAATGTGCTTTTCATTATATCTTTGTTATAATCCTAGATTTTCTATTTCTTCTTTTGAAAATCCAGATTCTACAAATAAATTCTTTAATAATTCATTGTTAAATTTTTCATTTTTATCACAATCAATTTTCTTTCTAAAATGTAAATACTGATTAACAGAAGTTGGCTTGATTTCACAGTATGAATAATAATCTTCATCTACAAAATCGCAATCATATTCATCTTCTGGCATTTTTCTTGCGTAATAAGAATGATTCTCCTCATTTAATTTATCTACAAATGACTTAATTCGTCTTTCTGTGTCACAAAAAATTCCAATAGTTACTCTCTTTGCTTCTTTTCCATAATACGAATCGGGACATATATCCCCATAAATATAATGATATACTTCATACATCATACCAAATACACCTCTTCTTTTGAATTTTCCGTTTCACGGTTATCTCCACCCAATATCTTTCGGTGTAATTTCAATATAACAATGTGGTATGCACGATTTACCGAAGTTTACACCAATAAAAATACTTGTGTCTCTTAAAGATGTTTCTGTACTTGTAATTTTACAAAATTTTATAATATACCACGGCAATTTATTCTTAATCCATGTCATTCTCATTGAATCACTATCTAAAATTTTCTCATAAAGCGAATACATTTCATTTTTCTTTGTCTCATATTCTCTTCTATCATTAATAATTTCATCCCTACATTCCTGATACATCTTACAATACTGTTCCTCAAGGCTATTTGATAATTCAGTCAAGGATGTCTGTATACTCTTCAATCTTTCATAACTATTTCTCATATAAAATCACTCTTTCTATCTGAAATCTACGTTTCAATCTTAATCTTCCTTTAATACATTCTGTAGAGCAATGATAATTCTCAATGCTTTTATTGCTTCGTTTAATTCCAATCTACCTACTTCAATTACTGTAGAATTTGATACAGCTTCTACTTTTGCTTTTTGTAACTTTTCTAATGCTTTTTCTTTCTTCATAATTTACCTACCAATCATTAATAAATTCCTGAACCTTTTCTATTGTATTCTCTTCTGGATTATCGTAGAAGTTTTCTGAATATTCTTTATTGTACCAAACTTCAAATTCTCCTGTGTCATCATTATAGAATACTGTCAGATTCTTTTCTGCTGCCCCTGTAAATTCATCTGTAATATTCTTTCTCATAGTGTATACCTCTAATTATTAAAATCATCGTTTCATCGTTTTACATCTGCATTTGTAAATCCGTCATTTCTTTCAATTTCTTGTACCTGTTTATCCGTCAATCCAAACACAGTTATCAAAACATAGCTCATTTCAAGTAAAGCTCCGTGATTATCGGTGTTAAATTCATTTTCCTTTATCTTTTTACACATTTTTGCGTACCTATTTTGATATGCAATTCTCATTTTCTCCCATTCTTCTTGGACAGCGTTCATGGTTATACCTCCATAATTCTATGTAATATATAAGTGCAGTTTCCAATTCTAAAACCATTTTCAAAGTATACAATTTTATTTTCTATTTCTGTATTTACTTGTAAATACACTTGTTGCTTTCCATCAAAGAAAACTAATTCATGTGGTTTTACCTGGTGTAATACTCTATAGAACGTTCCATCATTCATACTATCAACACGTTCCAATTTAAATACAGCCTTACTTTGTATCTGTTTCAATTGTTTTCTTAATTCTTTCCAATTAGTTGCATTAATCATTTATATCCATCCATTCTTCTCAATAAAACTCTTGTTTCATTCTTCCTCACATTCTGTTTTGATTCTTGAACCAACAAAAAACCAATTCTTAGGTTGACTTCTCCATGAATTAGGATCAGCTTCTTTATGTTTGTTGTCATATCCGATTAATAAATTATTTCTATCCAATGAATTAACAGTTCTCCCATTAATCTTGTAATCGTAAATGGGTAAATATTTTTTTTCACCTATTTTATGGATGATAAACCGTATTCTCCAAAAGTCATTAACATATCGTAAAAACACATTTCCTTTGCCGTATTTTGATTCTAAACGTTTATATTTTTCTATTAATTCATTCTGTTTTGGTGTAAGTTTCATAATATTTTCCTTCATTTCATTACTTAAATACTGGTGCTTTAGTAATCGAATCCCAATCAAAAAATGCCTTTGCTTCCGATTCTGGTATTTCCGTTATACTAACTACAGTTTTGTATCCAAGTTTTTGTAAATCGTTTCTAATAAACATATTCACCTCTTCAAAATTTAAAGGTTCTCTTTCGCCTTTAATACACATTGAATAATCAAATGTTTCCCAATCTTCTTCAACACTGTTCCCTAACCCTAATTCAAAATATCTCATAATATTTTCCTCCATTCTTCAATTTGAAATATCTCTTTCATCCGTTATTCATTGAATATTTCCGCTATCAATTCATCTGGAATAGCATCAACAAGCAATTCCTGAGCTATCCAGTTTGTCTTACACTTATTATTTGATACTGCATAAGCAACTACGTTACGCACCAAAGCTTCAAACTGTTCTGTATTTTTCATATTTTCCAACACTTTTCTAATATCACATGAATATCTTGCAAATTCCATATCGTCCATAATTATTTAATCCTTTCTTTCAAAATAACTATATACCTTCTATATTACCAAAATATGTAAACACATTTAACAACGCTTTATATTTCCGTGGATGATTCATAATCTCTATGATTTCTTTTTCCAATCCATCTGTATCTCTAATTAATTCTTCATGTGTCAATTTGAATCCGTACAAGTTTGGAATATCATTTTTCTCATATGTTTCCATAATCTGTTTTCTAATATTCTTTGTTATATTAATAGCTGCATTTCTCTGTAAATTTTCTTTTCCCATCGTTACGACCTTTCTATCCGAAAAAATCATCGAATCTATCAATCCTAATACCTAAACGTCTTTTGCTTATCAGTTTACGTTTCCATAAATCTTCCACCCTGTCATAGTATTTATTCTCTATAATAGGTCTTTCTTCCTTTTCTAATTCTTTAAGGTATACGTTTATACCTTTGTTCATTAGAATTTGTTTATCGTCTTGCATAGCTTTTCAAATCTCTTCTCCGTAGAGCCACCATTTCTTAGTTGTGATAAGTTTTAACCCAAACAGAATCATTGGTAAACAAATTACCCAGGCTCTTATATCTTTTCCTGCGTAGCATCCAATGTAAGACATTAAACAAACTATAGACATTCCTAAGAACTTCTGTGTAAAAGACACTAACAGTTCTTCTGTTGTGATTTTCCGTTCTTTCTTTCCGTCAATTACTTTGAATTCCTTCTTTTCTTTAGTTTCCGTTTCCTGAATCTTCCTTGCTGTATTTTTCATGATATAATCCTCTCTTTCTTCTAAATTTAATAAGGACTATGTTTCCTTTGCGGATACATAGCCCGATGTGTTATATCATTTACCCATTAATGATGGCATAAATGATAATTCCTATGATTAAATAAAATAAACAAAAACCAACGATGTATCCCATTGCTTTCACCTACTTTCTTTTATATGTGTATTCTCTTGTATGTAATAATGATTATTTTCTCCTGTTTTTAGTATAAAAATAGCCTTATAGATATATTCTCTACAAAGCTATAAAAGATACATTTCATCCGTTATTCATTGAATATTTCCGCTATCAATTCATCTGGAATAGCATCAACAAGCAATTCCTGAGCTATCCAGTTTGTCTTACACTTATTATTTGATACTGCATAAGCAACTACGTTACGCACCAAAGCTTCAAACTGTTCTGTATTTTTCATATTTTCCAACACTTTTCTAATATCACATGAATATCTTGCAAATTCCATATCGTCCATAATTATTGCCTCCTTATGCAACTTCCATTAATTCATTAATTGCTTTCGCCTACTTCACAAAAATAATTATCATGCGTTCCACCTGGAACGCATTCTACATCATAATTTCTTTTCTGTAATACGTTCACAATGTTATTGCACGTTTGTATTGTAATTTTCATTCTTACATCTTTCATGTTATCAATTCCTTTCCTTATATAATGCGTCCCATTTCCATATGCCTATCAGTGGTCAAAGGTTGTATAAACGGTCAATTGTTTTCATTGTTTCCATCATTAAACCATATTCTGTAAGATTATCAGCAGAAATAACAGAAGTCTTTCCGCAAACGTCAATTATTACACCGTTTGCAATTGGATTATATTCTACTGTTACTCTGTTTCTGCTTGTATACGGATTTAATGCAAGTGCTTCATTAAGTTTGTTGACCCATTTCATTCTTATTTCCTCCTGTTAAAATGTGCTTTCATCGTGTTATATAAACTACAACACCAGACGGAAGTTCTATATAATTTTCATTATCTCTTAAACTGTTTTCAAATAATTCAAAATCAAAATACGCTTCATTCATATCATTTACAAATCCAAGAGATCTGGCAGTCTCTTCTGCTGCGTTTTCAAAATTACTATAAACTGCATTGATTGACATAATTTCATCAGCATATGTATTTGTAATTTCTATGCAATCTTCGTTGCTTAATTCTCTATATTCATCTTGAAGTTCGTTGATATAGTCCTCTAGTGCTGCGTCAACCTTAGTTTTATATTTTGAATAAATATCTTTAAACATATTATTTTCCTCTCTTTCTGCTTTGAAATTGTACTTTCAATCAACTTTATTTATTTCCTTGTATGCCTCTTCTAACGTGCAGCACAACGCTTGTGCAACTACTAAACATCTAGCCGTCATATCCTGTACAACGGCTTTCTGATTGTCTTTAGGTACGTTCTGGATCGTTCTATCACGTTCCATAAGGTTTCTCACTGTATTAGCCATGAGATATTTTCCATCGACCGCCAAGGCTGCGATTAAGTTTTCCATAATTTAATACTCACCTTTCTGTACAATCTCAAAATCCATAATGTCAAATATTACCTTTAATTCTTTCCAAGTGAAGAACCCTATGTTTTTCTCACCTAAATATAAACAATATCTTCCATTATCCTCAAGCCAATACATTCCAACTTCTTCATTAGTTTTATTCAGAAGAACACCCGAAAGATATTTTCTTGCATCGTACACTATCCCGTTTTTATTAAAAATCACAGTCAATAAAATTTTATTTCCTACTCTTTGAAAACATCCACTCATTACAATGTGATTATTCTCATAGAATAATAATTCCTGTGTAGTTAAATGAAATCCTGTACAAGAGCGTGTGAGCTTCTTAAAAGCCCTGTCTTTATTTCCCACGATGCTTTCTAACTGCTCTATAGTTCCCCATGCTTCACCCTTTGTCAATTGTAATAATGTTTCAATAATCATAGTTCTTTATCCTCCTATTACTTATATTCTCTTAGTGATTTGATTTATAGACACTAAAAACACACAAGGGATTATTTTCCGTTGTGTGAATTGCGTTTTTATTAATTCTTATTAAGTCCTTGTAAACTTTCATAAAAGCTTTCTAGTTCATCCAGATAATAAGCCCCACCTTCATGTATAATCCTTGCCTGTAGGTTATCAGGATAATTGTGTATGAAGTCTATGTAAGTTTTAATTCCGTACTTATCAAATGCTTTCTTTGCTTCTTTGTCTATGATTTTTATAACATAATAATTCAAATCACATTCATATAAATCTAAACTGTTTTCATTGCAAAAAAGTGATATTTTTGTTCTTAAAATTTCTTTCTTTTCCTGTTTATTCTGATATTCTTTCACAATCTGCTCTTTCTTCATTCGATTTTTTATATGGCAGCAAAACAGTTCTAAGTTATTTTGAATCAACTTTTCCATAAGTTTTTCACAGTCATAACTGTCTACTTTTTCATGAGATAAGTACCAACATAAGCATTCTAACTTTTCCCCGATTTTTTCATCATAAAAAACACAAGTATTAGCAGAAAAGCTTTCTTTCATGATGGTATTTTCTTCTTTATCTAAGAACGCTATAGCCGTTATAGCATCTTTATTCCCAAAAAGGGAACTTTCCCACGTTCCCATTTTCCCGATAATTTGAATGTTATGTGCATTCATTAAATTAATAGTTTCCGAAATGTTAGTTAATACAGCCATTTTAGTTTCCTCCTAGTTAGTATAAAAATATGGGTCTGTCGGTTTTCCAAAAAAGTAACTACCATCCCATACACCACCAATTTCAATAATATCTTGCAACGCTTCTATCATATCGGCTTGTGACCGTGTTGCACAAATGACCTTATTTGTATTTGTAAATCGCAAAAAGTATTTACATCCCCAGTATGTATCAACTTCAATTTCTCCAATAGGACATTCTGTAAACCATGCAGGTATAATATCTGTTACCTTGTCAACAAGTCTATTCATTTTATTTCTTAATGACATAATTTCCACCACCTTCCTATAATTCAATGCTAAATTCATTCTCAAGAATATCTTTCAAAGAATCATCTTCTTCACAATAAGCAATGAGAAAATCAAGATTATTTTCCCATGTTTCAATATGTATTCGTTCTCTTATTTCGTCATTCATGTAAGAGCAAATGAGATCCATTGTGTCATTCTCTATGTCATGTAATGACACCTGCACATCTTCTATATCCTCTTCTTTTCCTCCGTTTTCTGTGTACCATGTAAGAGCGTATTCTTTCGCTTCTTCTGCGTTCCACGCTTTCACATAATCCCCGATAAAGTTATCAAAAGTTTTTCCGTCCTGCGAAAATTCCACGTTGTATAACATCATTGTTCATTCCCTCCTATATTGTTTTTCTCTTATGAACACTACAAAAGACACACAACTAAAAGTCGTATGCCTTCTAACTGTTCACAAGGTTATTTCTACTATGATTCGCCTTTTGTTAATTCCTTATAATATTGATACGATAGACATATTATTTCCCCTCTTCTTTCTTATGAATAGCCGTATAACCATATACAGCACCTTTAAATGATAAGGTCCATTCTATTTCCCCGTTTCCTGTTCTGATTCTTTTAGGTTTAATAGATTTTGCTCTTTCATTTCCGCTTTTCAATGTTACTTTATCATTAGTGATTTTCGTGATCGTATATTCTTTTTCAGCGTATTCTTTCCCATTCCATTCTTTAACTGTATACTTTTCTCCTTCTTTAAATGGATGAATAAATTTTTCTACTTTATCAGATATAATGCTTTTAATTTCCGCATATGCAGCTTTTCCACCTAAACCAGAAGCACCACCTTCAAGAATTATATATGTAATATTGACTTTTCCCGTCCCTCTAACAAGGCATTTTCCCCATCTATCTCCCATGCTTCCCACATTCTATTTCTTTTATTTGTGAATGCTCTACCGGATGAGCTATTGATATTCGGTTGAGTAAAGAAAGCAATATCTCCGTGCATATCATTAATAGGTTTCTGTAAGGTTTTTCCATTTTCTTCTGCCTTGTTTGATTTATAATCAAATCGTTCCGCTCTTGCTTCTGCTCTTTCCGCTTTACGTTCCATCTGTTCCGCAAATGTAAGTTTTTCGCCAATGTTGCCTCCGTTGAGAAGTCCCAAATCTTTTGCTACTTTTTCCGCTCTATACAGATTTGGGAATTTTGCACGACTTACCCATGCGCTTTTTGCACGACTGAATAAATAATTGCTTTTAATATCTTTCTTCTGTTCTTCTGAAAGTGCTAAATAATCCGCTTTATTAAAATGTAATTCAATTTTTCCTGTTTCTTTGTTCATAATGTATTCACTCATGTTTTCCACCTTTAACCTTTCTTCTTAAAATCTTATTGCAACCAAATATGTATTGTTATCAATCGTTATTTCTTGCCATCCATCATTAATAGATAAGGTAGTCCATACTTGTTCAAAGTCGATATAATCAATCATATCGTCTGGAATAGGTTCTTCAAAAAGGTTGTTATATCCTACTTCATTTAGAACCATTCCATATAATTCTTCGAGATTTAATGGACAACTCCATCCCTGTGATACACTGTCAACGTTAATAATTGTGTAGCATCCACTTTCCAATTTTTCCATTGCTTCCTTTTTAGAATCTGCAATTTTAAAAATAATCCTTGCTGTCAGATCATCAATTTCGTTTTCGTTAATGTTCTGTAGAAACTCATTAAGAGAAAAAACATTTTCCCATTCTGATATTTCAAAAGGTGCATCATAATCAAGTATGATTGATTCCTGATTCTTTCCAATAATTGTATTGAAAATTGTATGTAACTTTTCGGATTCCATGGGAAGCTGTAACCACTTCCCATTTTCATTTCCTTCTGTGTACTTTGCTAAATTTGATAAGTAAATTTTTATTTTTGTCATGATTTCATTTCCTCCTACTCTTCTATGGCTCTTAAAATCTCCTTACAAGCTTCTATATATCCATCTGGTAACACTTCATTTTTCATCGTACCACCTGCAATTCTCCATTTTAAATCATTAATGAAGTTTTCTTTATCATCGTGTAGCCATTCGATGAGTTCTTCATGTTTTGCAATGTCATAATTAATAACAAGCTTATCTAATGATTTTTCTAACTTGTTTAAAAGCTTTCTTTCTTCTGGTGTGATTGTATATGCTGTCATGATATTTTTTCCTCCATCTTTCTTTATATAATTCTCTTTATTTCTTTCATGCACTAAGCTCTGTATTTATACGGGCTTGCAACCGTTTACTGTAAAGGTAAGCTACATTATAGTGACGTTAGAACGGTACTCTTTTTGTGCTGTAGTCTTGTACCAAGACTTGACGGATGTTTTGACACGTTGACGGCTTTCGTGTTTCCTGTATAACAAACTATTTAGTTATGTTTCATAACTGTTTAGTTATCTTTTATGCTGATAATATCACAACGCATTTTTTCTGTCAATACTTTTCCGTTATATTTTATAACTATTTAGTTATATCGTGCCGTAAAAAAATAGACATTGCTATATAAACAATGCCTATTCAATAACATTTCCGTTTGGATAGTGAAAGCCACTTTTCCATTCACATCCTAAAACGGTTCCCATTCTCACAAGTTCATCCTGTGAAAATTTTCCAACTTTTAACCGCTTAGAAAGATTAGCCTGTGACATTCCCATGCGTTTACTTAGTTCCGTTAACGTAATGCCGGAAACAGCACAAGCAGTTTCTACTTTTTCTTTAATTGTGCGTATCTTTTTCACCTTCTTTCTAAATGATTATAACATCATCATCGGGTAAGGTCAAATTAGAAACGTCTGAATCATCATACAATGACACTGACAATCTATATTGACCGTCTTCCTTTTCTTCATGAATGAAGTCTTCATTTCCTTCATAATCAAGAACAGACTCACCATTGAGAAGTTTTTCTACTTCTTCTTGAGTGTATCTATCCTCTAACACACATACGAAATTGTTTTCGTAGTGTGTGTTTTCTGTTGTAATTGTGTCCATAGTTGCTATATGCTTTAATGTTTTCATTTATAATTTCTCCTATATAATTATAATTCTATCATAAAAAGCACCCTGTTAAAAGAGTGCTTTTTAACTTGCTTCCTCCTATCTTGTATAATACTTTTTTACATTAATCGTATCTTCAAGATCGCACATCTTACAACCTTTGACAGTTTCAAGTTCTGCGTTAATATCTACAGGAAAAGCAAGGCTTTTGAATGTTTCTTTGCACTCCTGTAAAATGTGATTCTGTACAGTTTCGGGTAACTGACATACATAAGTATGAGCTGTTATTGTTACCCGTTCAAATACACCCGATTTAAGCATATCTGTAAACCAAATATCAAAAGTTGGATATTCGTTTTTATCTGCTAAATCTCTATAGACCTTTTTCATCTGCTTTTCTGTGAAGCATTTACCTTTTAAAGGCTCTTCATAAGTAATGTAAAAATTTGTCATTGTATTACCTTCTTTCTACCCTGTAAGATGTACAGGGATTTTTGTTTGTTTTATTGCTTATTCAGACCCACAAAATAAAAACCAATCCTTTATATAAATTACTTCATACAAATTACTTGTTGTTACTCTGCTAATTTATTCTTACTTTCGTGTACTTTCTGCTACCACCGGGGAGGGTCACTCAAAGAGCGTTGCCATTTTTCACGCATACTCACTACACTAATTGTAAAACTTTAGCAATGTATTTTTTATCTTATGGGCTAGAATAAAAAATAAAATAAAATGATTAATAGTTACTATGTATTTATTCGCTGTCTAGTTTGTCCGTTCTACTGGTTTACTTGCCACTTGACAAGTATTTGATTTATAGTTAATATGTATTATATTCAGCTATGTATTCATCGGCTTCTGATTCGGTCGGAAAACGTAACAAAAGTTTATGATATTTGCTGAATACCGCTGTACAATCTTGATAAACAATTTTGTACATATTTTTTCACCTCCCTTCTCAAGGATGTGTCAAAGTCAGTTTTGAATAACTATGTTATTTTCATCTTTTCGTTAGTTATAGATGTTTTAAGCGTGATAACATTCACCTGTTACTTTGCCACTTTCTGGGAGGTAAGCAACTACCCTGTTCCCTCTTTCAAGCAGGGAACGTGTACCGTAATCAAAGATAACCGCTCCACATGAGCCTTTTAGTTACCCTTTTTAGGTAAACTTATTATTTAATTTTTAAACAAGATTGACGAGTTACAATACGTTATTAATAACTAACGAGTGCTTATCCCTTCCGGTGTCTCCCGTCCGTTATCTCTTAACGTGGCTTTATTGTACATCAAAACGATGTACTTGTCAATAGTTTTTATGTACTTTTTTATTTTATTTTTATGGGTGATATTATGATATTTGATAATAATTTACAATTAAAGAAAGAATTTGATAAATTGTTAATTGATACAGGCAACAACAAAGTAAATATTGCAACTGAATTGGGAATATCTAAACAACAATTAAGTAATTTGTTAAATAAGAAGAATTTATCATTTATGGATATGAAAAGAATATTAGATGTAATTGGTTATGATTTGGAAATTGGATTTAAAAAGAAAGAAAACTAATTGCATTATATAGAAGAAACACAATCAGAAAAGCTTATTTATTGGGAATTATATTGTGTTTTAGTTAGAAATTGGCAATATGCAGCGTGATTTGGTTTGCAGGTGTAGTGTGGTAGTGTGGTTATTATATAGATATGTTACTGTTATTATATAGGTATATAGGCTTTTAAGCGTCTTATTTCGCCCTGTATGGGATTTTATATGCGTAGTGTATCTATCTACCCTATTTTAATTTTAAATTGATTTTTAGGGCGTTTATATGCATGATAATATTATAGTGCGTTTTATTATTATATATTATGTATTATTATTTGGTAGATATATTTATAGGTTTATTGTATGTATTAATGATATATTTATAATTATATATCATATAGTTATGTTTTATATTAGTATGTAATATATTGTTATTGTATGCTGTGTATTATAGATATAATAGTATTATTATATTAGATATTATAGTTATGTGGTAGATATTATATGCATATGTTTAATATTATATATTGATTAATATGTTATATGTATTGTGTAATAGTATATAATTATGTTGTGCGTGGTAGTGTATGATAATAGGTGTTATAGTTATTGTGTGGTGTATTATAGTATGATGATTGTATGTTATATTATGATATGATGCGTTATTGTGTGATATAATATATAATTATATTGTGTTGTTGTGGTAGCATTATATTATCATAGGTTATATGATGTTATTATGTATTGGTTATATATATGATGTGTTAGTTATATATAAAGTATGATATATTAATCTTGTTAATTATATATTTGTATTTTTGTGTAGTTGTTGTGCAGATTGTACATTTTAATGAGGTTATGAGCGTGATACAGTGTGCAGTTTGTTGTTATTTATGATGCAGTTGTGATAGTTAGTATAGTTTTTATATGTGATTGTGGGATATTGTTTTTATATATCTATTGGTTATAAAATGTGGTTAAAACAACATTTTTTATCTCAAAAAACGAACTTTTATTTTTATATCCTAATAAATACCACCATATACAGAAATTTTATATCTTGTCATATCATTACATTTTTATATCCTGCCACCCTTGAATAATCCTTATTTATCCAGTATTTAAAATTATTTACACATAGTATTGAAAACCATATCTTCTAGTATGAATATTATAAAGCACGGACTTTTCAACAAAACTCCTTGTTTTTTATAACAAAAAATCACATGACATAGTATTAAAAACTACGTTGCAATACTCAGGTAGGGGGTGTGTTTACATTTTTTGACATACTGTCAATTCCTGTAAATGCCCTAGGTGTTCAACTCACACCCCACGTTCAAAATTTCAAAATCCCTCTCTCCACACCATTTCACTCAATCCCACACAAAAAATAGCAAAAATACACAAAATGAGTTCGAGAACGAGTTCGAGAAAGTCCTTATAAAATAAACAAAATCTTCACATTGAAAATACCTTAAAATCGCAAAAATTCCTCTTAAACCTTCATTTTTGTCAATAAAACCTTATACTTTATCGAAGTCAGTTATAAAATCTACGAAACATAGCCAATTTTATTCCTTGCTGCCCGTACATCTACCTTTAAAATATGTAATAAAAATAAACAAAATCATTCATTTATATCTGCACCAGTAAATCTTATTTTCGAAGTCCTTTGAAATCCACCTTCTATCCTTATTAAAAATATCCTTTGCTCAAATTTACGTTATTCGACCCAAAAATCAATTCTATTCATTTTACTTGTAATTTACCGTCTTTTGCATTAAAATCCAATTTCACTCTTAAAAACTCAAAAATGCTCTCGTAATCCAGGGTAACATAATATTCATTACACCCATATCTGGAATATCTAAATGATCTTTTATTCAATTATCATTCATCTATTATATCTCTCTTCTACTCTTCCACGTCTTAAATAATCTCATCTCACACCATTATAAAAATTCATTCGTAAATATCCTTAGTTTAAATCTTCAAAAAATGACCCTAAAATCAATTTTAACTCTTACCCTTACAACTTACCATTTATTACACTGAAATCCATTTTAGCCAAAATAGCGTTAAAATTCTCAGCTAATCTAGGGTAAGAAATATTCTAGTATATCTTATCCAAACTTGAATCACAAATCTATAACCTTTCTACTATTTAATATCTCAAAAACTCACTTTCTATATATCCCTTAGCTAAATCGGTAAAAATCAGGTCTAAAATCCATTTTACTTTTTACATGAGCAATTTACCCTCTAAGTATATAAAATTGATTCTAGCACAAATAGCTTAAATTTCGTCTAACAATCTCAGGTAGAGAATCTTTTAATATATCCCATACCCAATCTCAAAATGTATAAACATATAACATTCTCTCTTCTAAAATACAACAACACTTTTTTCAAAAGATAATAAATAAAGAGAATACATAACTAAGAGATTTTGATTATGAAATTAAATTAATCATATCAAAATGTTTCTGATTGACACATTATGGCTTTACAAGAATGAAAATAACCACAAAGATATTCGATATGTCTTTTGGAGAATATAATGATGCACCAGAAGAAAAATATTTTCACTAATTAAACAATAAAGGAGATTAACCACTATGAGAAAATCAAAAGACAACAAAAATAACACAACTACTATCACATCATCAACATCTGATAAAACACCTATTGAAATCGCATTACAGATTGATTCAGACGGAATGACAACACTTTCAAAATTGTATGATTTCTTAGAAATTAATCCATCTAATTACTCAAGGTGGTGTCGCAAGAATATCATTAATAATCCTTTTGCAAATGAAGGATATGATTATTTTGTCGTTCTTCCTAATGAAGAACGGTTTAATCCTCATCCAAAAACAGATTATAAACTTACATCAGATTTTGCCAAACAACTATGTATGACCGTAAGGAATGAACGTGGTAAGCAAGCAAGAGATTATTTTATCGCTTGTGAGCAAGGATTAAAAGTTGCTACCACTAAATTACAAGTAAAAAATGATGATATTCAAGCTTTAGCACAGAACGTAAATACTCTTGTACAAAAGATTGATAGCGTATTTAATTCATTAGAATCAAAAATATCCATGTTAGAGAATAATAATACTACTCAAAAAACATTACCAAAGAAACGATATACATACTGGTCTTCTAAAATGCTTACAAAATATCAAGCATTGGCAGATTATTTTGAAATTTCTTATAAAGAATTATACAAGAATCTATATAAAGAATTAGAAAATAGATATCCTGATGTGGAAGTTAATCAGATTGTAGATGATTATTGTTATGAGAATCATCTTGAAATATGTTATCCATTAGATGCAATAGAACATAATCGTAGAGTAAGAATTCTATTTGAACAATTAGTAGATAATCTTTTAGAGAAATATAACTTAGCAACACCAAAAGAGAATTTTGTAGTATCAACTATTTTTGATACGAAATAAAAAAATACACTAAGGAGTGTATTTAACAAAAAGAAATATATGAAGATGACATTAAGATTACACAAATAACAAGAAGGTAAAATTTCAAGTTTTTAAATTTAATTTTTATGAATGTAATGAATAAAAATTAAATTAGTCTGTCTTATTAAATATTAGTATATCTTCTTTCTGTTCAGTTGACATCCACTGGTGGTAGTCTGCTGAACAGGGGTTGAGAATTTAGACATCCACTGGTGGATGTCTGCTGAACTCTCGTAAAAAAATTTTTTTAAAAAAGAGGTGAGTAAGAATTAACAATTATAAAGTATATTTGCATACAAATTTATCTAATAATAAAAGATACGTTGGGATTACACAATGTCCTCTAAAAGAAAGATGGAATAATGGTAATGGTTACAATAAAAATGATAAATTTTTTAAAGATATTCAAAAATATGGTTGGGATAATGGATTTTCACATGAGATTATAAAAGATAATTTATCTTATAAAGAAGCAAGGACTTTGGAGAAATATTACATAACAAAGTATAATTCAGTTTCAAAAGGATATAATCAAATAAATTTTGATCTAGGAGAATCTCTTCAATTTGATTTTGATGATTTCATACCTATTAATAATCCATGTAGAGAAAATAATCATAGAGAATATTTTACTAGAATACCAAATAGTTTTATTCAAATTGATATTCGAAAAAAATATCATTTAAATAGAATTTTTTACTTAGTATATATCTTAATTGATAAACATAGAAGTTATGAAGATCAATCATATATTACTATGTCGGAAATATTTAATTTATGTAATTATAAACAAACCAGACATAAACCAAAAATATTTTATGAAATAATTAAATGTTTACTATTTCTGAATGAAAGCAATATGATTCGTATTACTTCTGATTTTGATATTTATTCTGTTGGATACACTGATTGTATTCAGATGGATATTATTTGTGAGAATTTTGACGCAACAGATAAATTTTCAAAAATAACATCTTCTCAATTAGATTTTATAATGATGAATGAATCTAATATTAATAAAGAGAATATATTAACAGTATTTCTTTATATTAATTCATATATCTACATTCGTCCAAAAGATAATGATAATGGAGAAACATTATGTAACCCACAATCAAAACCAGAAGCTTTTTGGCGTAGTATGAAAACAATGTCTAAAGAATTATCCATGTCAAAAGATACATTAAATCAATGTATGAATTGTCTCACTTCATCATCTGGGAATAAAGAACCTCTTTTAATAAAAAGAGAAGTTGGAAGTATACAACCAGATCCTAAAAAGCCACCACAAAATGTTCCAAATATCTATGTACTTAATAAAGAAGGATATGAACAAGAAATTGAATGGGCTATTTTAAAGATGTTAGAAGTATATAATGTAGATTCATTTGGAGAATTAACAGGTAAAGATGTGAAGTAAATTCAAATAGATAGAAAGGATGTTGATGCACATGATTAAACAAATAAGAAGAGAATATATACATGAGTAACTATTAATCACCATCTCACAACAAACTGAAACATAAATGAAATTAAAACACATAAAGAAAGGATTTTAAGAAAAATATGACAGATGAAATTTTTGAAACTAGAGGAGCTTGTAGCATTAAAAGTCTTGCGGAGTTTGATACAAATTATAACAATTTAGGACAGCATTACCTATCTTCTATTGCCAATGCTATCATAAGTGATTGGCGATTTGATAGACAATGTAAAAATAATATTCGATATAAAAGAAATAATAAACAGAAAGAGGATGAATAATTATGAGATATGAAAATATGGGACATGTAATCAGTTTTGATTTACAGGATGGATATTCAATTCGATGTAATTACAATTTTGATAAAGAGAAAGATATGTATAGAGTCACATTGTTTTTGACTAGAAATGATTTAGATTACATTGAGAGAATTGATACATATTGGCTTGACGCTGCTAAGACTACAATCAAACATCTTATCACTGAACTGATTGAAAGAAAATGTAAAGAAGGTTTTTTTGATTATTATATTGAGAGAATAATATATACGTTGAAATGCTTTGATAAGGGAAATGATATATTGGAATGTGTGAGATTATATGAAGAAAAATGATATAAAATTTTTTAAAAAAGCTAGAAAAGTCGCATTACTTTCAGATTATAAAAAAGTACATATTGGTTGTGTTGCTGTGTACCAGGGGCAAATAATCGGAATTGGTTGTAATCTTGAAAAAACACATCCTATACAGGCACATTATAATATTTTTAGAAATAAAGATATTTCTCTTTGCTCTTCTCTTCTACCAAAACTCCATGCTGAAATTAACTGTTTAAATGCAATCAGGCATATGAATATCAATTTTTCAAAGGTTAAGTTATATATCTATCGTGCTAGAAAAGATGAACTGATTGGGATATGTAAGCCTTGTCCTTCTTGTATGGCTGCTATTAAAGATTTAGGTATAAAACATATTTATTATACGACTAATGATGGATTTGCTTACGAGAGAATTTGTTATGATGAGGTGGCTTGATGAGATGTGAGATTTGTCAACATGAAAATCATATAGTTGGATGTCCATATTATGAGGGGAAACATTTATCACGTTGTGATGTATGTGGAGAATTTATATATGAGGGTGAAGAGTATTTAGAAAATAATGGTGGTGATCTGGTTCATTTAGAATGTATTCAAGGTATCAGATGGCTGATTGGATGGTTAGGATATGAAGTTAAGGAATTTGGAGGAAAATAGAAAATGTTAACTGGAAAAATAGGAAACGAAATTATAAATTGTTATGATGGAACACGTTCAAAAGAACAGTTAAAGAATTGGGCAAAAAAGAAAATTATTTTATGCCCAGCTTGTAACAAACCATACGAATATTGTCATGGTAGAGTTAAAATACCATATTTTAGACATATGTATAAAGCTAAATGTGAGGATAAATATTCTGAATCAGAAACAGAAGAACATCTTTGTGGTAAACGAGATTTATATGAATGGATTATTAAACAAAATGGTGTTAAAAATGCAATATTAGAAGGATGGATACCAGAAACAAAACAACGTCCTGATATTATGTTTGAATATAACAATAAAAAATATGTAATTGAATACCAATGTTCTCCTATTGCTTCTGAATATTTTGAAAGACATGACTTATATCAGGCAGTTGGGATACACGATATTTGGATTTGTGGAACAGAAAAATATTTTGGGTCAAACAAAAGAATGAATACGTTAGAAGCATCATCACATGTTTATTACGATTTTAAAAATAAATTTTTGTATGTTGTTGATAATATTTCTGAGGCAACATTTAAAGAAATAAAAAAACTTGCCTTATGGAGAGAAAACTTAACAACAAAATATAAACAACAAAAATATTCTAAAAGACCATTTCATGTAATGATTAATGCATACGATTATACTGTTGGATATAAAAATTACATTCAAGTTAAAAATACTTCTAATAGTTATTATTGTAGTGGTTCTCACTATCCATCTCCAACAGGTAGACCTTCGAGAAAATATCCATATCCAGTAAAGGATTATGAGTATTTGAGAAATTATTCTTATGCTACTTGTTATAAACTATCTGATGTTAAATTAGAAATGCAATTGGAGGAGAAATAATTTGAGTAAACACTTAACGTCACAAAGATATGTGTTTAAAATTCATTCTTCGAGACTTAGAAGAAAAAAATGGAATTTAAAACTAACACCAAACCAAGCGAGAGAAAACCAAGAACTTATTGCTTTAAGCGAAAGTCAAATAATGAGATTTATTGATGAGATAAATAACATTACTAATGCAGAATTTAAAATTTCAAATATTAAATCTCAAATAAAAAAATTAAAATCTGATAAGAATTTATCCACATCCAGACCAAAAATCAAAAAATTATATAATGATTTGGACAAATATCAGTTCAAAAAAGATTATGTGTGTGTTGTAATTGATAAAATTAAAGATTTTGAATACATTTATGAACATGGGTTTAAAATTAACAATGTTACATATAGGTGGTTACTTGGAACTACAGGTGGAGTAAAAAATAACACAATAGTATTTGTAAATGAGAAATTATTACCAGAATTAAAAAGACGTATTAATAATGGACGAGATTTGCAAAAAGAATTTGCTCCAGCAAAACTCGAAGCCTATATTGCATTGGTATGCAGCTCTTCTACTCCTGTATCAATGCCAAATGGAATTGTGGTTGTTCATGATTGTATTACAAAATTCAAATCAGATGTAATTGAATTAGATGATACTGGGCTTGATCAACCAAGTATGAAATTTATTAAAGATAAAGATGTAGAGCTAAACGATAGTGACGGATATGGACTTGCTATGCCATCCCTTATGGAACGTTGGGGATATGAAATTGGAGAAGATTTTTTATTGCCTGGTTGTGTTATTAGAAATTCATTTTGTAAAGGTGCTGTATTTCCTATTGATTTTCAGAAGTTTGCACAATATCATGGTTTTACAGAAATAACAGATGTGTGGGGGAATACATATAACATTAACGAAATAGAACTCATTTTAACAGAGTCGATGCTAAAATTATGGGACTCATATTCTTCTCTTGAATCATATCTTGAAAATTGTGAAAAGAATCATTATACATTTGCAATTACAAAAGCTTCAGAAGAAGAATTAGAAAATGTAAGAACAATGAATTATCAGTTTTTGCAAAGTTATGATTTTACAGATGAACAAATTGATGAATTAATCGCACCAACTGTAAATGAAATCAAAGAAATTTTAGATGATGATTATAGAAAAACAATATTATATACAAAAGGCATAGGGCTTAATGAGAAAAATATTCAACATTTAGATAGTTCATTTGCAACAGCATTGATGATTGAACCTAAAATGGCTAATGATCCATTTATTAAATCTCAGATTCACTCCATGATTAGAAAGCGTATTGATGAAGCTAAAGTTGGAGTTTTAAAAGTTCCTGCTAATTATTCATTAGTATCAGGAGATCCGTATTCTTTATGTCAATCCATGTTTGGAATGAAAGTTACTGGATTATTAAAAGCTGGACAAGTCTATTCCAAATATTGGGTTGATAAAGGTGTTGATAAAATTGTAAGTTTTCGTGCGCCAATGACTTCGCATAATAATATTAGACTGCTTGAAGTTGTCCATAATGAAATAATGGATGATTTTTATCAATATATGACAACTCCTACTATTTTTAATAGTTGGGATACATGTGCAGAAGCAATGAATGGCTTCGACAAAGATGGAGATGCTGTTATTGATACATCCTTTTCTCTTCTTGTGGAGAATACAAAACAATTACCTGCTATCGTATGTGTACAGAGAAAAGCTCCAAAATGTATTCCTACAGATGATGATATTATGAAATCAAATATCAATAGTTTTGGAAATGCTGTAGGAGGTGTAACAAATAAAATCACATCAATGTTTGAAGTTAAATCTAATTTTGAACAAGGGACTAGAGAATATAATTTACTCGATTATAGAATTAAATGTGGTCAGTTGTATCAACAAAATGCGATTGACAAAACAAAAGGAATCGAAGCCAAGCCAATGCCTGATAATTGGTATAGCTGGATTTCAAATAAACTTACAAAAGCAAAAGATTCTCGTCAAAAAAAGGATTTTTGGGTTAATCGAAAAATCATTGCAGATAAAAAGCCTTATTTTATGCAATATATTTATCCATCAGAACGTGCAGCATTAAATAACTACCGTAAGAAAAATAACGAAAAAAGTTTTATGAGATTTAGAATTTCTCTTGATGAGTTGATGCGTAAAGAGAATAAAACAAAAGAAGAGATTAAATTTATTAAGTGCTATTATGATCGTATGCCACTCGGTATAGGTAAATGTACGATTAACAAAATTTGTTGGAAAATCGAAGAAAAATTTGACAATATTGTTTATTCCTCTAATGACAATTTCGATTATTCTATTATGAAAAGTGATGTAATATATTCCAATGTGGTATATAAAAAAATTAAAAAAATATATGAAGCTTATAGAAAAGAAATATCTAATTATAAGCAATACGCAAAATCAGAAAGGATTAAATCAGATGAACGTCAAATTCAAAAATATATTTTAAAGGAACAATTTAAAAAGAAATGTTTATTAGAATGTCCTAATGAAGATGAGTTATGTAATATTGTTCTGGATTTATGTTATTCAAAATCTAAATATAGCAAACAATTTGCTTGGGACATTTGTGGAGAAACATTTATACAGAATTTATTAAGACGTAATAATTATAGAATTTCATACCCAACACTTGATAATAACGGAGATATTGAGTATTTAGGTATGATGTTTTCTATGAGAGAAGCTGAAATTAAAGTAAATGTAGATTTGGAGGAAGATAAATGCCCGTTGTATTAAATGAAATAAAACAAGCAGAAATGATATTAGAAAAAGGGGAAGTTGGCAACAAGCCAACTTCTACATTATTTCTTCTTTCTAAATATTATCGTCAAAAATTAAAATTATCAGAGAAGAAAACTTCCGAAAAGCTCAATGAGTTTATGAATACCAATTATAAAAATTATAATCCTGTATTATGGGAAAACATAATCGAAGATATTTCTCGAAAAGGTAAAAAATATGAATTAAGAAATGTCGAAAGTATTGGTATTACTCAATCTGAGTTGAATAGGATTAAATCCGCAAAAACAAAAAATCATAAAAAAATATTATTTACAATGTTATGCTTTGCAAAATTATATAATATCACATCGCCTAATAATAATAATTGGGTCAACGCAGATATAAAAGAAATATTTAAAACTGCAAGAGTAATTGTCAAACATCGAGAAGATAAATTTTTATTATTAAATGATCTTGAATCAAATGGATATATTTCTTTTTCTAGCAAGAATGATAATCTTAATATGAAAATTAATTTTATTGATAATATCAATGTGTCGATATTATATATTATTGATTTTAGAGAATTAGGATATGAATATCTTAATTATATTAAAGATGGGAATTTTACAAGATGTAAAATATGTGACAGATTAATAAGAAAAACAAGTAAAAATATTCAATATTGTGCGGAATGTAAAGAAGCAAAAAAACTAGAAAAATACATAAAATATAATCAAAAACGAAATTAACCACTTTTTTAAAACCGTGAAAGCCCTTTATTTATAAGGGTTTTGAGCGTTATTGCCAATTTTCTTATTATGTAATAGATATATACGTGAATATTTCAAAATATAAAGATGAATTAAATCTATTGAAGTGTTATACACATCATGGGTCAGTCAGTTAGGCTGCTAAAGAGAATTATAAGGTATTCTCCTTATCTCGCCCTTATAAATATTATAGCAGGATACGTTGGAGATGGTTTCCACAATAGCCTCATAAGCTATGCACACAGGTTCAAGTCCTGTTCCTGCTCTCCTCTCTCCTATTTTGGAGAAATATTAAACGAAAGGATGTTATGATTTTTGGTAAAAATCACAAAAAATGAAGCACAAATACTTAATGTAAAATATGAAATTCCATTTAAAGAATTTAGTGGAATCACTCGCACTTGCTCTTGTCATCATAAAAGGAAAACTTATTATTTGACAGAGAGTAATTATAATCTAAATGCATTAAGCGAAATCAGAAAAAATATTGTCGAATAACAAAATATATAAGAAAGGTGGTACATTACCATCGGAAAGAAAAAGAAAGAAATAAATATAAGTTTTCTTAATAATGGATGTTCCGTAACGGGGTCATGTACAATCATTAAGTTTTTAGATAGGACAATTCTCTTTGAATTTGGTGGAATTCAAGAAGGACACACTATTCTTGATAATTATAGATTGAACAAAGAACAGATATCTAAAATTAAAGCAAAAGATGTTGATATGATAATTGGTGGACATTTCATGCACTATGATCATGGTGGTAATATCCCCGCATTAGTTAAACAGAATCCAAACATAAGAATTATTACAGGCAAAAATACTACTGGTATATTAAAAGAAATGTGGTTAGACTCTGCCAACATTACTATTCGTGATTGTGAAACATTATCTTCTCAGTATTCAGATAAAGTGTTTAAACCTTTATATAATATTGATGATGTAGAGAAATCTGTATCTCTTATTGAAGAATATGATGTTGGGGAAATTCACGAATTAGATGAAAATATATCTATTAGATATACATATTCTGGTCATATTTTTGGCGCAGTACAATGTGAATTATTTATAAAAATCAAGAATCATTGTACCAAATTATTGTTCACAAGTGATCTCGGAAATACAAAGATTCAGGATTTAAAACCATTTGTCCAGGAATTTGAACCTGTAAAATCCGCAAACTATGTATTCGGAGAAACTACATACGGTGCAAGAAATAATAAACAAATAACACAGAAAATAATCAATAAAGATTTAGAAAAAATCAAATCGGTTATTCAACAATTTTGTGGAGATTATAAAAGGCGAGTTCTTATGCCTGTGTTTAGTCTTGATAAATGTCCGGTTGTACTATGGCTTATTTATCAGATGTTTAAAGACGATAAAAATTTTACAACAAAAGTGTTAGTTGATAGTCCGCTAACAAACAGACTTCTTGACAGATACAGTGAAGTATTAGAATGTGAAGCAAAGGAAAAATTCGATGAAATGCTTGCATGGAAGAATCTAAAAAGAATTGTAACTCCAGAAGATAGTAGATATGCTATGGAAAACATGAAGAATATCTTAATATTGAGTTCTGGTGGAATGCTGCAAAGCGGACGTTCTGTTAGATGGGCGAAAGAGTTGCTCCCCCATAGTAATGATTGTTTGATTTTGAGTGGTTATTGCGGAGAAAACACGCTTGGATATAAAATCAAAAATTTCAGTGACCAAAAAACCATTTCGATTAATGGGGCACAGGTGAAAAACAAAGCACAGATTGTAAATGTACGAAGTCTTTCAGGTCATATGCAAAGAGATGAATTATTAAAATACTACTCTTCTATTCATACAGAAAAGATTTATCTTCTGCATGGAGAAATGGAAGGAAAAGTTGAATTTTCGCAAGATTTGAAAAGAGAAATCGCAAATAAAAGCATGACTACAAATGTTTGTGTGGTTAATAAAGGAACGAAAATTTCGTTATAAAATATTATGAAAACTGAGGTATTTTAAATTTATGATAAATAAAAAGAAAGTAACTACAGCATATCTTGATATTGCTATTCCAGAAAACGTAGAAAATATGCAATTACCAAGTCCAGAATTATTGACTTTTTATAAAAATTTTGAAGATAGAATTTTGTGGATTGATAATGAAATCAATGATTATTCTATTGAATATGCGAAATATATTATGCAATGGAATAGAGATGATAAATTGGCTGGTATAAAAAAGGAAGATAGAAAACCAATAAAATTATTGTTCTTTTCGCCAGGTGGCGACTTAAATATAAATAATATGTTAGTTGACACTATTGCTTTGTCAGAAACAAAAGTAATTGGTATCAATTGTGGTATGGCAGCAAGCGCAGCTTGTTTTATTTATCTTTCATGCCATGAAAGGCTAACTCTTCCAAATGCTCAATTTCTAATTCATCAAGGAGCTGGATCGTTTGAGGGTACATATGATATTGTTGTTTCAGCAATTACAAATTATCAAAAAGAAATTGAGAATCTTGGTAAATTTGTGTTATCGAGAACGAATATACCCGAAGATGTATTTTATGAAAATTTCATCACCGATTGGTATATTGATGCAAATGAAGCAATTAAATATGGATTATGTAGTAAAATTATTACAAGTTTAGACGAAATTATATAAGAAGAGTATCTACTACTCTTCTATTTTTAGTTAATTGAAAAGGAGTTTTTTATATATGATTAAAATTAGTAATACAGAAAGCAAAACAACACCAGCTAAGAAAAATATTCAGTTAAAGAATATTTCTGTAAAAGATTTACGCCTTATAGATACTGATACTGGGGAAGATATTTCTCAGGAAGTTATTAATGAAATTCCAGATGAAATTGATACGATTAACTTCAAAATTACTATTGAACTTCCAGATGAAGTTGAATAAAGAGAGTTGGTGTAGTTATAACTGATTTATATAAATTAGATAATGAAACGGATTTTGAGTGGAAACTAAGATGTTGTCTTGCAAAGAAACGTAGAGAAACAGATATGGATTGGGTTGAAATCCGAGATATGCTTGGATTGTCTATCACACCAGACCAACTTAGAAAACAAGCTGTTGGATATTTGGAATATGATAATTATATTAACGGATTTGAGGGTGTATCGGAAAGAATTTTATGTATATCAGATGTTCATATTCCATTTAATTTACCTGTTGATATTTTTGCAAGTTATAAAGGAATTGTAGACACTTTAATAGTCAATGGTGATTTATTGGATTGTTTTTCATGTTCTGCATTTCCTAAAAAATTCAAAATAAATCTTGATGAAGAGCTTGTTTTAGGAAGACAGTACATTATAGATTTAATCAATCTGATCACACCTAAAAAGGCAATATTTGTAATGGGGAATCATGAATATCGTATGCAAAGATACTGTTCTGACAGATTATCAAATGAATTGATTGGTATTATTCCAACAGATCCGTTAGGAATGATTATAGATGATGGATTCAAGGTTAATGATGAAAGAAATAAAACTCAAACACAATACTCTTCTATTCGTGAAGTGTTTGAAGATTCAAACATTGAAATTGTATACAACAAAGAGTTTTGGGGTAAAGAAGGCAATGTGATTTCTTGCCATCCTCTAAATTATTCATCTGGTATGTTAAAAACAACGGAGAAAGCAGTCAATTATTTCTTACGAATAGATCGCACATTTACAGGAATTGTAATGGCACATACACATAAAGTTGGCAGCTTTATTCAAGGTGGGATAAAAATGTATGAACAAGGTTGCGTGTGTGATTTAAATAAATTGGATTATAACAATGGAAAACTTATAATTCCAAATCAGAATGGTTTTATGCATATTTCGTTAGATTCAAACGGAAACATTATTGATTCTAAGACAAAAATTATTTCGTTAAATTAAATATTAAAGATTATTTAGAACAGTTCTATTTACTGTTCTTTTTTATTTGACAGAGAAAATTGTGGGGGAAGTGAGAATAGTCCCCTAATAGAAATAGAACGGAGAATAGTTATATTGAGAAGTGAGAAAAATTGGTATAGATGTCTTACTAGAGATGAAATGAAAAAACTTATTGATGTAGGTTTTGATTATACAAATTTTAGAAAAGACCATTTCAACAATGGAAATATCACTTATTACTTTGAAAGAACTGAAAAGTTAGAAAAATATTTAGAGTCTACTGCTAGAGTGTAGAAGAAAGAGGTACATATGAACGATATCAAGGTTAACGGTACTCAAATTTTTATGGGAATTGAAATTCCTGTTATTGAAGGTGGATTTGGCGAAAACCAGAAAATTATTTTAGCGAAAACTGTTGCTAAGATTCATGGTGTAAGAACAAATGATATTCAAGATTTAATTCTTCAAAACATTGATGAGTTTGAATTTGGTGTAGATATTCTTGACCTTTGTGATGAAAAATTTAAAACCGATGCTGTCGGTTTAGGATTTATTACAAGCAATAGACAGAAACATTGTTATATTCTTTCGGAACAAGGATATATGTTGCTTGTAGGTTTTATGAAAACAAATAAAGCAAAAGAAATTCGTAAAAATTTAAGAAGAGAATATTTCGCTATGCGCCAAATTATTAATTCTAGTGAGCAAGAGAAAGCAGAATGTTTATTGGCTATTTATAATGGTGGTCAAAATGCTGTAGTTGCATCTAAACGATTATCTGAATTGGAGGTTAAAGAAGCTACTGCTCCTCTCTTACCCAAAGCTGCTTTTCATGATGCTGTATCAGTTTCAGAAAACAGTATTCCTTTTGGAAAATTTGCAGGAACATTTCAAAATAAAGTCAAAAATTTTGGCAGAAATAAAATTATGGAATGGTGCAGGAAGCAAGGTTACTTATGTTCAAGTTATGATTTGAAGAATAAACCATCTCAACAAATGATTGAGTCTGGATATATGGAATATGAAGAAAATCCATATGACCAAAATGGACGTAAATATGTTACCTATAAGCCACTTTTGACAGGAAGAGGTCAAATTTGGTTAACAAAGAAATTAACAGAATATCTAAATGATATTAAACGATTATAAAAATAAATAATGGTTACTCAATAAAGAGAGTAGTTAGTGTCTAACTGCTCTCTTTATTTTATTGCTTAAAATTTGAAAGGATTAAAAAATTATGAATAAAAAAGAATATATTGCTGCGACAGCAGAAAAAACAGATGGGATTAGTAAAGCAACTGTAGAAGAAGTGTTAAAAGCTTTTACAGAGACAATCACAGAAGGATTAATCAAAGGGGAAAGAATCCCTATTGTTGGATTAGGTGCTTTTGAAACGGCAGATGTTGGGGAACGTATTGGTAAGAATCCAAAAACTGGTCAGCCAGTCAATATTCCTACTCATAGAAAACCTAAATTTAAAATCAGTAAAACATTAAAAGAATTAGTCAGAAATCCCATTAGCTTTAGCTGATGGAATGAATGATGGAGAATATATAAATGAAAGGAAGTGATTATAGATGTTAATTGCATATAAATACAGATTATATCCAAATAAAGAACAACAGGAATATTTTACAAAATGTTTTTGTTGTGTACGTTTCATCTATAATCGTATGCTTTCAGATAAGATTGATTATTACAATGAAACAAAACAGAAATTAAATAATACACCTGCTCAATACAAGAAAGAATTTCCTTGGTTGAAAGAAGTTGATTCTCTTGCATTAGCAAATGCACAGATGAATTTACAAACTGCTTATAATAATTTCTTCAAAAGACCAGAAGTAGGATTTCCTAAATTTAAGAGCAAGAAAAATCATAAATATTCTTACACTACTAATAATCAAGGTGGAAACATTTATGTATCTGATAGATATATTAAACTACCTAAGATTGGATTAGTTAGAGTAAAGAAGCATAGAGATTTTCAAGGATTAATTAAGTTTGTTACTGTGTCGCAGAATCCTTCTGGTAAATATTTTGTTTCTGTGTTAGTAAATCAAGAAGATAAAGAGAAATTACCTGTTAATGATAATGAGATTGGAATTGATCTTGGAATCAAAGAATTTGCTATTACTTCTGATGGTAAAATGATTGAGAATTCGAAATATCTTAGAAAGTCTGAAAAGAAACTAAGAAAATTACAGAAAGATTTGTCTCGTTGTCAAAAAGGAAGTAAGAACAGAGAAAAATGTAGAATAAAAGTTGCAAGACAACATGAAAAGATTGCTAATCAAAGAAAAGATTTTTTACATAAATTGTCTAAGAGACTTATTAGTGAAAACCAAACAATATGTCTTGAAGATTTAAAAGTAAAGAACATGATGAGTAATCATAAATTAGCAAAATCAATAGCAGATGTATCTTGGAGTGAGTTTGTAAGACAATTAGAATATAAAGCAAATTGGTATGGTCGAGAAATTATTAAGATTGACACATGGTTTCCATCCAGTCAGATATGTTCTAATTGTGGGCATAAAGATGGAAATAAGCCATTATCAGTACGAGAATGGACTTGTCCTGTATGTGGAACTCATCATGAAAGAGATATTAATGCTGCAATAAATATTTTTAATGAAGGTTTGAGAATGAGAACCGTAGGAACTACGGAGATAGCCTAGGTAAACTTGTCTCATTAGAGATATTGATTAGGAAGCTCAACGAGCTTTAGCTCGTGGGTAGTTCACAAGATGCTGTTAGATAAGGAGATGACCAGTTGAAAACTAATTTTTATTCTGATATTGAAGATTTATGTTTAGATATTGCTCAGAAATATCATGATTCTTCACAAAAAGATGAATTTTATGGAGTTTCTATTTTAACATTCCATGATAAAGCGAAAGAAATTATTGAAGAATTAATTTTTCATGAATTTACATTAAATAACATTGAATTAGAAAGTTATGAGCTAACTGGATATAAAGATGAATTCGTTATCACTATTGACAATACAGGATGTATTTGGTGTAAAAAAGCAAAGAGAGAAAACGGATATGTGAATTTTTATGATAAAATTTTATATATTGATTCTGATGCAAATTCTAAGATTCTAACTTATATCCATGATGCAGAAGAGATTATTGAATTTGATATTCGTGATGATTTGCATAAATGTGAAGATGGTGATGTTTCTGCTATTTGTGAATGTGATGGAAATTGTGATTGTAAGGATTGTGAATATTCAGATGGAGTGGATGATGAAATTGAGATCTCTGACTTAAAAGTGTTAACTTTTTCTGGTAGCCACGATGGGAAATATACCTCTTATTGTATCACAAGTAATAATGAAGATAATTTAAATAAATTTCGCAAACTTGTTCAGGAATTAGATATTTAAAATAAATACATTTTTATTCTCGGAACACATAACCTGATATGTGGAGATAAGAATTAAGTCTACGGAGAAAAATGTAATCGAGGATGCAGACAGTTATTTATTTAGGGACTTGCATGATTTTATGTAAGTCCTTTTTTTATATGCAACATAAACTCAGAAGGTCTGGGGCTTGACCGCTAATCAATGTGTGCCATCTGGCATCTGTTTCGAGTACAGTGTGTTGCGTTTGGTATATTGTCTGAATGTTGTTGGAGAACATACAGAATACATATCAACAATACATCAATAGTGGATATTTTGAAGTTAAAGAATCTGTATACAAAACTTTACAAGGAGTAAGAACTCAACAAACAACTTACGTTATTGGGAAGGGACAAATTTTTATTTCTAATAAAATTCAAAAATATTATCCAAGCAGTAAAGTAGGTTAAATAATACATAAATTCTCTCAATATCGGTGTCATAGCTGATGTTGGGATTTTGAAAATAGTGGAAACATCGGGAGTAGCTACCTGGTGTGAGGAAAATACCTGTACGCCTCTTCCACTGTTTTCTAATAATTAACTATTTGATAAATGTACAGGTGGAAAGATACAGGTAAAATAATATGACAACAACAAAACGAAGAAAATTTAATATTGAAAATTATGATTATTATGTGCGAGAATATATACGAAAAAGTGAAGAATTAGGTAAACCTATTTCTCATGCAATGTTAAGAAAAGAACCATTTGATCTTCCAGATGCAAGATGGTATACAAATAATTGTCCAGATAAATCTGTTAAAAGATGGGCTGATTTTGTTGATTGGTGTGGTTTTGTAGCCAAAAGTAAAAAACCAACAAAAGAAAAGATGATAAAATTAATATATAAATTACAGAACGAAACATATCATCCTTTGAGGTATGATGATTTCAGAGGAAATGGATGCTATCATCCTCCAATTAAAATGATAAGACACTATTGGGGAACAATCAATAAAATGAAAGAAGAACTTGGATTGGAAATAATTCAAGAGTCCATGGTAGAGAAAGAATTATCAAAAGACATATTTGATAATACAATCAGAGAAATTTGCAATTATATATTTGCAGATGGTAGAAATTTTACAACGATGTTTGAAATAGATTATATTAATAAATGGAACTCTTCTCAAAATCTTAATAAATATTCAAAAAAATATTATGGTGTAACATTAGGAAAGCTTTTTGAAAAATATAATTTGCACCTTGGACAACAAGGTTGTGGAATAAATTATGATTTTGATGATGGAGAACACATCACAAGTCAATTTGAATATATGTTTTCTAAATTTTTAAAAGATAATGGATTAAAATATAATTTGGATTATTTTAGAGATGTGAAATATTCTGAATTTATTGATGACTATAATGGTAACATGAATTGTGATTATGTAATACATATTGGTAATAAAATTATTTATATAGAAATTGCAGGAATTATTGAAGCATATAAAGAATGGTATTATTCTAATAAATCAATCACACGAAGTAAATCGAAAGAAAGATATAGACAAAAATTATATGCGAAAGAATCTATGTTAAATTCTAATAATCTTATCTATTTTATTTTGTTTCCATGTGATTTAACAAAGGAAAATTTTAAAAATATATTAGACAATCCATCTCTTGAATTAAAAAAAGAAATTGAGAAATTTAATCAAAATAATATAGATTGGGTTAAAATTAGAGAAATTGGTGAATTAGATTATTCTAAACCATTCCTCAGAGATACAAGACCTAAAAAGAAAGAAGTTGCTTGATTTAGCAACTTCTTATTATATAAAATTATAAAAGGAAGTGAGTAAGTGGCAGAACGAAGTAAGCGTGTATATTTATATGATAAAGATAAAATGGAACATATTAACCCAGAAACATTAAGATTATTTCAAAAATATCAAGTCGATATGTCTATTAGAGATTTATCAAAAAATACTGTGGAACAATATAATGCAGACCTAAAACAATGGTTCATCTTCATGTATACTCATCAATATAATTTATCTGTATTGGAAGCAACAGAAGATGATATTACCGAATATTATTATTGGCGAAAACAACAAGGAAACAATGTAAATAGACAAAAACGAGTTATGGCATCTATATCTGCTTTTTACAAATTCCTTAGAAAAAAGAAAATTATCAAAGAATCACCTGTAGAATTTATTGATAGACCTAAACAAGGACAACCAATTGCTGTTCAAACTTATTTAACAAAAGAGCAAGTACAATTAATGAGAGAAAAACTTGAAGAATATGGTGATATTCAATTGCAAGTATACGCTTTTATGTCATTAACTACTATGGCTAGGGTGCATGCAATTGCAAATCTTAAATGGGATCAGATTGATTTAGAACAACGTATTTGCGAAAATGTTCTTGAAAAAGAAGGAAAGATTGTAGAATTGAGTTTTTCAGAAGAAACAAAGGGTTATCTTGAAAAATTAATTGAATATAGAAAAGAAAATAATATCAATGATTATGGATGGTTATTTGCAACTCCATTTGTAAATGCCAATAATCCAATTCAAGATAGTACATTGAATAGTTGGTGTAAAAAAATTGGAAGCATGATTGGAGTACCAACATTCCATCCTCATGATTTTCGTCATAGCTATGCGACTCTGCTTCGCAACGCTGGTGTAAGTTTGGAGGATGTATCTACTATGCTGAATCACTCTGGAACGGATGTTACGAAGAAATTTTATATTAAAGTAGATACTACAAAAGTAAGAAAATTAAAAGATAGTGTAATAATTTAATCCACAAAACTCCAAATTCCATAGTGCAGATCAACCTCCCCTATATGGAAACAAGCGTAAGACATAGAAATATTAAATCGTTTCGGGTAATATCTTTCTTTTTATGTGTTTCATATTATTTCTCAAAGAGATATAGCTTTTCACATGAACTCTTTCCCCTAACATACCCTTTCAGCATCACTCGTCATATTCTCTCATTCTTCGCTGTTTACAAAAATATTAAAATATGATATTGTAAAAATATTAAAATTAGTATTTTTTGTAAGGAGGATTTGAGAAATGGAAACAACAACAAGACCTTGTGTAGTACATTCTGCAATGAATGATATAAAAAAGAAAAAAATATCATTTAAACATAAGTTACAGAGGCGAGAAGGTGTTTGGACAAAGAAACAGAAATCTTTATTAATAGATTCTTTATTAAAACACTATCCAACTAATCCTATTTATCTCGTTGTTGAAGAAGGAGAACCAAAACGAGTGATTGATGGTTTGCAAAGATTAAGCACCATTAAAAGTTATACAAATGATGAATTTACTCTTTCTACATTAGATGACATAGAAATAGATGGTGTTCCCAGAAAGTTATCAGGAAAGAAATTTTCTGAACTTGACCCTGCTGTAAAGGAAGAAATATCTAGCGCAGAAATAGTTCTATGTGAACTTCGAGATGCTACAGATAAAGATATTATAGAGTTATTTTCTCGTATTAATAATGGAAAACCACTTAACAGTACACAGAAATTAACTACTTTTATGTCAGTTGAACTTATTGATATAATTTCTTCTATGGTAGAAAATCTGTTTTTTAATAATGTTCTTACGGAAAAACAGCTTAATGATTCTGTTGACGTAGATATTATTATTGAATCTCTTATGATGATTGATTCAAATAAAGATAGGGAACTCAAGAGCTTTACGGCTGGAGAAAAGAGAAAATTCGCACAATATTACAGTGAGAAATTCAAAGAAGAACCTGATAACCAATATGAAAAAATGGATAAAATATCAGAAGGATTAAATAGACTTGGCAACCATTTTGAAAAAGATACGAAAATGCCTAAATTACTTATGCCTTTATGTATTTATGGTATGTATCGTATGATTAAAGATAACAAATCATTTGAGAAATATTTTAATTGGTTGGATGATTTCTTAGCTGGTTATGAAAATAATGAAGAATTCTTACAATATTGCAATTCTGGTACGACAAGTGCCGCTAAAGTACAGGGTCGATTCCAGTATTTTAGAAGTGCTATGCATGATTTGTAATATATAAATAAAGATTATATCTAACAATTAAAAACGAATATTGAATTATCAAGAAGAGTGGATTTTCTACTCTTCTTTTTTTGTTGTTTAAAAAAGAATAAATATATGGTCATAAACAGGTTGTGGGTCGCAATGGTGTTTGATGTTCTGTCGGTGGAACGTGGCTGGTTGGAATGAGTGAGAAACTAAGGAAGTCATGAGCCTTGGTATAGTAGATACTCGCACTACTCTCTCACTCTTCTTTTGTATAAAAATAAAGGAGGTGGCGTTTTGCCTACTAAGAAAACTGGTGCAACGCCAGCTAACAAACAAAAAGGGAAAAAGGTCTGTACTTGCTGTAAAAAAAATAAAAATCTAGTAGACTTCTATTTGTCATATAGTCCAATGTACTCATTGGATAAAAGAATTCCTGTATGTAAGGATTGTTGTAAAACTTCTGTCTTAAATGATGATAACACAATAAATTATATTAAATTTAAAAGTCTTTTGATGCAGATAGATAAGCCATTATATTATGATTTACTTGCTAGTAGTGAAGAATCATTACTTAAAGAAAATAGTTATATGGATGAAGATGCGTTAAAATATCGTGGGAAAGAAATATTACAAAAATATTTTACTCTTATAGCAATGCGCCAAGATCGTCAACGAAATTGGGCAGATGCAGAAAAAGAAGGACATATGCATCAAAATAATAATCGCACTGTTGCTGAAAAAAGTGTGATTATAAACAAATATCAAGAATTATTTAATTTATCACAAGATAATCCAAATAATGATATTATTGACTTAGGTATAAAAAAAAAGATAATAAAGTGGTCTAAAGAAGATAAACAAAATATGAAATATGCTATTGAAGTAATTGGATATGATCCATTTGAAGATTATCCAGAAGAAAATAGAAAATTTTTGTTTAATTCCTTATCCCCTTACTTAGAAGATGATGACAATGTTGATGATGCTTATAAATTATCGCAGATATTGCAAATTATAAAAAATAATTTTCAAATAGATACATGCGATAAAAAGATGGCACGTTTAGACCCTTTGAAAGATGCTGAAAGTATAAAAACTTTAAGTGATATTAAAAATAAACTTGTTCAGAGTAATGATAAAATTGCAAAAGAAAATGAAATTTCTGTAAAAAATAGATCCAATAAAGACGCTGGAAAATCTACTTTAACATATCTTATGCGTGATTTAAGGGAAAAAGATTTTGATAAAGCTGAAGCAGATTACTATGACCAATTAAAGAGCAAAGGGACTCGATGGGCTGTTGAGATTTCTCAGAAAGCTATGTTGGATCATTGTATTTTTGATGAAAATGATAAAAAGGAAATCTACGAAACCCAATTAAAGTTAATAGATGAATTAAATCAAGAATTAGATAAAAAAAAAGAGGAAATTCGCCTACTCTTAATTAAAATAGATGAATTAAATGCAATTATAGAAAAGGGTTCATAATGGCATATCATAAAATTATATCAGAACGCAAAAGGCGAATTTGCGAATTAGATTCTGAAAGTATTGCTTTTTATAGACGTAATCCATGCATTGCATGTGAAGAATTACTTGGCATAAAATTAATTGATTCTCAGAAATATATTTTGCAACAAAGTTGGAATAAACCACATGTACTCTGGTGTTGTAGTCGTAACTTCGGGAAGTCTTTCCTGGGGGCGATATTTATGATTCTAAAAGCTATTCTTTATGAAAATCAAGCAATATATATTGTTTCTTCTGTTGGTAACCAATCTAAAGAAACTTTTTCAAAAATTGAAGAAATTGTTCTTAGAATTGGTAAAACGGCTGCTTCTATTCGTTCTCTAAAAGATATTGTAGAAAAGGAAACTCGAAAAACTCCAAATAATAAAACAGGATTTCAACATAATCCAGAGTCATTCCATGTCGAATTTTTTAATGGTAGTGAAATATTTACATTGAATGGCAAACCTGATAATAACAGATCTCGCAGAGCTACGCTTGTATTTTTTGATGAAGCGGCTTTTAGTAGTGATGAATTAATTGCAGTTTGTGAAGCATTCGCAACACAAAATACAGAATTCGTAACATCTGTTGATGAAGGTTTTAATCCAGATACATTAAAAAGAAAATGTCCTACTCAATTAGTATACGCTTCTTCTCAAGACGATATGAGCAAAATGTTTTATAGTCATTATAAAAATTTCACAAAGAAAATGATTGCTGGCGATAGAGATTATTTTGTAGCAGATATGATTTGTGATACCGCTATTAAAACTTTTATGAATGGTAAGCCATACACCCCTCTTCTTACTCAAGATAAAGTAGACTCTGCTATGAAAGCAAATAGAGAGAAAGCATTAAGAGAATATTATAATCAACCTACTCGTGATGGAGGTGTTAATCAAATTGTTAAATGGGGTACAATTCGTAGAAATGAAACCTTTTGGATACCTCAACTTTCTTATAAAAAAGATACAAAGATTACATTAGCCTTAGACCCTGCTCGTACTTTTGATAATTCCATTTTAGGAGCAATGAGGATTATTAATGATCCTGATTATGGATATATTGGAGAAATTATAAATTGTGTAAATATGGTTGATACCGCAAGTAAAAAAGGATATAAACTCGATTCAAATAGACAATTAGAAGAAATTAGAAATTATATTGTTTTGTATAATGGACAATACAATGATTATGTGAATATAGATTGTTTATTAATCGATCAAGGATCTGGAGGAGGCGGAGTTGCTGCTTACGCTGATGGATTATTAAATGATTGGACTGGCAATGATGGTAGAGTTCATAGAGGACTTATTGATGAATCACATGATATTTATGCTGGTTATAAAGAAAGATACCCAAATGCTGTAAATAAATTGAAATTAATTAGTCCTAAAAAATATAGAACTCAAATGGTAGATGAATTTATCGAGTTAATGAACCTTGGGGTTATAAAATTCCCGTATGAGTATAAACAAGAATTTATTTCAATATCTGAAAATAACGAAAAAGAAGAAAAAATTGGACATTATCAATTAACGGACGATGAAATTGTTGCATTAGTAAATATAGACTTAATGAAAACAGAAACAACATCTATTTATAAATATGAAAATGCAGAAAAAACTACAAAGACATATGCGTTAGCAAAAGATAAAGAAAATACAATGCATGATGATAGATTCTATGTATTAATAATGTTAGCACATAGATTATATGAACTTCGTAGAAAACAAATCATTATTTCAGAACCAGAAACAGACTACTCTTCTGCTCCTATCTGTGCATCATCTGTGTCATTTTAAGAAAGGAGGTTTCGATGTCAAAATCAGAAAAAAATGAATATATAGAAAATCCTGATAAAGATTACAAACTTATTATTAATTCAGAATCCAACGATAATGACGATGAGGAAACCATCCTTGTTACAGCGGAATCAATACAAAAACAATCTGAAAGTTGGATGTATGATGCTCTTCAAAGTTTTGAAAAAGGTGGACAACAATATTCTGTACGTTTCAATGAAAGTTCTTCATCTTTAAGTTCAGAAACCACTTTGGATACTATTCAAGAATTAGCGTTAAATGCCCAAAATGATATTAGTAAAATTCAGAAAATTAATATTCTAGTAAGACAGGCAGAAAATGAAGATGATATTATTGGAAAGGTTCATGAAGCTGTTGAAGCTAATCTAAATGCAAATGTTAGATTTTCTTTTGATAATTTACCGAAAGATTACGATGAAGAATTAAAAGAAAAAACCGAAGGAATTATAAAACGGTTTCATAAGGAAGTCAACATTAATGATGTAATGACTACTGCTATCACTTCTACTTACGATGAAGGGAATTGTATTCAATATTTACGATCAAAAAAATCAAAAGGTATATATCATCATGTAATTGACAAATATCCATTAGGTGTTGCTATTCTATCAGATTATTCTCTTAATAGTATCCCATATGTATTGATAGATACAACTGAGTTAACTAATAGGTTACAAAAATCTACATTAAAAAATAAGAAAAACAAACCATTGTTTTTTAAAAACACAGTAGAAGAAATTAAAAATAATTATCCAAAAGAAGTTATAGACGCATATACAAGTAGAGAAAAATATGCTGTTCTCGACATAAGACGTACTGGCGTGAATCGTTTTGGAAATTTAGGTAGAGCCTATGGTATATCTCCTGTCTTCAAAGCATTAAAACCTAAGATTATGTTAGATAATTGTGACAAATCTGATTTAGTAAATGCTAAGGCCAAAGCAAAAAAAATCATAGCTCAAATTATGCGAAAAGAAACTATGGGTAGTTCCTATGAAAAAAAAGGATTAGAAGATATGGCTTATGCTCATACATGTCTTATGGCTGCGTGGGGAAATCCTACAGTTGTGTATACTCCACCTCCATGCGTGGAAAAGGTGATGTATATAGAACCTTCTGTAGAATTTACAAATGAAAATACAGTAAAGCAATATCGTTCTCGTATGACTTCTGCTTTAGGAATTTCATTTCTCAACACTGATGGACAACAAACAGTCAGTACAGCAAATATATCTATTAAACAGCTTATGCGTACTCTTAATAAAATCGCAAAAAGGCAAGAAGTTATACTTCAAAGATGGTATGAAGTTGTTTTAATCGAAGAAAATATTCCTATTGAGTATTGTCCTACTCCTCATATTCTTGATGCTGAATTATTAGAATTTGAAATGAAAAAAGATTTAGCTGAATTTTTATATTCTAAACTTAATTGTTCTTTCCGTACCGCATATGAAACATTAGATATTGATTTTAATGATGAAATGGAACGTAGAAAAATTGAACAAAATAATGGAGCAAATGAGATTTTTGTTCCACATCCTACTTCTTATAATTCTTCTGGAAATGAAGATTCTTTAAATGATGGCAGACCAGAAGGTTCTATAAATGATTCAAAACAGGAATATGATAAAAACTATCAACAATCAAAGGTAAATTAAGACTGCTTTGGCGGTCTTTTTTTGTTTAAATGAGGTGATTTGAATGGATAATGAACGCATTATCTTAGAAAGTCGTCCCATATCTATAGCATCTTATAGTAATTACAAAGAAGCTATCTTCTTAATCAGTGTATTAGATGAGCCTGATTTGTATGGAAGAATCATTCCCAAAGAATCTGGTGAGAAATATTGCGACACAATCATTGGTTATCCAGTTGTAACAAAATTAGAAAAAAATATTTTTGGACAGCCTATAGATTTTGGAGGTCATGAATTAATTGTTAAAAAAGCAAAAGATGGGAAAAAGAAAAGTTATTTTAATACTGTTCCGATCGGAAGTGTAATTGATTCATGGTGCGAAGAACGTGAAGTAGATGGTTATGAAGGAACTCCAGAATGTATTTTGATTAAAACAAAATTATGGACTTCACGTTTTCCAGAATATTTTAAGGTGTTTGATAAATTATGGGACGATGGCAATATTAGCAGTTCTTGGGAGTTAACAGCAACAGAAGTTGTTACTAAGGGTGTTAATAAAATTTATAAAGTTTTTGAATTTATTGGCAATTGCATTTTAGGTAGCAATAGAAATCCTGCTGTTCCAGGAGCAGGTGTAATTGAGTACGCCGAAATGGATGACTTAGAAGAACAATTATCTTTTGCTCTTCTTGCTGATATTTCAAATACTGATATAGCAAACTATGAAGATATTGAAGAAAAGGAGGACATGAATTTGGCTGAAAAAACAAAGAAAGATGTCTCTGTTGAAGATACAGAAAAAGAAAAGGAAACATCTGATTCTGTAGACGAAACAGAAAAAAACAAAAAGAAAAAAGATGAAGAAACTGCTGAAAAGAAAAAGAAAACTTCTTGTGCGGAAGATACATCTGAAACAAAAGAAACTGCTGAATCTGATGTTGAACCAGAGAACAACCTAGAAGAACCAGAAACAGCTTCTTTAACAGATCGTGATTTATTTAGAAAGATTAACAAAGCTTGTGAAGATGCGATTAAATTTTGGGGTTATATCTCTTATTGGTTTCCAGAGGAACATACTGTTTGGTTTAAATCTGATGATGCCCCAACACAGTTAGATTATAAGTTATTTACATATACAGTTAAAAATGATGAAGTAACTGTTTCTGAACCGCAAGATGTAAAACTTACTGTTTCTATATCAGATGTTAATACTGTTCTTGCTGAAAAGGATGAAAAAATCGAAACATTAACCGCAGAGATTGAAATCAAAGATAAAGCTGTTATCTCCGCAGGTGAAAAAATCGGAAAACTCAATGTGCAGATTTCTGAATTACAACCATATAAAGAACAGGTCGAAAAAGCAGAACAAGAAAAGATTGAAGCTGAAATTGCAGAAGAAAAAGAATCCTTAAAGAAAAATCTTCTTAAAGGTGGATTATTCACTGAGGAAGAAATCGCAAAAGCTGAAATCGCAGAATTAATTGAAGCAAGAGATAAAACTGCCATCAATAGTTTAATCGCAGAAAAATATATTGCTTCTTTTGATAAAGAAGAGACTGATGTAGCAGAGGATGTTGAAACAAAAGAATCAAATTCTGTGACAGCAACAGCAAGCTTAGAAACGGATGATGTAAATGAAAGCGCAAGTTCTTTCATGACTAAATTTTTATCAAGACGATAATAGGAGGAAATAAAATGATTCGAGATATTAGACGTAACGGCGCACAGCCAAAAGACACAATGCATAAAGCAGATGTAGCTCTTGTTACAGGAATGGGTGTTGTAATTAAAGATGCATCCACAGTTAAACTTCCTGGTGAAGAAACAGCAAAAAACATTTATGTTGCAACAAAAGAAAGAATTCCAACGGGAATTAACGCAGCTAGAACAGATATGTCTGATTATGATGAAAATTTTGTAAACATTGCAGAAGGTGAATTTCTTGGACTTGAAAGATATACAGATGGTGAAAAGTTTGCAACAGACCAGTATAAAGCAGAAGATTTTTCTGGTGAAGTTGCTGATGGTACAGCTGTATCCGTTGGTGCAGATGGCAAATGGCAGAAAGCAACTGCAAGTACAGTCCCATCTAAATTCGTATATGAAAAAGATTTTAATGACAATGGACATAAACTTATTATGATTCGTGTTGAATCAGACGCTGTGACAAACGCATAAGATAAGGAGGAAATAATATAATGGCTATTAATACAGAGATTAAGGATATTATGAATAAAAAAGGCGTACTTTTTGAAGTAGCCGAAAAAGTTGAGTATAAAAGAGATCTTAATTCTGAGGAAAAAGAAATTGCAGAAATTACAGATTCTTGGGCAAGAGAAATTGGTGAAACTGGAAAAGACCCAGAATGTACAATTGCTGAGTTCATTAATAGAACTGTAAGTGAAGAAGTTTACAATGCTCCAGATGAACTTTTAGATCAAATTTTTGAAAGAGGTTCCATTGGGGAATTTGATGATTATGAAGGTCATAAAGACCCTAAGAATACACTTGTCGCACATGAGGCAGCTAAAGGCGGTACAGTAGACCGTTCTTACATTGATATTTCCGTACTGAAACCTATTTGGAAGAATCGTCAGATTGAAACCGACCTTAGTTATGCAGATCTTAGACGTAACGGCTTTAAATCAATTGCTACTCTTACTACTTTCATGAAAGAAGCTTGTCAGAACGCACTTTTCTTTGATGCACTTGCATTAGCAGATGAGGCTGTAACAGGTGGTGAACAACTTATTGCTGTTTCTAATGCTACACCAACACTTGAAGCTATGGATAAGCTTTCTTTATATCTTAACGATAGAGCAAGTGATAGCGTAATTATTACACTTAATAAATATGCTCAAGCTATTAGACGTATGCCAAACTTTGCACAGTATATGAGTAATACTATGAAGGATGATTTCAACAGATATGGTCTTGTTAAATCATATGACGGAATTGGTATCGCAGGTATTTCTGGCGCAAAGAAAACTGGTACAGGTTCTCTTCTTCTTCCCGATAAACGTATATATGGTGTGGCAGGAAAATTAGGAAATCTTGATATGAAGGGCGAAACTCATACATATCAGGATATGAACAATCAGAGTGAAAAGATTCATATTATGCTGAAAGATTTCACATATGGATTTATGCTTACAAATATTGAAAACTTTGCAAAGGTTACTTTACAGTAAGTAGTCTTTTTTTTATTACAAAATTTTTTAAGGAGGGTGTGCAAACACCCTCCTAATATTAGGAGGAATTGTTATTAATATTCAAGAAACAAAACATATTACTGTTTTAAATTATAATGATAATTGTGTTTGTATCAATGTTGCCCCAGGTAAAAGCACCCTATTTGAAGCTGCTGTAGATGGTCAGCCAAATATTATCCCACTAACACTTGATGAAATTCGTTATGCAAACAATGGAAGTGCATTTAGAACAGGAACTTTAGAATTTCCAGAGGATATTGAGGATGAATTATACAATGAGCTTCGTATTGATAAATCAAAGGTGTTGAAAGTCAATGAGATTAGAGATATTTTATTAAATCCAACAAAAGAAGGTTTAATTAGAATTATTTCTATTCCTACGCTTTCTGATTTTGATAGAGTGCGTAGTCAATTTCAAAAACTTAAAACAGATGGTTATAAGCTTACACTGGACATGGCAAATGTTATTGAAACACGCACAAGAGAATTATTTAATAATCATATTAAATCAAACATTTCTGTAGATGATGCAGATATGGTAGCCCCAAGTAATAAAAGGGTTGAAGAACTTGAACAGCAATTAGCTGAAATGAAAGCACTTTTATTACAGATGAATGCGTCAAATCAGAATACAAAAGTGGATGAATCAAAACCTACTACTAAAACTGAGGAAGAAAAAACAACAGTTAAAACTGTTAAAAAATCCCCAGGTAGACCTAGAAAAAATTAATATAGGAGGTGATTCATTTGCCTCAAGAAATTACAAAATTTGAAAAAATTCTAAATAAATTCTATGATCGTATAGAAAAAGATGAGGATTTTTTCAACTATTATAATGTCGATATTGAAGAAGCAAAAAAAATTGCTGAAAATCGTGCAAAAAATTATCTATGCGAATCACTTGATGAACTATCTTGCCTTTCTGGACTTGATATTGATTTTTCAGATTATGATGATGAATTAGAACAAATTAATTTCAAATTATTGCCTAAAGAAATAAAGCTGATTGTGGAATTGATGTTTCTTTATTATATGAAGAGGGATGAAGCGTTACTCCATGCTATGGAGATTAATTTCACTCCTTCTGATTTAAGTGTATTTTCTCCAGCGAATGAGAGAACAAGTTATAAAAATTTTATTGAAAAATTAGAAAATAACATTGATATAAAAATTGATGATTATAAAAATAGGGATAGGAAAACAAATGAACTGAAACAATTTATTAATTATTCTCAATATGAGGACAGTTAAATGTTGGATATTGAATATTATATGAAATTGCAAAATGCTTATTCTACTAAAAATAAACGAGAAAAAGAATTAGTAAAAGTCAATCGTAATACCAATAAGCATTTTGATGATACATTTGATACACAAGATGTTTTAGTAAATGAAATTCCTATGCAACTTATGATTATCAAAGATACTGATGGAAATACATACAAAAAGAAAATTAAATCAAGACACGAAGATGTTATTAAATTAGGTGATTATGTAAAATGGAATAATCAAATTTGGATGATTACATTATTAGATTCTGATGATAAAGCATGGAATCGTGGATATATGTATCTGTGTGAAATTTTATTAAGATGGCAAGATGATAATGGAAATATCATTGAGCGTTGGGGATATTCCGAAGATTACACCAAGTATAGTATGGGTGAATCGGGTAATTCAACAATTACCGTTGGTGATTACCAATATGGCATTACTTTACCTGTGGATGAATATACAAAAAAATTAACTAGAGAAAATCGTTTTGTTGTTGATTTTGAGGGAAATTATCCACCCGATACATATAGATTAACAGGTAAAAAAGGATTCATTTCTGATTATAGATATTTTGATAGGGGTGGAGTTTTTACAATTACTTTATCTTATGAGCAATTTAATCCTGAAAAAGATAAATTGGTAAAATTAGACAATAATACAGAAGCGTGGATTTGTGACTATATCTCCCCTACTGCTTCTACCCCTACCATTCCATCCACTCCATCAGAAAATCCAGACAAAGATAATACTTCTTCAGAACCAAATAATTCAAATATCATTGCCACAATCTCTGGTGGTAATACAATCAGATGTAACAGAAAGAAAACATGGTCAGTTAGTTTTACAAAAAACAATGAACCTATCACAACTGATTTCGAATGGAAAATCAAATCAAATTTTAAAGTTCCATCGGTTTTAAATGAGAATACAATTCAAATAAAAATTGAAGATGAAAATTTAATTGGAGAAACTTTTATATTATGTATCTATCAATCAGATAAATGTCTTGTTACACAAGATGTTGAAATCACAGATTCATTCTAGGGGGTGGTTATTAATTGGCAGAATCATTTTTAAAAGATATAGGATTGTATAAAGGTAGGATTTCTGGTCAATTACTTGATTCTCCTGAAATTTGTGAAGTGTTATTAGGAAAGAATTATACAGAAGAACAAGTGGATGAACTATTGTATAGTCAGATGTTTCCTTATTTATATGTAGATGAAACACAGACTGAAACATTACCTTATATATGTTTTGAAGTTACTGTTCCTACAGTCCCTACTCATACTGTTAAATGTTTACAGTTAACGATATGGACATATTGTCATAAAAAATGTATGAAATATTCTAAAAAAGGATATTCAGGTACGAGAGCTGATATTATGGCAGATATGGTGGAACGATGTTTAAGGGATTCTGAAAGATTTGGAATAGGAAAATTAGAATTTAAATACACAGATGTATTTTCACCTGCCAATAAATATTATGGTAGAAAAGTTATATTCTATGCATATGATTTTAAGCTTAAAGAGGTCAAATAATTTATGCAATTAGATTATTTTACTCTCCTTTCCGAAGAACCAGTTAAAATTCAAAACATAGGCAGTATTAAAAGTCCTACAATAAATGAAATTAAGAAAATTACTTATTCTGTTTATCTGACATATATAGATTATCTTATTATGGATATTCCATCTTACTTTTCTATGTTAGAAAAAAATATTGAAAATTATCCTAATAATCAAGAGATAAAAGATACGGTTTCTCAATTAAAAAACGATTATATTGAATTATCAGAAGAAGATAAATCTAAATTATCTATTCTTAATATTATAAAAAATGATGAATATTTTATTCAGATATTATCTTTAGCTTTTAATTTTTTCTTTGTAGAAGATGTTATTTTTAATCATGAAAATGCTTGCTTCTATTTATATGACGGGACAGTTGATGATTCTGATGAAAAAGTCCCAACAGGGATTATATTTTCAGGAAATTATACGGCTGTTACTGACCTTATTCTCTCACGGGTTAATGTTAAAAGAAAAAATAACAAAGAAAATAAAATGAAATTTAAAAATAAGAAAGCTGCTGAATTATATGCAAAGATGCATCCAGAAGAAGAAAAAGAGACTAAAGAAGATAAACGCTTTGAATTAGCGAATATTATATCTTCTTTATCTATACATAGTAAAAATTTGAATCTTATCGACATAGGTAATTTGACAGTTTTTCAAGTATATGACCAATTCCAGAAACAACAAATTGAAGATTACTATGAACTTATGAAACGAAGTGTTTCGATATGGGGAGATAGTGACAATAAATTTGATGTTTTGGGATGGCTGAAATTAAACAATGAAGATTAAAGACCTGTTTTGTATAGGTCTTTTTGTTTTGCAACTAAAAATTAAAATTTTGAAATGAGGAGGAAATAATATGCCAAATATTAACAAAGCGAATAGAGAGGTTTGTGACGTAGATATTAGAAATCTTAAAACAATGAAACCTTTTTTATTTTTTGATAAAGCAAATACCACAACTGAAAATATTTCAGCTGAAACAACTTTTGCAAATGCTAAAGGTACAAAAAGTATTGGTTTCGCAAATCCAATTGAAGGTACAATGACAATTGAAGCACAGGTACTTCCGTTTAAGCTTTATGCATTAATGACAGATGGAGTTATTGAATCTACTGCTTCTTATCCTGTAAAGAAAACAATTTCATGTACAACAGGTGGAAAATTGGATATTCAGGAAAAGAATGGAACAATTACCAAAGTGTTTGTTTATGCAGAAAATGATTTTGGAGGAACTGAAATCAAAGGTAGTTATACAGATAATGCATTTACTGCTACAACCACAGGTGATATTGCTGAAGGTACATCTTACGAAGTTGGATATATTGTTACAAAAACTTCTGGGGTTAATAAATTATCATTTAATAATACTAAACTTCCAAAAGCATATTATATTTGTATGAATACTGTTGATAAAGATGAAAATGAAGTTCTCACTCCATTTAAAATTATTGCTCATAAAGCACAGCCACAGAGAAACTTTGAGTTATCTCAGTCTAGTGAAGGGGATGCTATGAGCGTCACATTAACTTTCGATCTGCTCCAGTCAGAAGATAAGCAGTTTGTTGATATGATTGAAATTGAAGACGAGGAATAGTTACACCTCTTTAAAAAATATATAAATGTAGTTTAATCGTTAACAATAATAGGGAAGACATTAAACTACATTTTTAATTTTAATGTCTTCCCTATTTTTTACGAAATTATGATTTGAGGTGAACATTATCAAAAAACAAATTTTTGATTCTTTGGATGAAGTTAAAGAAGCTTTTGGAGAAGATGGAATTATCGCTATTACAGAAATAAAACAAGTTATTTTTTATATTTCTAGATATAATATTCAGCCAGTATGGATATCTCCTTCTGAGAAAAGAACAGGTCGAATGGCTTATTATTTTATAAAGGCAGAAACAAAAAAGCCATATACAGACTGGATGACTAATCGTCCAAAGAAAAATACTTTATAAAGGAAGGATTTTTACATGGATGGATTCAATACAACAATTATTTCAGATTGACTGGAAAGCATTTGGTATTACTATTTTTCTTGTTTTATTAGGACTTCAAACTTGTATTAAATTATTTCAATGGTTTTTATTCGATCTTTTAGGAATTGAAACAAAAAGTATGCGTTTAAAAAAACATGAACACGAATTACTTATTGAAACAGCAAATGAATTAAAAAGATTATCAGAAAAACACAAAGAAGACATGGATTCTTTTTTAAACAATCGTATTCACGATAGAGAACAATCTTTTTCCATACAAAAAGAATTAATTACTTCTCAAGAAAATATTTCAAAATTAATCAATTCTCTTGAAAAAAAACTTACAGAAATGCAAGATAATACAGACAAACGATTTAAGGAAAATGAAGAAAAGGAAAACAGACGTGTTCAGGCAGAATTAAAAGACAAAATTGGGCAATCGTATCGCTATTATCATGAAGTTAAGAAAATAAATGATATTGAAATGGAAACTCTTGAAGGTTTGATTAAAACCTATGAAGATTATGGAGGCAAAAACAGCTTTGTACATTCATTGGTTCAGAAGGAAATGTACACATGGGAACACATTGACAAAATTTAGAAATAACGACTCTCTTCTGCTTTATTTGATAGAGGGTCGTTAAAATAAAATATTTGTATGAGATGGGTTGTGATTTGATACAAATATTTTATAGAAAGGTGGGCGATTTTATATCTAAAAATGCAGGGAAAAAATTTGAAGATTGTTGGAAAGAATCCGCTAATAAATTAGAGAATATATGGATATATCGTTTAAGGGATAATGCGGCTAGTTTTGGAAATAGTTCTAATACTCGTTTTACTTCACACAACATGTGTGACTACATCATGTGGGATGATAATTCAAGGACATTTTATTGCCTAGAATTAAAAAGTACAAAGTCCACTTCTCTCTCACTCTCTTGTATCAGAGATAATCAAATTAAAGAATTGACTGAATCTAGTAAACATAATTTGGTTGCAGGTTTTATTGTAAATTTTAGAAATGAAAATAATGATACATATTTTATAGAGATATGCGATTTTAATAATATGATGAATGAAATTCAAAAAAAATCTTTTAATGTCAAGGACTTAGAAGAACATAATGCAATATACATAGAGTCAAAATTGAAAAAAGTTAATTATAGTTACGATGTGCAAAACTTTGTAGAGAATACACATCTATAGAAATAATAAAAAGGAGTTTTATTTTATGATTAAAGACAATATGAGAATTAAAGAATCTATCACTCTTCAGGACAGAATTAATGCTATCGAAACCATAGTTTCTTTCTATTTTATGGATGGGGATTATACACCTTATTATAAAGATGAAGGAGAAATTTCTGCTGTTATTAGAAATTTTATTGATGGTATTGAGTTTGAAAAAGGTGAAAGTGTTTTTAGTGCTTATTACAATGATGAAAACCTTAGAAAATTAGTTAATATGTTCATTTTAAAACCTGTTGATAAAGAACCAGAAAGTGAAGAAGATGAAAGAATTCAGAATTCTATTAGAGAATTATATGATATGATGGAAACTATCAGAGAATATGTTGCAGACAAAGTAGAATTTGAGAAACAAAAATATCTTCATGCTAACCCTGACTTAGATAAAATTGTTATGGCGGCTGATACTATTATTGATTCTTTTGAAAATTTTTCACGAATGAATTTTGAAATTCTCACACCTGAAAATTTAGAAAAAGCACAGAAAATTTTCAATAAGATTTCTGAGTCTGGATTTGAATTCACAGCAGAGAATATTGTTAATGTGATTAGAGATGCTTCTTCTTTTGATATGGATGAAGCAACTAAGGAAATCGTTGATGCTAAAAATTCAGAAATTCGTGAGTTAAAAGAGAAAATCAAGAAATTAGAAAGTAAGAAAGAATCCAACTTAAAGGTAATTAAATAAATAATAACAAAATGTTTCTAATTTATAGAAAGATACTCCCGTCTGGTGGAACAACGGGAGTACAGGAACTACTCTAAATGATGATATTAAATAATGAAGAATTAAAAATAAAATTATTAATGTTTGGACTTTAATATAAAGTCTTTGAATTGTACTTCGAAGCTTTTTGGTTGGTGTTCATAAACCGTATGTACAATTAGGAATACAAACAGCCAAGGAATATTCTTCAAAATTTCCATAACTAAGTTGTATAGTAGTTCTACCATTCTTCACCTCCCTTCCGCAATAATTTGTGTCTGGGAAATAAAGCGTGGAGAACCCACAAGATATTAGAAGTTTTTCCAAGAACTATCGCTCTCTTTCTCCTTTGTAAAAAGGATTTTGCGAAATTGACATGTTACATACAGTAGAATACATGACGTGTAGAGAGTACACACGCAATACTCTCTCATGTATTCCTTGTTATATTATACAGCACTTGGATTATTCTGTAAATTAGGAACATTTGTTTATAAAGGGTAAAATAAATGAAATTATCAGAAATACATAAGGATTGTCAAAGAAAATTAGCTAGTGCAATAAGAGAAACTTATTCTGATGCAGGTAGCATTATTGACTACTCTTTTGCTACTTTTTATGGACAAGGAAATCCAAAAAGACCAAGAACTGGTACTCTAGAAGGTTCAAAAAAAGTTGACCCACTTAGAATAAGTGGAGACACAGCATATTTAAAAGCAGGTTATGAAGGGAATCAAATTAGTTATTCTGATGGAACTTTTAGTGGCGCAGAGGTTTTAGGTGCTACAATGACAGGTACTTATGGAGTTGTTGGTAATCCTTCATATGATGAAGAAGCTTTTAGATTGATTATCGAAACTGCAAAAGCTAATTTTGCATCACAATTTGGAAAATAAAAAGAGAACAGTCAACGTACAACTGTTCTCAAAGGATAAAGAATACTTAAAGTCAAAGAGTGAAAGTTCCTTTGACCTGTTTAGTATAACATGTATAATTAAAAATGTAAATATATATTTTATAAAATTTTAATATTTTAAAAAAATAACTCAACTATTTGAGAGGCTGTATTTTTATACACCTCTCTTTTTTGTTATTAAAAAGGTGGTGATTTAAAAATATGGCTGATTATAGTGTTGACATTCAAGCGAGCTTGAAAGGATTTGAAAAATTAGATGAATATGAACGAAAAATAAATGAGTTAAGTAATAAAAAGGTTCAGGTTCAATTTGATGCCAAGGGAATAGACAATCTTTTAAAAGGGGTTGGAAGTAATTCTGGTGCTAATGTTGGTGTAAAAGTAGGACAACAAATTGGTACTGGAATTCAAAAAGGAATTAGTGCAGTTGACTTTTCCAAAAATCAACAAAAAATTCGAGATAATATTCAGAAAACATCAAATGAGATTCAGAAAAGTTTTAATAAAATAACACCCGAAAATGCCTTTAAGGATGCTTCTAAATATGTACAACAACAAGAAAAGGATACATCCAGTTTCTATAAAAAATACAATTCTCTTCAAAATAAATTCAACAATACAAATTCTAATTTCGGGAATTTAAAAACAAATATATCTTCTGCTGGAAGATCTAATCTAGGTGAATATGCTTACGATCAATTAGCTTCTAAAATCAATAAAGCTGAACAAGCTCTTGCGAATTTTAATGCAGAATCTACAAAAGGTTCTAATGCTAATCTCGATAGCATGAACGTAAGCTTAAAAGAATTCAATACATTAACTACGAGTGCATCAAAACAATATGAAAAATTGATGCAACCTGTGGACAGGTTATCGCAGAATAAAATGTTGAATGATTTTAAGAGTTATTGGAATGAAAATACAAAAGCTCATAAAGATTTTAGTCCAGATTATGAATCTATTGTATCAGAATTAGAAAATACTAAATTAACATCTGGTAGGTCTTCTGAATTAAAAAAACAAATAGCTAGTTTTAAGTCTGAGATTAAAAGTAGTGGAAAAGAAGGGAAATCATGGATTTCAGACACGAAACGAGCTTTAGGGCAAATTGCTCAGTTTACAGGAGTTTATGCTGCATTACAGAATGTTATGGTGGAACTTCCATCGCAGATGATGAATGCGGTAAAAGACGTTGATGCGGCAAAAATCGAATTAACTAAAGTAAGTGATGCTCCAACAAGTCAGTTAAGTGATTATTGGAACAAAGCTGCGGAAAGTGCTAAGAAGTATGGTGCTACAATTAGTGATGTTATTAGTAGCACTGCCGACTGGCAGAGATTAGGGTATAATTTACAGGACAGTAAATATTTATCTGATATGACCACTCTCTATCAAAAAGTTGGAGATAACATGACGCAAGAATCAGCGTCAGAAAATTTAATCAGTACACTTCAAGGCTTCAAATTAAAGGCGAAAGATGCTGGTAGTATTGTAGATCGGATAAATGAGGTAAGTAATACACAACCTATCAATACCAGTCAACTAGGCGAAGCATTAAAACGAAGTGCTTCATCATTTAATGCGGCTCATACAGACCTTTCATCGGCAATCGCCTTGATTACAGGAACTTTTTCTGTCACCCAGGATGCGAGTCGTACAGGTAATATGTGGAAAACAGTTTCCATGAGACTTCGTAGTGAAGATACTAGAGATAAAATTTTAGACCTTATCGGTTATGATATTATGAATAAGCAAGGTACAGGTTATAAGGATATTATGAAAATCATCACTGATATTGGTGATAATTTTTCAGGATATTCTGATAAAACCCAAGCCAAGTTGCTTGATGTAATGGGAGGCAAGAATAATGGTAACGCATTGGCAGCCGCCCTTAACAACAGTGACCTTATTAAACAAGCCTACAACACAGCAGAATTTGGTTCAGAAGGTTCTGCTGAAAAAGAATTATCAAATTATCAGAAGTCTATCGAATATCATATAGGACAAATGAAAGCATCATTTCAAGAATTGTCCACAACCGCAGTTAGTTCTGATGTATTTAAAGGATTTATAGATGGTGGTACTACTGCTATCAACGTCCTTACAAAATTCATTAGTGTTGCAAATGGTGTACCTGCTGTATTAACAGCTATCGGTGCAGTAAAAGCATTTAAGAATCTGGATTAGCTAAAATCCTAGCTACAGTTTACTTTTAACTTGGTCTATCCATGCAGAGAATATTATAGAAATGGAATAATAAACAATGTAGGGAGACGAGGATTCTTAGATGTTAGAAATTTTAAATTAGAGGAATAATTCGTTGAAACCACTATTCTGTTATTATAACAGTGAATCGAATGAAAATTTCGTGGCAACGCACGAGCCAACTCAATATACGATTAAGTAATATGCGATACGTCACTGTGACGAGGGAAACATATGAAATATTGAGAAGTGTAGAGAGAACACCCTTCCTCCAAAGTATATATTGCCTTATTATATATGCTTTGAATGAATGTTCCAGGGTAAACAAAAATCATGGTAAACCATGCGCCAGTTACTATTCTGACGTTTGTTGGATAAAAATAGAACAAAACAAATAAGAACATAATGTTCTGTATGGTATATTTTTCCTTTTGGATGTATAATGGAGAAAATTATATTAAAAAGAACAGACTCGCAATCCCATTAGCTTTAGCTGATGGGTAAAGAACCGTATAAAACAGAGAATATATAAGTGAGGAGGTGATAAGTAAATGTTAAAAGCTTACAAATACAGATTATATCCAAATAAGCAACAAATAGAACAAATTCAAAAAACTTTCGGATGTTGCAGATTTGTTTATAATCAGACACTTGGGTATAGAAAAAATTTGTATGAAATGAAAAAAGAATCTATGAATAAAACTTCTTGTAATAATTATTGTAATCAAGTTCTTAAAAAGGAGTATAAATGGTTAAAAGAAGTTGATAAATTTGCTCTTACAAATGCAATTTATAGCATGGATTCAGCTTATCAGAAATTTTTCAAAGAACATGCTGGATATCCAAAGTTTAAAAGTAAACGAGATCATAAAAAGTCATATTCTACTAACTTTACTAACAACAACATCGAAGTCTCTTTTAAGAAAAACAGAATCAAACTTCCAAAACTTAAGTGGGTAAAAGTAAAAATTCATAGAGAATTTGTTGGAAAAATCAAATCAGCCACTATTTCACAAGTTCCATCTGGTAAATATTTTGTATCTATACTGATAGAAACAGAACATATGCCGATGAAAGAAAATGATAATTCTGTCGGAATTGACTTAGGTATTAAGGATTTACTTATCACTTCTGATGGAGAAAAATTTGATAATATTCGTACCACTAAGAAATATGAGAATAAACTTGCAAAAGAGCAAAGAAAATTGTCTCGTAAAATCAAAGGTAGTAAGAATTGGAACAAACAGAGAATAAAAGTAGCAAGAATACATGAAAAGATTCGTAATACTAGAATTGATAACTTACATAAAATATCTCATAAACTCATCAACGAAAACCAAGTGATAGTTTCTGAAAATTTAGCAGTTTCTAATATGATGAAGAATCATAATCTTGCTAAAGCTGTTTTAGATTGTGGATGGTACGAGTTGACAAGACAGCTTGCATATAAGGCTGAATGGAATGACAGAATCTACATTAAAATTGGTAGATATATACCATCAAGTCAAACTTGTAATATATGTGGTTTTGTTAATAAGGATACCAAGGATTTATCTGTCAGAGAGTGGATTTGTCCTGAGTGTGGAACTATTCATGATCGAGATATAAACGCTGCAATAAATATTCTTAATGAAGGATTGAGATTATTGGAAGTAGCATAAATAATATTTAGTACGGCAGGAACTGTCGGAATTTACGCCTGTGGAGTTAGTAGGTTACGAGGACAATGAAACAGGAATCCCAACGAGCTTTAGCTCGTGGGTAGTTCACCTTATAGATAATATTCCAAATTTAATATCTAATATTGTTTATGGATATATATTTTTATCCGCTTATTATTGGATAAGTTTTGTAAAACAGGATAATTATAAAAATTTTATTATAAAAAGTGTAATTGTTAATTACATATTGAAAAATTTTTATAAAATAACATTTTTTCAATTTATTTCTAATAAGTATGAAAATCGTCCAATTGTTGTGATTTTACTTTGTGTGATAACTCTTATTATTGCTTTAACATTGGGAAAAATAGTACATGCAACTTGGTTTAATAATACTTTGGAAAAGATTCATCTTTATAGAACTACAAATGAAAATATTTGGGATGATATTATAAAGACTGGGATGTTTTTGCGAATATATATGAAGGATGGTACTTCTTATTTGGGTATGTATAGAAAATCAGAAAGTTTTGAGAGAGAACCATTTATTCTATTATCAAGATATCAGGAGTTTAATAAAGATAATAGAATTGTTAAAGATTATTTTGATAATACAAATAAATTCATTCTTCTTAATACAAAAGATTTTGAACGCATTAAGATTGATTACTCTCAATGTAAAGAATAAAAAGATGTATATAATTCAATTAAGAGATTTTCTCTGATTCTTTTTACTATACGGAAGTGGGTGAGAATAATAATTACAATAGGTGAGAACTTAATAGCTAGGAGAAAAGAAGTTTCAGTTTGGAAAGCAGGGGCTATAGGTCAGCCATATGTGCCGTCAGAAACAAAAGAGAGCAGTTTTTTTGAATATGACACAGAGAATAAGATATATTATGATGATTCTCTATTTGAGGAAAGTAAAGTGTTGAAACGATTGTTCTCAAATTTTTAGAAAATAACAAAAGCAGAAGACTACTACTCTTCTGCTCTATTATCTTCTTGTATTTTTAAAACAAACCGCTGTAATACATCCAGAACTATATCCACTCTATTCATATATATGGAGTTATTGAGATAACTATTTTCTTCTTTGATTTCTCTACGGATGCTATTACAAATTATATTTAACTCTTTTTCTGAATAATTTTTCATTATTTATTACCATCCTCTCTTATTATCTTTTTATTTTATTATAAGTGGAAAATATAATATCACAAAAGAACAGATATGTAAACACTGATAATTTTTAAAAATATTTATTGATTTATAAATGTTTCATATAATAAGAAAAATAATATATCACAGGAGGAATTTCATGAAAAGAATTATTCGATATATTAGAAAATTAAAAAAAGAGATTGAAGAATTGGAAAAGGAATGAGAACAAAACCCACCTCATTCTGAATTAAAATGAAGTGGGGTTGTATATTATTTTATTATGTTTATAATCTTATTATCATATTAATTTGGGGTAGCGAAAATTAATCCCATAAGTAAAATGATAATAAGAGGTATCATTCCAATAAGACCTGTTCCGTCTCCATCCATAAATGCACATAATCCAAGAATAAAAAATATTAATATAGCTCCAATCATGATTATTCCTCTCCTTTACCATTCGTATTTGCATGAATTACAGTGAAATTGCTTGCGGATTTTAGAACTAAATATACCAAATAATCCTACGCTTACTGCTTTTGAAGTAGTGGATATTTTAGAAATATCGGTAGAACCACAGGTAGGACATTTTGGAATGTTTAATTCTGTTTGAGAGATAACTACATCATTAGCATTAAATTCTGTTATTTTGACAGCACCTCCCACTTCTTCTATTTGTTTTTTAATAGAATTAGCTTCATCTAAAGAGATGTTAGTTTTTATGAGTAAGAGATTGTCTACTACGTCTTTTCCTCTTTTTAAATCCAATCCTGTAATCTCACGAATAATTTTGATAAGCTTAACTTTTTGTTCACCACAATGTATCAATCTTATGGAATACGCAGTATTTTTATTATCATTATTAGATTCTTCTAGTGGATAACCACAATGAATACACTGTTTTGATTTATCTGATATTTCTTTCCCACATTCAGGACATTTAATAAGTGCCATGACAAATACCTTCTTTCGTTTAATATTTAGTATATTTTATCATATTTATATAATAAATCCAATAATTATTTATAAATATTAATGCAAGTTAAAGCATATACTGATATTCTCAAAGAATCTATTTTAAATCCTTCAAACGGTAATTTAAAAGAAAGTTTAACATTACCATTTGAGTCTTTAAAGAAATTTGCTGGCACTAATATTGGCAAATTAGGCATCAGCCTTACGTCTATCTTTGCCGCCTATAAAGCATTTAAGGCTGTAGATAGTAAATTCGGATTAACCTATAATGGTGCTTACGGAAATACAAGTAAATCATTAAAGAGTGTTCAAGATACAAAATTGCAAGTTGATGATTTACAGTCTAAGGTTAATGGGTATAAAGAATCTTTACAACAGATTGCCACAAATAATGACATTGATGTTTCTGGTTTAGAATCTGTAGATGCTATTATTCAGAAAATTAATAGTGTAGGTGGAATTTCTTTAGTGGATCAAGCGGAAGTTCAGAAAGTTCAAGTCGCAAATACTCAATTAAAAGGTACTCTGAAAAATAAACAGAATATTCTATCTCAAGAACAAAAAGAAGCTGCGGCAGATGCCGAAAAGAATCTGAAAAAGAAAGTCAGTCCTAATGTTATTCAAAATGAAGATGGTAATTATGAATATATTGGTGCAGGTACAGGTGTAGGAGTCGGTACAAATCCTAGACCTCAAAATGTAATAGATGCGACTGCACAGGATTTGAAAGGATATCAGGAATATTCTGATAAAATCGCAAAACTTCGTGAAAAACAATCAAAGGCTACTTCTGTTTCTGAATCGAAAGCGATTGAAAAACAGATTAAAGAAGCAGAAACAGCAAAAGATAAAATTGGAAGTAGCTTGGATAGTAGACAAGAAGAATTATCTACTATGATGAAAGCTTTATCTGTTAATGGCGAGGGTGTTGAAGCACTTGCTGAACATAGTAAAGGATTTAATAATCTTAAATCAATAGTAAATGCTATTTCTAACAAAGACCTTAATAGCACAGAAAAAGCGTTAAGTTCATTAAATACATTCTTCGATGGCTCTACGGGTAAAAACGCTATTAAAGAAGAATTACAAGATGCTGTTAATTCTGGACAGGATTTACAGACAGCTCTAAGTAGCATTGGATTGTCTTTAAATGATTTAGGAATTGATAAAATTTCACAGCTTAAAGATTACTTAGATAAAGCTTCTGAGTCCGCGAAAAAGACAAATGATTATCTTGATGGTACAGTAGACAGTGTAACCAATGCTTTTGATAATACAGAAAATCAGGATTCTGAATGGAAGAAAATGTCTGATTATTTATCTCAGGCAGATGACCTCTATAAGAGAGGTAAAATCGGTACTGATGATTTTCAAGAATCTACTCAGTATATGTTCTGGGATAAAATCAATCCCGATAAAAAAGGTACTAAATTTGATGCTGATGCATATGCAGAAAAATGGGAAGAAGCAAACAAAAAGAGAAAACGCTATTTCGATGCTGATAATCCAATGGATAGTGTCAATAATTTTATAGATGATTTAAAAGAACACGGATTAGCAAAAGAAAATGACAATGGCGATATAACTTGGACAAAAGCATTTGATAGTTCTGCAAAAGCCGCAAAAGAATTAGACCTTAGTGTTAGTGCTGCTGAAACAGCAATGAAAAATCTTAGTAGTTATGGATTTGAGTTTTCGGGCATGAATTGGAACGGAGAAAATCTAACTACATATAAAAAATCTCTTTCTGGAATCAAAGAAATCTATGATAAATTAGAAGATGATGGAAAAGGTGGATATAAAGAACAACTTGGAACTAAAATTGAAGGTTGGGATAAAAATGTAAAAAAATATAACAAAGATATGTCCGATCTTACAAAAGAAAAAGTTGTAAAAATCAAATTTGAGTATAATTTAGCAGACCTTAAATTGAAGTTACAAGAAGCAAAAAACAGTGCAGAAACTTCAAATACAAATGAATCTTGGGGTCAATATAATGCTGTACAAAAACAAACTTTAAAACAAACTATCCAAGATGCTAAACATTACACCGATAAAAATGGCAAGAATATTCATGCTAAAAAAGCAGAGAAAAATGCAAATTTCCAATTAGCTGGTAATACTGCTGATGCAATAGAACGAGCTACATTGTTAACTAATGATGAAAATAAAAAGACATTATTACAACAACAAGCATCTTCTATTCGGGAACAACAACAAAAATTTATTGAAGATTTTATACATTCTGGTGAAAACTGGGAAAGTTATTCAAAGAGTCATAGAGATGATTTAAATAATCTTAATAAGTATAGTGCTAATGCAAAAAAGACATCTGCAAATACATTGGGTGTTAACGAAGATAAAATTCAAGTTAAAGCACCTGACGAAGCAAAACGAAATAAAAAATCTTCTAAAAAAAATAAAAAAAATACAGAAGAAAAAACCGTAAAATATACTACTAATACAGATGAAGTTGATAAGATTGATAAAAAAATAAAAAGTGACAGTAAGAAACCTGTCGAAAAAAAAGTAAACTGTAAAGTAGATTCAAAAGAACTTGATAAAATTGACAAAGACATCAATTCTAAAGATGCTAAACAAAAAATAGTTGAGCTTGTTGGTAAAGACAACGCTACTCCTATCATTGAAAAATGGGATAGTATGGATGCTCCAGATAAGAACACCAAGTTATCTGGTAAAGACCAAGCAACAGCAATCGTAACTTTATGGAACGCCATGAGTGCAAATGATAAATTCTCTAGTTTAAGTGCTGAGGATAAAGCTACTGCCCTTGTTTCTATTTGGAATGGATTAACGGCAGAGCAAAAAACGGCAATTATTAATGGAGATAGTTCTACTGCGGATAAGGCAATTTCAAAAGTTAATGCTCAAAAAATAAAAGATAAGTCATTTTCTATCAACGCAAATGATAATGCTAGTGGAACAGTTAGATCTATTAAAGGTGAAATTGATTCTGTACATGGAAAAACTGTTACAATAACTACAGAACATGTAAATGTAGTTAGAACAAAATCTTATGGGACTAAAGCATATAAATCTGGTGGAAGTCAACGATTCTCTAGTAATGGGCATAAATCTCATCAATTTAACGGTACATTCCATCCTTCTGTTCCTGCGAAAGCACAGGGAACTTTAAACTCATCATCTGTTGGTATACCTAAAAGTGAAAAGACTTTAATTAATGAAGTTGGAACTGAGGGTGTTGTTAGAGATGGTAAATTAAATATCTATAACAATGGTTATCCTGCTCTTGTTGATTTACACAGGGGCGATATTGTGTTCAATTCGGAACAAATGAAATCCTTGGAAGAAAAGGGATATATTACCAATAGTCATGCAAAAATTGTTGGTGGTATGTCTGCTTTTGCGACAGGTACAGTTGATGATTTAAGCGATGTATTTGATAATGATTATTTAGATGATGTTACTGCTTATGCTCATGGCAGTTTAAATGGAACAACTGCTAGAGCTAAAACAGGAAAAGGTGGACATAGACCTGGATATTACACATCATCCACATCGACCAATAAGAATAAGAAAACTACGAAATCTACTACTCCTTCTACCACAAAGAAAACTAAATCCAACTCCGATAAATCCAAAAAGAAAACCACAAAAAAAGGTAAAACAGCCTTAGAAAAATTTCAAGATTATCTTGAGAGATTCTTTGATTGGATTGAAGTACGCTTAAAGAGACTTCAAACTCAAACAGAACGGTTTGAAAAGAAAGCTGAAAATTCTCGTACTTTAAGAGGAAGAAATTCTAATTATGAAAACGCCTACAAGAATACAAATAAGGAAGTTTCTACCAATAAAAAGGCTGTTATTAGATATAGAAAACAGGCAAATACTGTTAAGAAACAAGCTGTAAAACGTAAGATTGTTAAGCCAAAACAAGCAAAGAATCTTATTAAAAAGATTAAAAATGGTACGATTAATATTAATTCCTATGGTGAAAAAGCACAAGAGTTTATTAAATCATATCAGGAATACTGGGATAAAGCAGAAGAATGTCGTACAAATCAGCTTGACCTTCAACAACAACTATATGAGTTAGAACAAAAAAAGCTTGATTCTATTACAGATTATTATGATACCGCAAATGACTTATATAAATCTGAACAAGATATCTATAGTTCTGAAAATGAAATGATTAGAGCTAAAGGTGGTTCAGAAGATTTAAATTCAGCATATCATAAAAATTTAATTTCTCAAAGAAGTAAACAGGCATCACAAACGTCCATTCTTCAACAAGAGGCTAATGCCTATGCAAAAGAACTTCAAACTGCCAGAAAACGATTTGGTGCGAATAGTGAAGAAGCTTTAGCAGCACAAACAAAATATAACGAGATTATAAAATCTTTAAATGAATCTAAAACTTCATACGAAGAATTAAATGAGCAAATTAGAGAAGTAACATATAATCTAAAACAGATTGCTATTGATAAATGGACTTCTGCTATGGATAAATTATCTTCTCTCGCATCATTGATTAGTGTAAAGAACATTTCTAATAAAGAACGTGATAGTCGATTAGAACAAACCTATAAGAACCAAATGACTACTGACAATAATATTATCGTAGCCAATCAAGATATGATAAATATTAAGAAACAGCGTTTGGTAGAACTCAAAAATACAGGTGACCCTAATCTTACAGGTGAAAAAGCTGTTCAAATTCGCAAAGAAATTCTTGACTTAGAGAATGATAATTATGACCGTATGCAACATCGTGAAGAAAAATTAAATGATATTATTGAACTTCGTTTTGATAAACTCAAACGTGAAAACGAAATTCTTGACAATAATATCAACGATATGGATCATTTAATTAACCTCATGGGTGATGCAGAAATTGTTGCAGATGATGGAAAAATTACTGATACTGGTAATGCACAAATTCTTCTAAATTCAAATAAAATTCAACAAGCTCAAACAGCTATTGCAAATTATCAAAAGGGTCTTGATGCTTTAGGTAATTCTTATACAGATACTTCAATGTCAGAGGAAGAATGGACAGAAAAGAAACGAGAACTTATTGAGGCTCAACAGAAAGAAGCTTCTACTGTCAAAGAAAGTAGAAATGCAATTCTACAAATTTACAAAAATTCTCTTCAAAAAGAAAATGAACTTCTTCAAAAGAACATTGATAAAAGAAAAGATGCTTTACAAAAGAAAAAGGATTATTACAATTACGATAAGACTTTAAAAGAAAAAAATAAGAATATTAATATTCTTCAAAATGAAATCGCAGCCTTAGAAGGTACTTCTAGTGCCGCAGGAAAAGCACGTTTGGAAGAATTGAAAGCACAGCTTAAAGATGCTCAAGATGATTATAATGAAACCGTAAGAGATCATGAAGATGAACTTCGTAGTGAAGGATATGATAAAGTTTCAGAAGACGCATCCAATGCATTAGATAAAACATTAACTGCTTTAGATAGCAATTCTAAAATGCAGACCGATGTTGTTAATAAAATGCTTGATGGCATGGTTGAATCTTATGATGAAGCTTATGCGAAAATCAGAGATATTATTGCATCGTCTGGTACTTCTGTTGATACTTTTACAAAAGATATTACAAATAAAACTCAAACTGAGTTAAGTAATAATATTGAAAATGTTAAAAACGGAACTACTACTTCTACTGTTGATGATATTAATGTAAATAATATCGGAAGAGGAGAAAATGCAGATAAAGCTGATAATATTCTTAAGAAACAAGAACTTAATGATAGCACAGTAAATGGTGCTTCCAAAATTGATTTATCGGAGCAGCAGGCAGAATGGCATCGCCAGCAAACAATTAAAGCGCAACAAGAAGCTGCCAAGAAACAAAAAGCGGCACAACAGGCGAAAAAAGCACAAGATGAAAAAAATAAAAAAATAGAATCTCTTCGGGCTGGATTAGTTAAAGCTAATGAATCATATGTTAACGCATGGGGAAAAACTGAAAGACATGTTCAAAACATGAAGGAAAGCAGTTGGTGGAAGAATTTCGCTGATACCAAGAAAAAGAAAGTTAAAGCTCATGAATCTATTAGTACGAAAAGTCTTAAAAAGGGAAAAGGTCTTGATGCCGCAAAAACCCATAATAACTTAGTTGAAAAAGAATCTCAAGCTAAAAAAACAGCACAGGGTTATATAAATCAATTAAGTAAATATGGAGTAAGAGAATCTCTCATAAATCCTAGTAAAATAATGGGCAGTATTAAAGCATCTGCTATTAAAGCCAGCATTAAAGGATTTGCAAAAGGTGGAATTGCAAATGAACTTGTTCCTGTAAATGATATTACAAAAGTAATTCCTGCTTTAAGTAATGTTATTACTGCAAATGGGGATGAAGGTTTAATCACTGCACGTTTAGGGGAAATGATTCTCCCTGAGAAACCTGTTAAAAATTTAGTACCAGATTTTATTAGCAATGTTGAGAAAGCAAACGCTATGATGAAAAATGGTGGTATGGGAGATATCAACATTGAAAATAATTTGATTGTCCAAGGAAGTATTGATAAGGACACATTCCCCGGGGTTAAGAAAATGCAAGAAATGTCTTATGATTACATAGTGAAACAACTAACAGACCAAAGACAAAAATCTGGTTATAAAACGAAGCTGTAAAATAAATATTTTTATGATTCAGAGTATCAGAATGTCAAAGTTCTGGTACTCTTTTCTATTAAAAAATCAGAAAGGAGGTATAAAACATGGCTATTTTTGGTAAATATTTTGATTTTAATGGAAAGTCGTCCAAAGATTTTGGATTAAAAATAGTATCTTTTGATATGTTAGATTCTATTCCTATGGGGTTGGAAAGAACGATTAATATTGGAGAAATGAATATCTTTAGGCAACGTCCAAATCATTTTGGCGCAACCTACTCTTCTACTCTTCAATTTACTGTTACTGTGGTTAAAGACCCTCTTATTTCTGATAAAAATTTTTTCACTCGTTCAGAAATCGGAAAGATTAATGCATGGCTTACATCTCCACGTTTCCCAGAATTATTTCATATGACAGATTATGATAATGCTGTGGAATCAGATGAATATGTAGATTATTTCGTCACAATTCAAAACGTAGAATCTACTTTTATTCAAGAAATTATAGGATTAAAATTTACAATTAATTGTGATTCTCCATTTGGATATAGTGAGGAAAAAACTCTTACACTTACAGAAAGTGAAAAGGAATATACTATTCAGAATGATACAGATGATTTAGAGAATTATATTTATCCTGTTATTGAGATTAACCCAAAAGACGATAAAGATATCACTCTGGCAAATATCACAGACAACTCATCTTCTATCACGTTTAATCCCACAGGCGCAAACAATACAATCTACATTGATTGTCAGCGACTTACCATTAAGAACTATATAGGTTCATTAATTCCTCTTACTGATTTAAATATTGTAGACCCACAAAAAATATATTGGTTTAAATTGTTATCTGGACAAAATAAAGTAAAATTTTCTGGTAACGCAATTGTCAAAATAAAATATAGAGAATATAGAAAGGTTGGTGCATATTAATGGATTATACAAATAAATATGCTGTCCAACAGTTTATATATATTGCACAGCCAGGAAAAAGACTTTTGGGTGTTGTTGGTGGAGTTGATTATTCAACTGCTCAGATTAATAAAAAAGGAAATAATACTGTTTCTTTATCTTTTGTTGCTTATGAATTTTTCAATGGTGAAAAAAGTGCGTGGTATGATTATCTTGATGAATTAATGGAAATCTTTGTGGATGGAATTTGGTTTATCATTAAAAATCCGCCAGAAGTAAATCATGATGGAAAGATTGAAAGTAAAACCATTGAAGCTGAATCATATGAGATTGGATTACAGAATTACGACATTCAGCGTTTTAAAGTTGGACAAGGCACAGAATCATCTTATGAAATGATGTTCCAATCTAAATATCCAAAAGAAAAATATCCTGATAAATATAAAAATGGTATTCCAACAGTAAAATTTCATAATCCAGATGAACCAGAATTATCATTGTTACATATTCTTTTACATCATGCAGGTTTAATTCCTTCAAAAAAAGTAATTGATAGCGATGGAAATGAAATTGATAATTGGGTAGATAATATTGCAAATTCTCCTTGGCAGATTGGTGAAATTGATACCATGCCTCACCATATAGATAGTTCTGGACAAGAATTAGAAAATCCTACATATCTTCCAGAAGATTCTTATGCATTTGATATTGACAATTCAGATTTATATTCTGTTCTTACGCAGGATGTTTCAAATGCATTTTCTTGTATTTTTACATTTGATACAATTAATTGTAAAATTAATGCAACTTATGTAGACCATATTGGGAAAGATACAAATGTTTATATTGGTTGGCGCAATATACAGAATTCTTTAAAAGCTACACGCAAGGATGAATTATTTACTACTGTTACTGTATCTGGTGGCGAAGGAATTGATAATATTGTTTCAGTAAACTTTGGCGATACAGATATTGAAGATTATTCATATCTTCTTGAAGACGAAAGATATATTCCTACATCTTTAAAAGAAAAGTATAAAGCATGGGTAAAATATAGAGAATCTAAACGATTAGATTATATTAATCTTCAAAAAAAATATGTGGATGTACAGGAAAAAGCTACTGAGGTAAAATCAAGAGTTCCTATAGATGGATCAACAGAAGATTGGTCAAGTAAATCTATTAAAGATTTAATGCAGGCATATGACGATTATACTGCTTTAATTCGTGCTTATGAATCTGAATATATAAAAGAAGATGGAAGTTTTGATTTAGATGCTTTGAAAAAATCCGCAGATTGGGATAAATATGAACAGATTGTAAATTACATCCTTCCTACAATCATTAATAAACTTGTAAGCACAACAGATTCCGAAGCAAATAATATTAAAGAATCTCTTAAAGATTATGGTTCTGGAAATATCTTAAAAAATGCAACATTTATCACATCTTCTAATTGGTATGGAATTGGAAGTTCTCTTAGTGAATGTAATGTACTTGATACTTCTCCTGTTTATGGCGCAACTCGTTACATGACAATTCATAGTAATAACAACTCTTGCGGAATAAAACAAAAGGAAATATCTACCTCTAAAGGAAGTACATATACTTTAAGTGCTTTTATTCGTTCAGCAAATGCTAATAAAATCAAATTAGGTTATTGTTCATCTAATGATAATAATGATTATTCAAAAGTCACTTATATAGAAAGAGATATTCCTTCTACTTGGACAAGGATTCAGATTACCTTTACTGCACTATCTGATATTTCAGAAATTTACTTTTTATGTGAAGGAACAAATATAGCTTTTGATATTACTGCGCCAATGCTAGAGTTAGGAGAAAATGCATCTACATTTCAATATTTTCAAATGGATGAGGAATATCAAAAATCATACCTTACTGATTGGAAATTATATGGAGTAGATGAACTTACATCTTGTCAAAAAAAATATTCTGACCAAATGGGAGTATTGGAGAGATATTCTCAGGAATATGATTCTTCAATTACTGATAGCACAGAAGAAGTTTATAATTCTTATCATCAATTATATCTTGACTATAAAAAGTTATATGATGATTGCACATCTGCTCTTGCAGAAAGACAAAAAGAATATGACAATTTAATTTCAGAAAGAAATAATTATAAATCTGAATATGATACGATTGCGAAAAATGTAAAAAGAGAAAATTTTGAAAACGTACAAACTGAATATCCTGCTTTTACGAAATATGAAGAATTTCTTTTAAAGAAACTTTATAAGCATACAGATTATAAGAATGAAAACATTATTTCAACATCTATTACTTCTTCTGTAGAAAAAGTTGAAAAAGAATATCAGTTATATTTAGATGCAGTTGATAGATTATACGCAGCTTCTCACCCTCAATATACTTGGGAAGATACTTTAGATAACATATATGGTCTAGAGGAATTTAAGTGCTTAGTTGAACCATTGGATATTTATAATTTTATTCACGTTGAAGTTAAGACGGATGGGACTTTTGAAAAATTAAGAGTTACGGGAATTACTTACAATCCATGTATTTACCAAGGGGAATTTACTCTAACATTCTCTTCCATGACTCGATATAAAACTAGAAGAAATGATTTTAGCGATTTATTAAGTTCTGCTCTTTCTGCACAGAAAAATTCTCTTACTCTTTCCGCAGGAAACTCTAAAGATGTTACAACTTATACTATTACCCCTGAATTTATAAAATCTTTGTTAGGTAATTCGTCATTCAATGCTTATATGACGAAAAATAATGAAAATAATATATCAGGAGTTACAGGAAATTTCACAAATCTCTACTCAAAATATATTGATGCGAAACAAATTACGGCACAACTGGTAAAAGCCGACAGTGCAGAATTTAAAACTCTCGTATCAGAATCTATTCAAACGGACATTCTTACAACGAAAATCCTTAATGCAGATAAGGGATTCTTCGACTCACTTTCAACTAAAGTTCTTGATGTTTCGCAAGCAAATATCGAAGATTTAATTGCAAAAAAGGTAACCGCAGATTATATCTCCTCAAAGCTTATTTCAGGTGAAAATGGGGATTTTATTGATTTTGTAAATTCAAACTTAAATTTCAAAAATATCACAACAGAGTTATTAACAGGTTCAAATAGTGATACTTTTATTGATTTTGTTCATAATGAGATGAAAACTGGCACGATTACTGCCGATCAAATTCGCAGTGAAGATGGGAAAACTTTCATTGATTTGGTTAATTCATCTATCAATATAAAACAAATTTCTACTGATTTAATTTCTGGAGGAGATGAAAACACTTTTATTAATTTTCTTGAAAATAAGATTCAGACAAGTACGATTACCACAGACCAGATTAAAGGTGGAGATGGTGAGACTTTTATTAACTTCTTAGAAAATAAAATCTCTACATCTACTATTTTGGCAGACCAAATCAAAAGCAAAGACGGTTCTTCGTTTATCGACCTTGTAGACGGACAAATAAAAATAGCTAAGATTACTGTAAATCAAATCAGTGGTGAAAACGGGAAAACATTTATAGATTTCTTAAATGATCAGATTTCTACCTCTAAGATAAAAGCCGACCAAATTACCGGTTGGGATGGTTCGACTACTCTCATTGATTTTATAAATAATACAATTCAATCTTCTACAATTAAAGCGGATAAAATTACTGGCATCTCTGATTCAAAAACTTTCATAGATTTTGTAAAAAATCAAATTAATACATCTGAATTGAACACAAAAGTTGCCAATATCAATTCCTTGCTTTCTGGCTCTGCTGGAGTAGGCGATTTACAAACAATTCATCTTACAGCAAATAATGCAAGTATTGATGAAGCTGTAGTTAAAAACTTAATCGCTGCAAAAATTTCTGTTGCAGACTTAATGACTCATTCTGCTTCTGCTGAATTAATCACTCTTATATCTCAAGATGGAAAGCCATCTATCGCATTTAAAGGTTCAACTCAACAATTTTATGATTCAAGCGGAAATGTCCGTATTCAAATGGGGCAAGATGCAAAAGGTGATTTTACATTTTCTCTCTTTGACGACACAGGGACAGGTGTCTTAATTGATAGTAAAACTGGTGTTCATGCTAATGCTATTGCTAACGGATTAATCGTAAATGACATGATTAAAGATGGAACCGTATCTAAGAGCAAGCTTGGGTTTGAAATCGTGGAACCAAATGAGCAAGGTGGTATAGATATTTCAACAATTTATGATGGTAAGGAAAAATGGGGAGCACAATACATTTCTTTTAAAGAAAGTACGAAAAATTCTCTTGATGGTCTTGACAAAAAAATAGATGATTCAATTCCTTTTCAATTGTTCTTTACCACATCAGTTGGTTCAGATCTTGCATATGGAGTGAATCCATCAACAGTAGTCACGATTCATCTCTATAGAGACGGAAAAGAAGTTACAGACGATTATCAAGACAGTAATTTTATATGGACAAGAACTTCTGCTGATAATGCAGGAGATATATATTGGAATGAAAAACATTCAGAAGGTAGTAAACAGATAACTCTTTCTTTATCTGAAGATGTGTTGATGGGAGCAGATTTTAACTGCTCTTTTATTTTGGACGGAGAAGTTTTAGCAACTTTAAACGATAATTAGAAAGGAGATTCTATGGCAAAAGTAAAAGCTACGGGTACAATTACTATCCGTAATATAACAAATATTGGTAAATTATCATCATACATTACATCGTCTCAGCCATTGATGGTTGTGTATGATCCTAATTCTGCTACACAATATGAACCAAACTGGGCTAATTCTAATCTAGTTTTAACTCCAGTTGTTTTTTTTAATGATACACAATTATCCTTATCTGCTTCTGGCTTAACTATCACTTGGCAGAGACAGGTAGGTGCAGGAGAAGTTACTGCATTAACTACAGGGGAAACTGTAAAAGGGAATATTCTTACGGTTTCAAAAAACATTCTTGCTGATACGTCTATGATTACCTATATATGTAACATTTCGTATATTGACCCAAATACGAATAAAGTAGTGATTAAATCACGTTCACAGATGTCATTCTCTCTTGTAAAAAATGCACCAGAATTATCAGATTGTAATATTACAGGAGACACAGTTTTTAAATATAACACTTCTGGAACACTGGTTTCTGCTTCATCTATTAAACTTACTGCAAATTTGACAAATACCACCCTTAAGCAATGGCAATACAAAAAATCTGATGGTACTTTCGCAGCCTATCCAAATGCTGGGACATCTGTTACTCTTACAGTAAATGCCAGTGATGCAGTTTTTGTAAATGATGTTGCTGTTATTAAATTAGTTACAGCAGAAAATGATGTATTTGATTTACATAATATTGTGAAGTTGCGTGATGGTGCAGCAGGTTCAAGTACAATCACTTGTAATCTTTCAAATGATACACAAAGTGTTCCATGTAATTCTAATGGTGCTTTATATTCTACTTCTCTAAATGGATGTGACACTACTATTTCTATCCTAAAAGGTTCTGCAAATGATACGGGAAATTGGACTATTACAGCTACTCCTTCTTCTGGAATTACAGGTACTTATGATGCGAAAACATATAAATATACCGTAACGGGAATTAGTGTCGAATCTGGTTATGTTGAATTCACATGTACACGATCTGGTTATACAACAATCACAAAACGATTTACAATTAATAAAGACCGTTCTGGTTCTAATGGTGCAGATGCAGTATTCTATTCTGTTGATTCTGATGTCGCTTTTATGAAATTAAATAAAAGCAAAGTATTTACTCCTTCTGCAATCACCTTTTCAGGACAGAAAATCGTTGGTAATAATGCAGCTACAGTATATTCTGGAAGATTTAAAATTTATGAATCGACCGATGGAGCGACTTATACTTTAAAATACACATCTGGTTCTGATGAATCTTCAAAAAAATATACTCCTTCAGCAAACACTGTAAAAACAATTAAGTGTGAGCTTTATCAGGCTGGCAACACAACAAAATTATTAGACTCACAAACCGTTTCTGTCGTTATTGATGGAGTAGATGGACAAACCGGTGCGGCAGGAAAAGATGCGATTAATGTCGTTTTAGGAAATTCCGCTGAAGTTATTGCATGTGATACGTCTGGAAAAGCAAAAGAAGCAAAAGATATTACCATACCATTTGACTGTTATCAGGGAACGAAAAGAATTGCAGGAACAGCTTCTTTGGGTACTCTTCCATCTGGTGTGACATTAAAGAGTAATACCGCAGCAACGGCTTCAGCGACAGGAAATATTGTGTTAACTGTTGCAAAAGGAGCTACTATCGCTTCTACTCAATCGGGGGATATTACAATTACATTTACAGCAAGTGGTCTTACTTCTGTTCAGAAATTTACATGGACAAAAAATGTTCAAGCTTATAATGGTGTAAACGCTGTTCTGTTTCAGTTAATGGCTCCACAAGGAGATGTTATTCTTAAAAACTTAGACGGCAATGTAAATACCGTTCTTTTAAAAACACAGCTTTTAAGTGGAACGACTGTTGTAACTTCTGGGATCAGTTATGTTTGGAAGAAATATACTAATGGTGCTTACACTACTCTTCCGGGGCAGACAGCTTCTACTCTTACTGTTACAGCAGATATGGTAGAGTCTCTCGCATCATTTGAATGTACAGCTACTTATGGGGGAAAATCTTATGTAGCTTATTGGACAGTTACAGATAAACAAGATGAGATTTTTGTTGATGTCATTTGTAGTGTAGGCGATACATTTGTTAATAATACGGGTGTAGGGGTTATTTATGCGAAACTTATGCAGAAAAATAAAGAATATGATGAGTTAAAAACAACAACTTTTTCTACTTCTGCCCCTTCTAATCCTGCAAGTGGAGATTTTTATTATAAACTTGATACAGCAGCAAAAACAGTATCTCTTATGAAATATGACGGAAGTGCTTGGAAACCTGCAACAGATAGCGACCTTCCAAAAGGAACATATAATTGGTATCGAAGAGATAGAACAGGAAAAGCTTTAGACACTGAAACACCATATAAAACAGGAAAAGTAATTTTTGCCGAAGGTAGAATGATTGATGATATTTTAATGAATTTTGATTGTGATGTAGAAATTGATATTTAGAACAAGACCTTTTTTAGTGTCTTGTAATTTCGTGCAAGGCACTAGAAAGGAGAGATGAAAAAATGAAAATAAAAGCTTCTGGAAGTATAACATTAAAGAATTTGACAGAGCCATTTACCGTTTTACTGTCAAATGAGATGCAGCAATTTTCTACCGATTCAAATCGCAAAGTGACATCTGCTCAAAGTTATTATACAGATATTATTGTTTATCAAGGCTCAACAAAAAGAACTGATTTCATAATTGGTAATGTACCTTCTGCAAATGGGATTACCGTTACAAAATCGTCTGCAAGAATCACCTTTGCAGTTGGTTCTGGAGCTACAATTTCTGCTGATGCAGGAACTTTTACTATTCCTATTACTCTTGACGGGAAAACTGTAAATAAAATATTTTCATGGAGTTGTGGCAAGCAGGGAGTTACTGGTACATCGGCAAAAACTGTCGATATTATTGCTAATAGTCAAATTTTTAAAAGTACAGACGGTGGACAGACTTTTTCGCCCGAAACGATTAAACTTACTCCTACTTTTCAGGGTGGCATCAGTTTTTCTAAATGGCAATACAGTATAGATGGCGGTGTAACATGGAAAGATGTTGTAAGTGGCAACAATGGACTGTACATATCTTCTGGCGTTTTAACTATTAATAAAACAAGCAATTTATACACAGATACTGCTACTTCTATTACTTTTAAATGTATTTCAAATAATACATCGTATTATGATACGCTCACTGTTATTAAGCTATACGATGTTACGGATATTGAGGTTGGCGGTAGGAATTTGTTGTTAATGTCGTCTCTACAACCTGCAATATATTATGTTGACGGTAGCGGTACAACGACTAGCGAAACATTTAAAGGATGTATGGTTCGTAAATTTACGAATATGTGGAGCGGTGTTAAAATATCTTTTGATAAACTCGTAACTAACCGAGGGGTTGTTAGACCTGGTGATGTACTGACATATAGCATTTATGCCAAAACTGACGATAATGCTACCATTAATGTATTAATGTTTAATCGTAGCGTCGATAATACGGTAGGACAGGGTACTATAAGAGGAGATCAAAACCTCATCGCATTAAATACTGAGTGGAAATTATGTGCTGTTACATTTACTGTCACTGAAGAAATGTTAAGCTCAGATAAAGGAATTACTTTTTTTGGCTATGAAATAGCAACCAAGTTAACTAGCGGAAAGGGTGTTTATTTTTCGTGCCCTAAACTCGAAAAAGGTAACATCGCTACAGACTGGACACCTGCTCCGGAAGATGTGGATTCTCAGATTCAGTCCCTTGTAAAAACCACCTCAGAAACATCCTCGGTTGTCAATAAATTAAATCAATCTATTACAAATAAAGTATGGCAAAGCGACATTACTAATTCAGTTAATAATTACGATAATTCCACAGGGAAAGCAATTAGGGATAGGCTAACAAAAACAGAAACCTCTTTATCTGGTATCACTTCTACTGTATCAGATATGAAAACGACTCTTGACAAGAAGGCAGACGGAAGCACTGTTCAATCTCTCACAAATCGAGTTTCAAAAGCAGAACAAGATGTAAACGGATTTAAGCAGACAGTTGAATCCACATACACGAAAAAGACAGATTTTAACAATTTGGAGATTGGTGGTAGAAACTTAGCAAGAAAAGGAATACTACAAAGAAATCTTGCGACATCCTGTGTTTATGATGATTCTTCTAAAACATATACGATCATAAGCCCGGCAAATAAAAAAAACAATTATTATGATCTAACAATACCAGCTTCTTCCAATATCAAAATTCCATATGGAAAAGGTGCAATAATTTCTTTCGAAGTATATTCTCCAAAAGCTGTTGATATCTGGATGGACGTAAATAATACTGTTGAAAGTGGAACTGCGTGGAATGGAAATGATAATGATATAAACCGCAAAAATTCTAGTTCTTCTATCCCTCAAAATACCTGGACAAGATATTGGAATTATTGTGAGAATAACTCAAGTAAAAATACGAACAAGGTTGACATAATTATTAATAACAGTTTTGGTATTACAAGCTTTCCAGAACCTGTAACATGGAAAATCAGAAATTTTAAAGTAGAACTTGGCAATAAACCTACGGATTGGACACCTGCACCAGAAGACGTAGACGCATCTATAAAATCTGTAAGTGATTATTCTAAAACTTCATTTGAGCAATTATCCAACAAATTTTTATGGTTAGTAGATGGGAAGTCTTCTTCCACTTCTCTTACTCTTACGGATAGTCTCGTATCTGCAATTACAAAACAATTTATCATCAAATCCCCAGACGGCTCTTCTACTATTATAACCGGGGGCAAGATTCAGACGAATTCTATTACATCTGATATGCTTTCTTCTTCTGCTATTAAGTCTAAGAATTATATGGCAGGAACTTATGTTGAAGGTGCTGGTTATTCTGTTTTAGGAACACTTCTCGATTTAGATAACGGTATGATTCATACGCCAAGTTTTTATACTGACTCATCCGGAAATTCCTTTATGTCAGGGACAGTTCATGCAAATGCAGGTTGGTTTGGAACAGATGAACATAATTGGTTTTTAGGCACTACTACGATTTCTAATATCATGAATGATTCTGGTGCATTGACAGATGGAGATTACAGCTATTTAAAGGCAACAGATAATACAGCCATTATTGCTGGTGATTGGTATTTTATGGCACAAAATTCTACTATGGGATTACATTCTGGATTATCAACATTAAATAACGGTAATTTTGTAAAAAATCCTGTTGATGGAAAATATTACGACTTTGGTATCGTAGAACCTGATATGTCTAAAGATGCAAAGGATTATAATAAAAAGTTCTTGTATATCCGTAGAGCTGATTCAACACAGACACATCCCCAAGATTGGGAATACCTTTTTAGAGTCGATTATGATGGTAAAATCTGGTACAAAGGTAATCTTATTGCTGGCGAAGGAGGAATGTTCTTATCTACTACAGGTGGAACAATCACTGGTGATTTAACCGTTAATGGTAAACTTATTGCTACCGCCTCTTCTGCCGATAAGTTATTAAGAGCATTAACAATTAATGGGAAATCATTTACAGGTGCAAGTGCTGTAGATGTCGGAACTATTGGTATTGCTTATGGTGGAACAGGTGCTACTTCCGCTTCGGGTGCAAGAGCAAATCTTGGTGTTATTGGAACAAAAAATGCAAATGGCTTTTATGGCTTAACCCGTCCTGATGGAAATGATTCTGATTGGATTAGAACAACCTCTAATGGTATCATTCCTTATCAAAGTGGCTCTTATTCTTCATTAGGTACGTCTTCTTGGAGATTTTCAAAAGCATATATTGATACTATCTATGGTAGTTTAAGCGGAACTGCTACAAAAGCTATGCAAGATGGTTCTGGTAATGTAATTGCCGATACATATCTGCGGAAAGATTTTGATACAGTCGGACAAAATGTAATATTTAGTAGCTCTGTAGATATTGATGATTTAACAGCAGGTACTTTATTAGTTAATGGTAATGCACGATTTATAAATGGATTAAAAGGAAATCTTGTCGGTGACGTAACAGGTAATTTAAGTGGAACTTCTGCTTATACTGAAAAATTGAAAACTGCAAGAAAGATCGGAAATGCTTCTTTTGATGGAAGTAAGGATATTTCCTTAAATGATATTGGAGCTTCTGCATCAGGGCACACTCATAATTATTTACCTTTAAGTGGTGGTGTTATCACAGGGGATATTAGGATTAATGGTTATATTACGGGAGAACCTAACTCAGCTTATCCAACTAATCACGGAATTTTACTTGGGCATAATGCTCAAGATTATATGAATTTCTATGAATGGGGTGGATTATTCCAGTTTTATAAATCTCGATCAGGGACTGATACTCTTCTCGGCAAAATCACAGAAAATGGTTGGGAAGGAAATGTAAGAGGTAATCTTTCAGGCGTAGCATCTCAAGCAACAAAACTTCAAAACGCAAGAAATATCACGATTGGCAATTCAAAAAAATCATTTGATGGAACTGCTGATATTACATTCTCGCTTTCAGATATTGGAGCTTCTGCATCAGGACATACTCATAATTACGCAGGTTCTTCTTCTGCTGGCGGTAATGCAAATGCAGCATTAAAACTTGCTACTGCAAGGACAGTATCTACAAACAATGGAGATTTTGCATTAGGTTTCAATTATGATGGTTCTTCTAATAGTACAGCTTATCTTTCATATTACAGTTGTACTGTTATTTGTGGAAATAAAAATAATTATCCATTTCATCGTTTTGCTAAAATTGATAAACTTGCTGGAAGTTATGCTGACAAAGCAAGTACATTCTTAATCACCCAAGATTATATATATGGAGGATGGGGAATTGTAACCATTCGTTTAAGAACAAACTCATCAACTCAAGCTTCCGATGTAGAAGTGAAGTGGATTGCACGATATAATTTAGCTGCCGATTTTGTGCAGGTTGGTATTGATACTACAAATGGTGCAACTTATGCTGATGCATTTATTAAACTTACTGGTACTTACGGTTCTTTAGTAGTACGTAACTTAGCATCTGGAGGTCGTGGAAGTACGGGTAGAACATGGTCTTTAATTAATTCAAAAGAAGTTGATAATACCACTACTTCTGATGCCCTAACATCTACAGAATGTTATATAAATATTTCTACTGCTGGTACAAAATTACACAACAAGGCATATACAAAAACAGTTACAGCTTCAGATGGTGCTACGGTGTCTTATGCTAATAGTGCAGGTACGGTAAATAATGTAAAAGATTCCGGTAATAGCACAGCTACAACATTTTCCTATTCTAAATCTAGCTTAAATTATAATGATTATACATGGTTAGCAGGCTGGAATGGCTATGAATTAAGAGCTGTTAATAAATCCCAGTTTGCCACAAGTGGACATAATCACAATATAACTTCATTAACAGATTACGGAACTCATATATATGATGCAAAAACAACTAGAACGAAAAATACCTTTTTGGCTGCTCCAAATGGTTCGGATGGTGTTGCAAGTTTCAGAAAGATAGAAATTGCAGATTTACCTTCTCATACTCATAATTATGCTTCCCAAATTAAATTGGCAGATGTTTCCTATTCTGTTTCTAATAATATAATTACTATTACAAAAGATAACTTAATTACCGCAATTGGAACAGGTGAAACGTCTGAATCTTCTCCTACCGCTATTGGTCTTATGACTAAGGCTGAGCGAGAAAAACTTGCTTCTATTACTGTTTCAGACATCGGTACAGTTGGGGCGAATTCTGTTAAAGGTACTGCTCCTATCGGTGTTTCTATTGCGAAGGGTGTTGCCACAATCAGTCATGGGGCATCTGGCGTAACATCTGGAGCTTACGGTGCTGACTCTACGAATTATTTTAGGATTCCTAAATTGACCGTAAATTCAATGGGTCATGTGACAGGAGCAACTTATTATGATATTACAGGTGCAAATCTCGTAAGCAGAATTGGAAGTAACACTGTTCAAAATGCCACAAATGCAGTAAAAGCAACCCAAGATAAAAATGGAAATGTTATATCTGATACTTATATGAGAAAAGATGTAACAGAAATTAATCAGAATTTTACTTTTAATAATTCTGTTAATATTGATGATTTGACATCTGGTAGTTTGCTCGTGACTGGCAGTGCAAAATTTGTAAATGGTTTAAAAGGTAATTTAACTGGCGATGTTGTTGGAAATATTACGGGAAACGTAATAGGAAGCCTTAAAGGAAATGCTGATACAGCGACAATCGCAACAAAAGCTAATCTTTTAGCAAATCTCTATTCAGACAGACCTACAACTGCCAACCTTATTGCAACAGGAAGTGGTGGGTTAACTACTTTCAAGGCAACAAGCTCTATGACGGAAGGAAAACCAAAAACAGATGGGCATATTCTTCATTTTTATTGGGATAATACAGGTGGATGGGATTCTCAACTTTTTATTTCCAATAATAGTTCAACAGAACTTCAAATAAGAAGTATGGATGCCGGAAGTTGGGGTTCGTGGAAAACAGTATTAGATTCTGTAAATTACACATCATATACCGTAAAGAAAGATGGAACTGGTGCGTCAGGAACGTGGGGTATTAATATAAACGGTAATGCTTCTACCTCTGATAAATGGAAAACAGCAAGAACAATTACCATTGGTAGTTCTGCAAAAACGCTTGATGGAAGCTCTAATGTTTTATGGTCTTTAAGCGATATTGGTGCGGCAAGTTCTTCTCATACGCATGGATTGTTAAACTCTGATTTTGGAGTAATATTAGAAGATACTACAGAAGACTCTGGCTGGTCTATGCTTAACGATTCTTATAATGGTTTTTTATTAAAATCAATTAGAGTACAACGAAATTCTCCAGATTGGATTTTAGACAATTATTCAGCAGGAATTGTGTTTGGAGGAGCAGATACAAAAGGAGTTATTTCTACAAAATATAATTTTCCTAGTATTAAATTTGCAGGTGGAAATGGAATGAAACCTGTTTGGTGGATTAATTTAACAGGAACAACTGGAACTATTTATAATCTTGACAATATGCCGGGAAACTCAGCTACAGCTACTAAACTGAAAACTGCTAGAAAAATCGGAAACGTATTATTTGATGGTTCTGCCGATATTACACTATCTCAGATCGGTGCGTCAGCGATTGGACATACGCATAATTATCTCCCTCTTTCTGGCGGCACATTAACTGGTGACTTAAATTTCTCATCGGGTGATTCTATTACTTGGAATTCTGGCTCATGGTTTCAAAGAATTAAAACTGTAGATGATCCTACAGCTAACACACCTGTATTTATTTTACAGCAAAGTGGAAATAGTGGCTCCACTTGGACAGATTTATTGACAGTTAAAGACAATGGACAAATTGTAGCGAATACTTTTGTCGGTTCTTTATCTGGCAATGCTACTTCTGCAACTACTGCTAATTCAGCAACAAAGGCTACGCAGGATGGAGCAGGAAATGTTATTACTTCAAAATATGTAACTATCGATACAGCACAGATTATTTCAGAAGCAAAAACTTTCTCTAAAGAACTCGTAATTTCGAACACTACTGCTTCTACGAGCAAGACTACCGGTGCATTAAAAGTAAAAGGGGGAATCGCTACCGAAGGACAGATGAGTGCAAATAAAGTTATGGTAGGAGATGGATGTACTCTTGAAATGGATGAGTATGGTGCTTTAAATTTTGTATTTTCGTAGAGGGTGATTAACTACCGCCCTCTTTAATTAAAAGAAAGGTTGGTGGTTAATTGGCTCTGCAATTATGGTTACCGTTAAATGGTGATATTAAGAATTATGGATTAAAGAATATAAATGTATTAGACCATGGAACATCTGAATATAATCAGGGAAAAATAGGGAAGTGTCGGTCATTTGTTGGTAGTGGTTATTTAGAATTAACTAATTCTTTTGGAATTGAATCTGGTAAAGATTTTTCTTGCTGTTATTGGATTAAAGAAATTTCTAATAATACGTTATCTGGGTTTAGAGTCGTATATCAATGTGGGAATTTAATTATAGGACATTATGATGATGAATTTAATATCTATAATGGAAGTGATTTAGATTTCGTTTATAAATGTGATACAACGGATTGGGTTCATTGTTGTTTAACATATCAATCATCAGATAATATCATGACTATTTATATAAATGGAATTAAATGTAGTACACGTCAACTAAAAAGTTTAAATGGTTTGTCTAGTGCTACCGCACTTATTGGAAAAAGGAATAATGAAACTTATTTATTAGAAGGATATTTAAACGATTTCAGATTATACGATGAATGTCTTTCCCCGAAGCAAGTCAAATATATCTCACAAGCAATGATTTGTCATTATCCTATGGGAAATGTCGATGGCAAGATTGGAGGAAGGAACTTACTTAGACATTCATCTCTAATCGGGGAGAAAGTAATAACCGATGTTCTCGGTAGTTGTAACAGTGTAACTTCGGTTTTATATGAAAATACCGGGTTACATTTAGTGACCCCGAACGAGGGAAATAACAATAATGGTTTCATGCTAAAGTTTAATGATTTTACTTCGCTGGGGTTAAAACGTGGTGATGTAATCACATTTAGTGCGGATATTAAAGGTACTTCAGATATTCATAAACCGTTTATTAAAATATGGTTGCCTCACAAAAACATGAACGTTTGGTGGGATTCAGAACAGTCCGGAGGCTACGGTTTTATACCATCGGCAGAGTTTAAAAGAGTTTCCGAAACTTTCACTATACCAATTTCTGAGGACATTCAGTTATGTGGTGGAATATGCTTGGGCATACACGGCAATATGCAATCAGATTTGTATATACGCAATCTCAAACTCGAACGAGGGAACATCGCTACGGATTGGACACCTGCACCAGAAGATAATCCTCCGTTTTACGATAATATAATCCCTGATATTTCAGGTTATCAAAATAACGGAGAAGTTATGGATTCTGCTTGTCCTACATGGAGTAATGATTCACCGAGATATTTAGGTAGCTATGAATTTAATGGGAAAAATCAGTATATATCAGGACTTTCCCCTATTTCTAATAATACAAAAGAATTCACAATAGCTTTTTGGGTAAAATTAAAGAATGTCCCAGATACAATGACTTTTTATACAGCAAGAGCAGGCATTGGAAGTGGCGTTGCATTGTTTTTTATAAATAAAAATATTAGATTTGATGATAATGTACAATCTATCTTTAATTATACTTACGACCTTTCGTCTAACAAATGGACTCATTTATGTATTACCAGAAGTAATACAAGCAAAAAATTATATGTAAATGGAAGACTCATTGACTCTATTTCAAAAGTAGGTGACATGCAAAACATAGGGGAATATTTTACAATTGGAGGTTCTTCCTCTTATGGAAATGGGATAGCAGATTTGAATTGGCTTAACGGCAATCTCTCCGATTTTCGTATATACGCTACTGCCCTATCCGAATCAGACGTTCTTAATCTATATCAATCTTCTGCCTCACTTGATTCACAGGGAAATCTTATATTATCTGGCGAGGTGATTGAATGAGTATAAATAAAAATGGAAATCTCGTTGTAAGTTCATCCGCTATTTCGAAAATGAATGTAAAACAACTATCTGATGATTCAAAATGGGTAAGAATTTATTTTCTCGATGTATCAAATACAAAAACATTTTTTACAAAAGATGAAGCGTTGGACTGTACAAATCAAAGCAATAGATTTAGTCGAATGGGAATGGTCGATAAGTTTAAATCTGCGGATGGATATTATGAATTTATGCTTACCTATCCATCCTTATCTACAACTCTTTATAATCGCTGGAAACAAACAAGTTCGCCAAATGAATCTACTGTTACAGATTTTACAAAAATTACAACAGCGTGGACAAATCATCATGCAGGACTTAGAAGACATGGCAGTGCTGCAATATACGATTGCGATACAGGTGGAACATGGTATGCACCTATATGTCAATTAGCCGCATGGAATTCTTCAAGTTCTTTATATATCCCTGCCGCTGATGGTTCAAACCAAACTCAATGTGAGCTTTGGGTTCGTTATGATAATATTCCTAGTATAAATAATGGAATGTGTGAATGTAATGCTATGTCTATTTTTTGTGATTCAAATGGAATCCCTTTAGCAAATAATATAACATATACTCCTACCACTGTTAAAAATTCGTGTATGACACAGAGTACAGTAGACGTTGAATTAAATGTAAAATACTGTATAGAATGTACATTAACATGGTCTGGTTTTGACGAATCAAATACAAATGGATCGTTTGATATGTATTTTCAAGGAAGTCAAAATAATGGAATTTGGACTTATTCAAATCCAATGACTGGGGCATTAAATCAAATTAAAAGACCCAAGGCGGCTGTTTTATCATCTTCTTCTGGAAGCTATCGTTATAAAACTTCTTTTATCAATACGAATCCAGAGGTAAAAAGATTAGGCTTGAGTATGAGAACTGATTATTCAAATGGTAAAGGGACAGTATCTATTTCTGATGTTATTATTGTTCCTGAAAAATATTATATATCAGATAAAATAAAAGCACGATTTTCAGAAGATTTTGTATCGTGTGATGAAATTATAGAATTATGATTTAGAGCTTGAATTATTTAAGCTCTTTTTTTATTTAAGGAGGTGTTTTATGGCTTACTGGATTAATGATGTTGGAAATAGGAATAGACCAGATTTAAAGGAATTTTATTGTGATTCAGAGAAAGATATTACTGGACTTCCAACAAGTAAGAAAAAGGGTGTAGTAACAAGTGCGACAGAGGAATCACAGATTGGGAAATGTTCAATTGGATCATCTTGCTTTGTAATTGATAAATGCAAATTATATATCTTAAATAGTGAAGATATTTGGAAGGAGGTTTAGAATAATGACTGATTTTAAACTTTTAGAAATAGCAAAAAAGTATACAGATAAAAAAGTCGGTTCTTCTTCCCCTTCTACTCCATCTACCTCTAATTACGATGATTTAAAAAATAAACCATCTATTAATGGAAAAGAATTAACAGGTAATCTTTCTTCGGATGAAATTGGAGTTTCAAGCAAAGACCATAATCACGATGAAAAATACGCTTCTAAGGACTCAGAACACGCTCATTCTAATAAAGAGATACTTGACTCAATTACAAAAGAAAAAATAGAAGAATGGGATAAGGAATTAAATATAACAGTAACGGATGATGGGACTTTAGTAATTGATTGAGGAGGTGAACTATGACAACAACTATAAAACAAGCGAATATTAAAGGAACTGTTTACACATTAGAAGATACAGAAGCAAGAAAAGATATTTCTACTTTAAAAGCAGCAATACATGACGTTTTAAATAATACTCCTCGTGTAGAAACAATCAAAGACTTTTATAATTTTAAAAGAACTGGTAAGGTATATAGAACAAGAATTTGGTTATTTGCCACCAACCCTACCTCTACTGGTACGAAACTTTTAGATAATGCAGGACTTGAATTTACCCCTTCTACTGACACTGTTGAAGGTAAAGATGATTATTTAAATGGACAACATCCATTATTTGAATGGGTAAATTGTAATTATAAAAGAAATGATGATGGTTCACCATATCCTACTGCTATCGAGGGGGATGAAAATTTTTCATTTACAGGCAATGTGGATGTTGGAGCTATGCAAATGTCTTTTTATTATGATTTTCAAGTAAATCAAGATGAAGGATATGCAGATGTTACAATTTCTGATATGAGAAATCCATTAAGAACGGATGTACAATTAAAACCTTGGAGTGAATGTGTTACCGCTGATGGAGAAGTATTGCCTTGGTGTATTGGTAGTAAATATTATGCAAGTATTGGCGATGATGGGTTTTTACGTTCTGTAAAAGATGGTAAACCAGAAACTTTTACTTCTTATAATAAAATGATGACTGAATTCCCAAAAAAAGGAAAAGGTTATCATGGTGCTGATGCAGAACATATGACGTTTCAATTTATCTTTAATGTGATTAAAGGTGCTACAAAAGATTCTCAGAGTTTATATAAAGGATGTACGAATTATAATCTTCAATATTCTGCTTCTGTTGTTAGAAATACAAAAGAAACATATTTCCCTGTTACAAATGCACAAGCAAACAATTTATTAGTAGGTTCATCTGTATCAGTTGGATATGGACAATTAAATGATACAGAAACAGGAGTTAATTTAGATCGTGGAGTTACTAATATGCACAAATATGCTAAGGTTGTTAAAATCTTAAGTATTGAAACTTTAGATGATAACAATAAGGCAGTATATCTTGATGTTGACACAGGATTTGATACTACTCCTATTGTTCTTTCAGATACCGTTACAGCAGATATTACAATATCAACAATGCCTTGGTATTCTGGAAGTACTGATTCTGTAATTGGACATCACGATGGTTCTCCAATTTCTAATACAGATTGGAAACATGTATATCGTGTCCAGGGTAGAGAATATAGAAATGGTGCTTATGAAATTGCTTCTGACACTGTAATGGTATTTCAGCCAGATTATAGTAAAGATGTATATGTATGTCCAAAAGAAGTTGCTAGAAGTTCTGATGAAGCAACTATTAAAAAGACATATACAAAAATAGGTAATATTCCTGCTTCTATTGACGGGAAAGGAAGTGATTGGTGGATTGGTGATTTGACTATTGATACTTCTACTGGTGCGTGGTTCCCTTCTGCTATTGGAGCAAGTGATAAACAGGGTATTGCAAGTAAATTATATTCGGGTGGTACAAGTACTTCTGGAACTAGAGAATATCCTCAAGGCGGTTATCTCGGGCTTGGTTCTGGTGCTGGTTTCCTTCTGTATTGCTGGAGCGGGCTTGACAGGACGAACTGGAATTACGGCTGCCGAAATTGTTTAATTTCATTTTAATCTTTAGCATCATAATTCGTAGACGAAAAGTTTATTGTGATTTATCACACCTTCGCAGATGCGTAAAATTCTTTTTATAAGACCAATCTGTTTACTCTCGTCCAAGGGCAAACGGAAACTATAATGCATGATTATAGTTGGGCTTAGTAGAAATTAAAAAACCGAAAAGCCTTTTAAAGACAATCGAAAATGTCTGGACATAAATTTAGAAAAGGATGGTCTTAAAAATACGAAAGGATATTGTAAAAATATAGATATTACAGATAGAGATTTAATAAGTAGAGCTACTTATAATTGTCTTGATGGAAAATATAAAAGAAATGATACACTAAGATTATTTTCTAAGGAATCTGGTTTAACATCTAATCAGGTATATTGTATCATTTATAGATATGGTAAAGAAGCTGTAAAATGGATAGTAGAAAAAATTATTGATACTATTCGCAATGAATTATTAAATAGAGAATTACATTTTCCTCCAATTTGGTATAAAATCAAAATTGATTCATCTTCCTTTAAAGAAAGACGGATTGGAATACAAAATGTAAAACAGCAAATATACGATTATATTGCTGTAGAAGGATTAAAACCTTTCTTTTGTCGTATAGGTGTGTATCAATGTGCGGCTATTAAAGGAAGAGGTTGTTCAAAAGGTGTACGTCAAATAAGAAGATGGCTGAGAAACAAATCGTTAACTTATTTTGCGAAAGCAGATATTAAAAAATGTTATGAAAGTATAGATAGAAAATTATTAATGGAATTTCTTAGAAAGCATATTAAAAATGATATGCTGTTGTGGTTAATTGAAACTATTATTAATACATTTGATAAAGGGTTATCTATTGGTTCTTATTTATCTCAATTTTTATGTAATCTATACTTATCTCAACTATATCATGAAATTAGTCATATGCATAAAATTAGAAAATCTCGTAGAAACAAAACAAGTGAATATATTTCTCTTATAAAGCACCAATTATTCTACATGGATGATATTCTTCTTATATCTACAAATTCTAAAGATTTGCATAAAGCAGTTAAATTGATGATTAAATATGCAAAAGATAAACTAGGATTAATTATAAAAGTTGATTGGTTTGTCTCAAAAATTGATAATAAAGATAAAGAACATGACACTAAATTTATAGATATGATGGGATTTCGTATCTATAGATGGCATACAACTATTAGACGTAGAACTTTTAAACGAATACGGCATACATTTTTAAAATTGTGGAAAATGATTGCTACACATAAATTTATACCGTTGGTATGGGCTAGACGAGCAATATCATATTGGGGACAAATTGTAAATAGTGATAGTAATAAATTTAAAAAGAAATATAAAGTAAGAAAGATTATAAAAATTTGTAAAAAGGTGGTGAGTGATTATGGAAAAGGCAAGATTCTCGGAATCTCAGCAACCTGTTAAAATCATTGAAAATGGTGATATGGTTACGGTATTTATTTGTTTAAATGGAGTTGAAAAAACAGATGAAAATGCTTTTGAAGAATCTTCAACAAGTTATATTGAATATGATTACAATGAATTTGTAGAAGAAAAATCATTACTTGATATGGATGATTTAAATAGTAATCCTGAAAACTATTTAAATTACATTGTAAATCCTGAATTGGATAAATTGAAGAATGAAAAGATTGTGGAATCTAAAACATTATTAGCTGAGTACTTATCTTCTCATCCTTTATTTTCTAAAGCAAAATATAAAGAAGGAAGATATTATACAGTTACAGAAGAAAAACAAAGACAACTTACATCAAAAATGGCGATGTATAATATTTATTCTCAACAGTCTCTCTCATATTCTCTTCTCAAGTGGAATGATGTAGGAAATATCTGCGAAGATTGGACAGTTGAAGAATTAACAAAGCTTGCAATGGAGATTGATGCTTATGTAACTCCACTTGTTGAAAAACAGCAAGCGTATGAAAAAATGGTACAGAAAGTATCTAATATTGAAGAATTTAATATGATTGGAAATTTAGTATTTGAATAATATATAGAGTCTATCAAAATGATAGGCTCTTTTAAATTAAAATGAAAGGAGAATTTCAATGGCTTTTTTAGCGAAGGTTAATGGAACTCATGAATATAGATTAATGGATTGGACACCTCAAAGTTTTAAATCCAGTCCTACTTTAAGGCTGATAACATCTGATTACCAGTCAGTTAAAAATGATTTTACAAATATAAAACAATTAGAAATTTATAGTGGAGAAAATTTACTTGCTACTTATTCTGTTTTTGATACAATGGCATCTTCTGCTTCCTTTAATTCCCAGTATTATGAAACAGAGAATAGGTTTGTAGATGTAATTGAAATCTCTCTTATAAAAAATAATATTTCAGAGCAAGTAGATAAATTAAGCAAGCAGATTAATAAAGTTATAGATATTGAAGAAATGTCTGTGGATGAATATAGAGATTATATTTTATCACAGATTTCAGAGTCAGCACAGGAAGATATTTATGCTGGGGATGTAATCACTCTTTCTGATGGAACAAGCGGAAAATTTACTTACAAGATGGAAGATCAAGCGAATCTTACAAGCAGTATTGCTATCATTGATAAATTAATGGCTATACAAGAAGATAGCTCTCTGATTCAGTTGCCATATCACTCATCGGGTCAAAGTTGCCAGTTCTACTCTCCTATTGATATTATTACAATTTATTTTACACTTTTTATGCGTTCTGTAAAAATTCAGACATATACAAACGCAATTAATGTTCTAATCAAACAGGCAGCTACTAAAGAAGAAATCACGAAATTTACTTATGGTATGGAACTTCCTGAAGAAGCGCAAGAAAATGTTAATAATATTGTTGCAACAAGTATGGGTGTTATGCAAAAGCTTATGGAGAGTTATCAGCCAAAAGAGAGTTCCACTAATCCTAATGAGAAAGATAACACAGAAGAGAAAAACTTCTGACAAATAATTAATGCACTACATTACATAATTTTACAAGGTATAAAGGAGAAATAATTTTATGAGCAAAACAAAAACTATCAAATTAATGAACTTAGAAACTTTAAATATTGTTGCATGGTATAAAGATTTTTCTGAAAAAAAGAGAAATAAAGTTTTACCAGTGAGAATTCAGTTTGATTTACAACGTAATGTTATGAAGCTTAATGAAGCTGCCCAGTCTCTTGAAAAATTTCGTGAAGAATTAGTAAAGGATATTCAGGAAGAATTTTTCGGCAATGATGAAAAATCATATGAATCAAAAGAAGTAAAAACGGATGAAGAGGGAAATCCTGTTTTAGATGAAGACGGTAAAGAAGTTATGACAGATGTTAGAAAAATCAAAGAAGAATTTGAGCAGGATTTTAAAGACAAATTAGAAGATGCAGACGCTAAATATAGGGAAATTGCTGTAGATACAGACGAATATCTAATTAAAGTATTCGACTTAGACACTTTTGTAGATAGTCTTGCAGATGATGTAGAACTCGATTTAGAAGACCTTAATATGTTAACATTTATGGATGTAAACAAAGAAAAAAATGAGGAAGAATAATATCTTCCTTTATGGAAGGAAGGTGATTAGTTGGCTCAATTAGGAAATTTGCTTGTAAAAGGTTCTTCTCGTTTCTTAAATAAGGCATATTTTGAAGATATTTCTATTGCAGGTACGAGCTTTTTTAGCGGTAATATCTCTACAGATGGAGCACTTAATATAGGTGCGAATAAAGCATCAAATGCACTATTATACCTTAATAAGAAGATTGCTATAAGAGGAGTAGATTCTTGGCTAAGAATTAATGATACATCGACCAATTTTACAAGTGGTGTGTATTTTGGCAGCAGCGATGTGCGAACAGATAAAGCATTTCAAGTTGGCGATGGTGGGAAATATTTTAAAATTAATTCATCTTCTCTTGATGTGAATGTACCATCTGCGTTTTCACAAAGAACAATTCATAATGGAGGACTTATTTCTTCTACTATTTCTTCTAATCTTATTTCATTTGTAAAAAATGGAAACACGTTACCTAAAATAGATGGTGTTGACGCAACAGCAATATTAAACGAACTGACTGTTTTATCTACTCTTCGTGCAAAAGAATATGAATTAGACCATGTACAAAATTTGGGAGGAACTTTTATGGTTTCTCCTTCTTTTATTTGTACAGAAGGAAGTACGTCTGTAACTGTTTCTGCAATAAGTGATTCTGAGGTAACTTTTGTTATTAAAGATAATGCTACTCTCACAAAAACAGAAATCGCAACAGCTTCTTGGGTTCTTAATTCTCAGATTAAACTATCGGGAAAGATTGGAAATGCCATCTTAGCAAATGCTACAGGTACGATTACAAAAAGTGTAGATACAAATAACCATACTATTACTGTAAAAGTCGATGTCGGCTCTTCTACTGTCGGTAATTTTACTGTTAACACAACATATTCAGGTAGTCAAGTATCTAAACTTGCACTCATGATGTTTCGTAATGCGTCCGGATATAGACTTGGTATTTACTTGGAAAGCTATAGTCCTGAAAATAAAAAACCAGTCATAAATATATTTGACGGAAGTGGTACAGATCCTAAAGTCGTACTCGGCAAATTAGATGGTACACCAAAAGTTAATAATGTTTCTCCTACAGGATATGGTTTGTATTCAGATAATGCTTTTTTAAAGGGTACGATTATTGCTACTTCTGGTACTATTGGTGGATTTACTTTATCTACTAACAGTATTCAAAATGGTACTTTCGGACAAGACGGAAGTGTAATGATGTGTCTTGGTTCAAATAACTCTGTTTCAATTGGTGGTTCCGGTAACATCAATGGTTGGACATTTACAGCAGGAAGTAAATTTGGTGTTACAAAAAATGGGGCAATGTATGCTACTTCAGGCAAGATTGGAAAATATACTATTACCGATAGTTACCTTATTACTGGAAATAATTCTACTTGTACAGGTATTGGTGGCAATCAAGCTTTCTGGGCAGGTAGCGATAGTAGTAATGATGCTCCGTTTCATGTTAGTTATGATGGTAGTTTGTATGCTTCTAAAGCGGATATTTATGGTAAAATCAATGCTACTTCTGGTAAAATCGGTAAATTTAGTATTGACAGCTATGCTTTGATTACAGGAAATACGGATTCAACTTCAGCAGGTATTGGAGCAGATTATGTAGCTTTTTGGACTGGTTCGAAAGACCCTACATATGCACCTTTTGCAGTTACTTATGATGGTACTCTCCATACCATTAAAGGTGATATTGGCGGTTGGACAATAGAAAAAAATGCCATTTATAAAGAATATAATGACTTTGGAGTTCGTATGCGAGCAGATCCAGAAAATCCTCTTGAATTCATACTCATATTTAATGACAAAGCTACATCAGAAAGTGGGAAAAAACCTTTTTATATTTATTCTAATGGGTATATGCATGCAAGTTTAGGTGATATTGGCGGTTGGGGTATAAATAATTCTTCTATTTACAAAGGCTCTGGCTGGAAGAGTTCTACTTCCGGTAGTGCTTATTTTGGAGATGAAGGGTTATCTATTACAGATAAATTTTGGGTTGATAAAACTGGAAATTTATTTAGCAATAAAGGTAAAATCGCAGGATGGAATATTACTTCTGACAGCTTTTATAAAGACACCGATGATTATACTGTCTATGTTTGCCCAGGAACAAACAACAATAAAGATTTTTTAACTGTTCATGATAAAAACAAATCTTCTGGAGATGAATGGCCATTTTATGTTCATGCAGATGGATGGATGCATTGTGTCTATGGAGATATTGGTGGCTGGAATATAAGCGATTCATCTATTTATAAAAATGGTGGATGGAAGAGTTCCTCTTCTGGCAGTGCTTACTTTGGAGACTATGGATTATCTATTACAGATAAATTCTCGGTGGATAAAAATGGGGTTTTAATGGCTAGTGATTCTATTTTAAGCGGGAACGTATATCTTTCTGACGGAAGTAAAAACATTGGAAGATTTGATACAGGAACGTATAATGGAATAAAAGGTGCTGCATTGGTATCATTAATAGATGGTGGATATAGTGCATTAGGTAATTATAACTCATCCGACAATACGGTTTATATTGCTGCTTATGCAAAAAATAAAAAATTTTATGTTCCCAGTGATTTTTATGTTTCTAACTTAGTTGCAAATGATGGGACAATCTATGTTTCTAGTCGAATGTTCGTTTCCAAACCAATAGATACAAATAATAATACTTATATTTTTACTAGAACAAAAGAAAACTACCAAGTTTCTCTTATTGGTTGGAGTGTTAGTAATAATATTTGGATTGGAGATTATGGGTATGGAGGAGTTAGAACGCCTGCCTCGAATGCTTTTATTACCGCAAACAATGTTTACAAGACAACTTCTGGAGGAAATACGTCTCTTTCAGATGAAAGGTATAAACATGGATTTAAAGATATTCCGGACGCTTTTGATTTTATCATGAATCTAAATCCTTGTCTCTTTAAATTCGATGACGGAACAAGTGATCGCTACCATATGGGATTTAAAGCGCAAGAAGTGGAAAATAACATGTTAAATACTATAGGAGATACTGGATTAACGGTAAAATATAACTTTGAAGAAGGATTAGACGTTGATCTAGACAATCCAGATACATATATTCTTGGCCTGAGATACGAAGAATTTATTGCTCCCCTAATTCAAGTTGTACAGAATCAGCAAAAACAAATTCAAGACTTAGAAAAGAAAATCGCTATACTATCTAATTAGAATAGCGATTAATCTTTTTTATTTGACTGTTATGCTTATTTTAGCCTTTTTACCTGTATTTGTATATAACGTAACAATTGATTTTCCCTTTTTTATACCTTTTATCTTTCCGTTTTTTAAGATTTTTACAATACGAGACTTAGATGATTTCCACAGTAATTTATCTTTAGCTTTTATAGGCCTTCTAGTATATTTAAGTTTAACAGTTTTTCCTTTTTTAATTATCAAAGATTTCTTAGTAAAATTAAGCTGAGATGTAGATGGTAATTTAGGAATAGTTTGTTTTTGAAGAATTGTATTGCAAAGTAAACATTTAATTATTTTCTCTCCATTCGAAGATAGTGTAGGAGTTTTACTTATTATCCATTCGGATTTGCGATGCGGTAATTTAGGAATGATTTCATCATCGTCCCCCATAATAATTCTCCCGCAGTTACCACACCTAAAAGTCTTCCTGCCCTCTTCCATACATGTTGGTTCAATCCGTATCCTAGTCGCATAATGCACTCCATTATTGTAAGGACATGGCTCAACTTCCGCTTTCGCAGGAACCGCTATCACACCAAGAACAATAACGCATAACATAACTAATAGTCTTTTAATTCTTTTCATACTCTTCTCCTTTCTCGCCTTATGACGAATAAAAAACATTTATTTATATTATAAATGTAAAAGAAGA